TCTAATACTTTTTTTTCTAATACTTTTTTTTCTAATACTTTTTTTTCTAATACTTTTTTTTCTAATACTTTTTTTTCTAATACTTTTTTTTCTAATACTTTTTTTTCATTATTACACTTCCTATTGCATTTTCCTATTGCACTTTTTCAATTGCATTCCCTATATATATAAAATATTTCCGTTAACATATAAATAGTATCTGGATTTTTTTCTTCTCAATACTTTTCGGCACAAAATTCGCCGGCATTTCTTCTATTTTTAAAAATTAATCGCCGCCCAAATTGTGTAGGGAGGGGTAAACTATCAAAAGCCAAAATTTACCATTTAATTTTCGTCTATCCCATATTTTAGCAAAAAGTCCGAAAAAAGCTGGGTTTTGACTTTCTTCATTTCATTTTCAATTTCTAAAATTTTTTCTTCTTTTTTCTTTTGTGGAAAATTATAAAAAAATGTGCTGGCGGCAATCTTGTCGTCTTTTTTTATACTCTTTTGCGGCGAGTAATTTTTTAATGGATAAAAGTTTTCATTGACTTCAAGGGTGGTATCACACACACAAAGCGGCAATTTTTTAGTTGATAATAGGTCTCTCATTTTTTTATTAGAAAGCCGCAAAAAAGCTGCGTTTTCGCTTCCTATAGTACAAAGAATTTTTTTTAAGTAAGATTTTGGATTTTTGGACTTAAAGGAAAGCTTGTCACCATCAGGCAGCACAATAGAATAAGTACTATTAGGACTATTGAATGCTTCTGGCGGCAACTCATTTAAAATTTCATCAACAAGAACACTTAATTCTTTTTTATTATTGACACTATCGTTTCTTTTATATAAAGCATTGCCGCCAAAATCATTAGTGCTACTATGGGAATTATAAAAACCGCCACTTTCATTATTATAAACCAATTGCGACCAATAGTCATTAAATAAAACCTTTGCCGCCACTACATCGGTAGTATAATTGATATAAAATAAAGTATTGGCGGCGAATGCATATTTTAATCCCTTACTGGAACTACTGGAATTCAATAAATAAGTACTTAGCTCTCTAAAAAATTCTTTTTTATATGGTACTAATAAGCATTGGTCCCGCCAGCCGCTTTTATTATCTATAAGCATATCGAACAATTTGTCTTCTTTGTTAGGGTCTTTAAGATAAAGATAGATAAGTGTTAAGTCTTTAAGAATATCATCACTATAACCTAAATAGTTCTTGTTATTAGAAAAGCACAGCAAATACACACCCGGCAATGGTTTAATTTTTGCGTAGCTTGAGTAAAGTATTGGTGTAAAAATTTTGTTATTAATTGGATTAGACTTTAGAAACTCCTTTAGTATATAGGGTCTGTTCTCTGGGAATTCTCCGTTTAAATAATAGTATAGTTTTTTCATTCTGTTATATTCACTCCTTTTAAAACAAATATTAAGAAAAGCGTTATCTATTGATTTTAGATAACGCCTTATTTTTTTATTCTTTTAAATTTTTATAACTTAGATAACATTCTTCTTCGGTTAATCTATCATATTTATGAAAGCGACTATTGTCTTCCCATGGTTTAACTACTGGTGATAAGTTAATATTTACTTCTTGTAGAAAACCATCACTATCTTTAATAGTAAAACGTCCAACGCTAATTTCGTTATTTCCTACAATGCTGACTGCTTCATCACCATATTTTGTTTTAAAACATTCAATGAGTTCGGAAAGAACAATTTCTCTCATCTTGTTGGTAGCTGCCTGCTTAGTTAAAGTAGAATCTGTAAAATCAAAATCAATCATGTTTCTGCTCCTCTTTTCTAAAAAATTTTTAAAGCCCCTCTTAAAATTTTCATGCCCCTATTTCCTAAAAAATAATGACCCCTCTATAAAAATTTTATGCCCCTCTATTAGGAAAGAACCTACCCCCCATAAAAAAATACCTACCCCCTATAAAAATATGAAATAATTTCATTAATGTCATAAATAGCATCTTTATACCATTCTTTATCAAAAGCATTTAACTCTTTTGCCATAGCGATTAAGGAATCTCTTACTCGTATTGCCGCTTCATAATTCTTGTAGACTTCCATATAATAACTAGAAATAATAATACCCCCTATTTTAAATAAAAACTAAAAACCCATTGTCTGCTGTATAGAAATTAAAAATATTCATTTCAAATTTTTCATTTGTATAAGCCTTATTTACGGATACCGTGCCAAAATTTTTGACCTCCCCATAGTCATACAAACTACCATTTTTATCTTCAATGCTTTGAATGTAAATTGTTTCGCACACAAAAGAATTGTTTCTTGTAGTATTTCTATAACATCTGTATTCAGGTTTAATAATGACTGTGGCAACTAAATCATTTTCTAATTCCATTTTTCCAATAAACCCATTATAAGTTTTTGGAATGCTAAATAACAAAGTTTTATCTAAAAAGTCTGGCGGTACATTAGCATCACACATAACTGTATCTCTGACTCTTAGAGAATCATAATCACATTTATTATCAATAGTAATTCCAAACATTGTTCCATAGGCAATTTCACAATTATTTAAAATGGAATGAGTAAATTGTGCTTTTCTTAAAGAGCAATTATAGAAATAACTGTTCCAAAAAAGACTGCCGCCAAAAATTGCTTCATCAAGTTGAGTATTAGCAAAGAAACAATTGTGAAAATTTGAATAAGAAAAATCTTTAAAACGCAAGTCTAAATTAGAAAAATTAATGTTCCAAAAAGTAAGCCCCGTAAAATCATATGAATTTAGTTCTTTTGTTAATTCTTTTCGGTCTTCAATGGAATTCTCACGTTCATTAAATTTGTTTATTGTTTTAATGATTTGAGAACCACGAGCGTAAAGTGTTTCAGCCATTAGAATCCCTCCAACATTTCTAATATATAAACTAAGCAATTAACTACAATTGAGTTGCCTGCTTGCTTAATTAATTGACTATTTGTGCTAACACATTCAGCGGCGGCAAATTCTTTGTCAGTAAATCCCATAAGCCGCCATGATTCCAATGGTGTTAATTTTCTAATTTTCATACCTTCTTCTACAACATAGTTGTCTTTTTGAACAGTAGTTAACGTAAATGACAGATAAGATTCATTTGGTTCTAATCTTTGAACTAATGTTTTGATTCCAGAAGTTCTATCGTTTGGATTCAAAATATTTCTACCTCTTGAAGCAGCTATGTAAGGCTTATTTAAAGTTAGAATTCTTTCACCATTTTCCATTGCTAAAGTGTCGTTTATTAATTTAGTTCTTGCTTCTTCTTTTAAATAAAACTTATTACCTACTCTTGATTCTAAAATTGTATTAATATTTACTTTTGGAATTCTTTTAGGTTCTTTATAATTAAAAACAATATTTGAATCTTTTAGAATACTAATAGTAAAAACTCTTATTCTTTGTTGCGGCACTCCAAAATCGGCAGCATTTAAAATTAAAGAATAGTTTTTATATCCAATTTCTTCTAATTCTTGCTTATATAAATCATAATTCTTTTTGTGTCTTTTAGTTAAAATGCCTTTTACGTTCTCCCATATTAAAACTTTTGGTCTAATAGACTTCGCAATTCTAATATTTTCCCAAAGTAAACTTGAACGAGTGCCGCTACCCTTGTCCGCTCCTTTATTTTTTCCAATAACTGAAACTGATTGACATGGCGAACCACTCATAATGATGTCTATGTTTTTTAAATCTTTATTCCATTTTGTGATATCTTGCGGTAAAAAATTTGTATTATGAATAGCATTATAAGATTGAACTGCCATCGCATCAATATCAACATAGTCAACTATTTCATATGACTTTTTAAGTCTATCTAAAGCGGAACTAAAAGCACCAATTCCGCCAAATAATTCAATTACTCTTAGCATTCAAACTCCTTTCTTATTTTATTCTCATAAGTTGTATAGTAAATTGCTTTGAAATTATAAGTAGCAAGCATTGTTTGACATATAGGACAAGGTTTTGCTAGCCGGAAATTGCCGTCTTTTTTCTTTGAAACAATAAATAATTCCGCTTTCTTGAAATCTTTAAAGTCATGCGGCAATTTGTTTATTGCATCTACCTCAGCGTGTCGTTTGTCATAAATGTAATTTTCTGTTCCTTTTGTTTTTGTTCTCCAATAATGTTGAGCAGTTGATGTTTTATCTGAATTTACTCCCCAACTAAGAATTTTGCCCTTATAAACAATGAAACAAACCATTTTAAGTCTATAAGGTCTTTCAGTATAAATATCATCATAAAGCGTTATTAATTTGCTAATTAATTTTTTATTCATTAAGCAGTCCTCATAGCAAACCTGTAAATTTTACTATAATACTTTTGGTCATTTTCTCTTTCACCTAACCATCCTTTATATTCATCCGGCAATTCAATTGGTTTTAACTCTCCTCTTTTATGAGAAAACTTGTGATTCTTGTATTTAACAAAATGAAAATCATCTTCTCCAAATCTTAAAGCCACACCATATTCGTTTTTTCTTAATTCGTGATAGTTTAGAATTGGTCTTAATCGTGGCGTTCTTTTTAACAATTCTATAACACAATATTTTTGAATGTTTATATCAGAAAAATAGCCGCTCTCCACTTGATAAATAATTCTTTCTCTTAGTCCCTCATCATTTTTATTTAATTTTAGTTCTTCAAAAATTGATTTAACTTCTTCATTATCTTCTTTTGTGTAAAATTCAAACCACTCATAAGTTTCTAAAGCATAGCCGCCACAATTAAAATATTCGATGTTCATCATAATTGGCTCTCCTTATAGTAATTCCAAGTAAAACTATCTCCTACATTCTTCGGTCTATTTTTAGCTGTCCAATTTCTAATATATGGGTCAGGATTCTTATTTTTCATGAATTCTTCTGGAACTTCAAGATACTGTAGTCCAGATAAAATGTTTTTACTATTATAATAATTAACCATGATTCCAACTGTATACATAAATGTTCTCTCCTTTAAGAAAATAAATTATAAGCGTAAGTCATTATTGAATACCATAAAAATGTTGTTGAAACAATACTCCATAAAATTGTTCCAAAAATGCTTCCATCCTTTTTATCTTGAATTGCTACTTTTAAGAAAATAAGCCCTAGAATTAAACTTATTGTTCCAAAGATATAATATAACATTCAATATACTCCTTTTAGTAATCAATTTTGTAAAATGAGTAACCCCACCAATCCCAACAATTTCTATCTCTTTTATAAACTTTTTCTTTTCTAAAAGCGTCCATCCATAAATGAATTGCTTTTTCATAAGAATCAGCCTGATAAAGAATTTCGTCTTTATCATAAAGTAATGAATTTTCATCTCTTAAATCTATTTCAAAAGCATTAAGTGGATAAAGTTTTTTAAAGAAAGACGTTAATGAATCATAATAGATTCCCTTATCACTATTGACATTTGTTCTTTTTACAATATATCCCATTCAAACCACCTCAATCTCAATAACAATTCTCTTCCATGGCTCGCCACAATCATCAAATTCGTTATAGGCAATTTCAGCATATTTATTTTCTTTATACTTTAGGTAGTCCCATTTATTGCCGTCTAACAAATTCCAAATTTCATCTATAAGACTTTTTGCTTCTGTTTTTTCATACTCTTTTTCAATCTCTTTCTTTAAGTCAGGATAAACATAAATCTTTTTCATAATATTAATAACCATTTACGCATTCCTCCTTAACTTTCTATAATAATTATACCATAAAACAGACGATTTTTCAAGTAGCACTTATTCTTCTAGCTCCATTTCTTCTACTGAATAAGTAAAGCCGCAAAATTCAATTGAATAATAATAGTTTTCATCTACTATATCTTCATCTTTTGGTTCAAAAACATTCATCTCATCAGGAGTAATTTTATTACCCATTTCTAATTCGTCTTGAAGCGTCTCACAAATATTTTTGTGTAAGCAGGCTAAAGCCAATTCTTTTGTTTTAAAAACTCTGTTATCAACAACACTACCATTGCTATCATCTACAATAAGAAATGAATAAACCTTAATACCATTCATAATATACTACCTTTTCCTTTTCAAAATCAAAATTATTTAATATCTTTTGAATATTGTTTTTGGTATCTTCTAGTTCTCTAAAATACCATTCATCATAATCTTGACTACCAAAGAAGAATCCCTCTGATGTTGGTAATAGTTCTGCTGCCTTACTATGATTATCAAGTACCTCATCAATAGTCTTCAAAAGCTTTTCCAACAATTCTTTTGAAACAACATAATCGCCGAAATTATCTTCATAGTTGAAATCATCTATATTATTTACAAAAAAGTTTCTAATTTGATTCGCTTTTCTCCAATAGCATAGCTCATAACCGAGGTCGTTGTCGTTGTCGTTGTCGTTCTTTGCTTCTCCTTTTAACCACATATCAAGTCCCATAAAAAAATCCTCCTTAAACACAAAATACATAATTTGGAATAAATAAATTATCTTCTTTACTTCCGTAGCCATGAACTACAAAGGAAAATTTTTCTTTCCCATCTGTAATAATCCACCCTCTTCCTTCTATGTGAAACTCTAACCCAATTGGTGATTCTTTAATCAAACAACTATTAGGAAATTTTCTTATATACTTTTTAAATTCTACTATTGATAACACCCAAGTTGCTTTTTTATTTAAATCTTTTTGTGAAACATTTAAGTATTTACTATTTATCTGAACTGGATAACGACCATTAAAATGCTTCCAAATAGGCTCATCAAAAAGGAATTGTTTAAATTTCCAGTAAGGATATTCTTTTAAAAATTTTTCAAAAGCATTTCCATTCAAATAAAACCTTTTCCATCCATCAGCTTCATTAATGCCAAATTGCTTTAAGCCAAAAAGAATTCGATTTTCTTTTTCTTTTCGTTTCATTCAAGAACCCCTCTCTTAACTTTCTATAATTATTATACCCCATTTTGCGGCGATTTGCTACTATTTTTTACAAATTAGCTTATAAAGACCTTAAAAAGTGTGATAAGACCGTAGACTATACTAAAGACAAAGAAAAAATTAGCTACAAAAAGTAGAGCGTTTCTTTGCCAATCTTTCCGGTCTAAAAACAGAGAGCCGCCGCAACATACTAAGCCCAAGAAAATCAATACACCTTCAAAAAGAAGTCTATACATAAATTATTCCCCTTTCACTTTAATGACTGGCATTTTAACATTCATATACTCTTCATCAATAATTCTTAATTGAGAAAGAATGTTTTCACGTCCTTCTATTGCTGGCTTTAAGCAATACTCCTTAAAATCTTTAATGGTGATTTCTTTAATATTGGTGATATGCGGAAACAAAAGCTTTAAGAAAGCTGTAGCGTTCTTTTTAACAGCTTCAAAATTTCTAACATCACACTTTCCATCGACATATAATAGTTCATCAATAATTGCTCTATAATAGAATTCATCTCTTAATTGATGTAAAATTCCAGTCAAATAATCAGTAGATAACGCCCATCCTTCCATTTTTCTATCTTCGGTAAAACGACCAATCTTTTTGCCCTCAATTAAAAAAGTGAATCTATCAATAAGAGCAGATTCCTTTAACCAATTTGGCAAAAATTTAAGCATATTACTTTTCTTAACGTCCATACTTCCGATAGGAACATTGCCGATTAAACTTAATCCAGCATCTGCCACTCCAGAATAATTTCCAATTCTAATTTCACCAGATTCTAAATAAGTTTTTAAAGCACCGCACATTTCTTCTGGTGCTTGACATCTAATTGTCTGAACTTCATCAAAAATTACCTGAGAATGTTTAGAAAAATAGCCCGGCTTTTTAGTCGTATTATTAAAGAATGCTGTAGCTCTTGAAACGCTGCCGCCACCAACAAGCCAATTATACGATGATAATTGAGAATAACAATAACTTTTGGCACTACCTTTGATAGCCAATTCAATGGTGTTTAGTCTTTTTTCGACAAAAGGTAAAAATCTTTGTAATAAAGTAAGCTTTTCTTCTCTTGTCATATTTTTTCCATTAAAATTTAATCCGGCGAGCAGTACATCAATCCATTCTTCTGTTGTGAAATTTTTTCTTTTTTCTCTATAAGAATTTAAATCATAAGTATAAGGACATAATGGCTTAAAATCAGCCAATTGAATAATTCCGCAGTTATAGTCTAATGTAATTTCTCCCCAAGCTCCTTCAGATTTTAATAAATATTCTTTGTTCTCTGAGATAATAGACCAATCTGCTTGTGCTTCTTTTCTTTTTGTAGGAAAACCGTATTCCGGTAATCTAAAACAAATAAGGTCTTCAGCATAATCAAATTCAATTACAATTTTAGTTAATAATTTAATCTGACCTTTTGGACTGTGCCGTGCTTCCAATAGCTTAATGTTCCAATCATTTGTCTTTAATCTCATTTTTTTAATATATTCACTTAGAGCAAAAGCATCAATAGAGCCGTTCTCATCAGAAAATTTTGTAATTAACCAATTCTTAGATTCCATTGGTAATTCCAAAAAATTTAATAGAGTATTGGTGCTTGTAGATTTATAAGTTGCCGCCCCACCATAAATTTCTTTAATATCTTTCATATAAAATTCCTTTCTATTTTAGCTTTTCTCTTAACTTTCTATAATTATTATAGCATAATACGCAAAAAAGGTCAAGACAGATTTGCTCCATCTTGACCTCTTTTGATTACCAACTAATATGGTAAATATTTTCTTCTTCATCATGAACTATATGAAACCGTTGAGTTTTTAAATATTCAACAATTTCAGGACAAACAATAGAATCTCTAATTGAGAAATGATTTTTTGCGTTTTTAAAAGCGTGTCTAAACTTCTCTTTAATTGCCGCAACAGAATACTCTTTATCAGTATATTCTAATAACTTATTGATTTGTGCTTTTGTCAAACTTTCAGCTAAGGCGGCTGACGGAAGATTTAAATCTAGGTCTTCTTTATATTGCGGCGGCATTTGATGCCACGCAACTATAGTGTATGGAATATCTTCTTTATCAAAATTGGCTAAATTCTTGTCTAACAATTCCCACTTATTTTCTTTCTTATCAAAAAATCCTATTGTTGGTTCATCTACCTCTTTTAATTGTAAAATAACTGTTTTATAAGCTTGTGGCATTTGATTATCAATTGTTTGCCAATTCAGCATAATAGAACCTCCAAAATATTAAATTTTAATAAATGTTATTCATCTTCATCTTTAAGGTAAATACAAAGATTAGTTATTTTAAGTATATGTGGAATTTTTTGGTAAGCTCCACAATACGGACAATATACGTCTTCTTTTTTATTATCTAAATATAATTCTATAAATTTTTCGCACTTTGAGCATTCAAAATTTTTCTTTTCTTTCATGATATTATTACCCCAATAAAGAATTTATTGACTTGTAGAATTCAACAGTATTCAAGGTATCAAAAAAATCTTTTTCAGCAGAAGAAAGTTTTTTATTTGACTTATTCGCACCTAACTTTGTCATTGTAGAAACGATAGTCTTAGAATCTGAATCGTCATTATACTCCTTAATTAATCTCTTTAGCAATTCATAAGTCTCATCAATCTTCTTTTCTTTTTCCGTTAATTCTTGTGTCTTCGCCGCCTTCTTAGCTTCGATTTCTTCCTTTTCGTGCTTGTTGATACAATTAGAAAGTTCTGTTAGGCTATCAACTGACTTTTTACAAACTGGACAAATATACTTACTCATAAACAAATTCCTCCTAAATTAATCATTATAATCATCATCGTAGTAGTAATCATCTCTACGAGTTTTCTTTTTTCTTTTATCTGGAATTACCTTTGTGATAGGTGGAAAATCCCATTCGTTTCTTTTTAGCTTATCTCTGTCTTTTCGCTCCTTTTTAGAACTTTTTTCATATGGAACGAATTTCTTACGCTTAACGCTTGTTTCCTTCATTTCTAAGTCCCTCCTGAAGACTTAACTTAATTACTTGTGTTAAAAGCCCATCCAATTTCTCTTCTGCTTTAGCATCTTTTTCTTTCCAATTGTATTGTTGATAATAATTCATACGATTCCCCAAATAATAATCAATCAATCCTCTAACCTCTTTAAAGCTATAAACTATATTATAACTTTTTATATCAATCAAATACTTGTTATCAGTTCTACCTCGCAAAATTTCTTCATAATGCTTATTTGGTCTTTCAGAATAATCATTCAACATATTTGCTATTCTAACAATTTGATACAATGCTTTACTATCATATCCATATTTTTCAATTTTTTCAGCAACACTAGGTCGATTTTTAAACACTCTTTTCCATTCTTGAATCATCATTCCCAACATAGTGTTGGCGGCAGCTCTTTCATCAAAACGAGCAATAGACTCTCTCATAGGAATTAAATTTTTCATTAATAACAATCCAATATTGTTATTTTTAAATTGATATTCTTTAGAAAACAAGATTTCAACATAATTAGGATTTTGCTTTTTGAATTGATGAAACATTAACCGAATATCTTTAACATCGCAAAGTCCATTTTCATAATCAACAATAGTAGAAACAGGCTTTCTGTTAAAAATAAAGTCGTCTAATGTGGGCATTACAATCGCTTTATAATCATGGTCAGAATCTTTTGTATCACAGTTGTAATTCTGAGAACCATATAAGCTAATAAAAACTGGGTCATATCCTTTTGCTTTTAAAGCTTTTTGACATTTTTTCAAATCACTCATTCTCTTAACCCCTTTCTTTAATACTATTATACGACATTATTCGACAAAAATCAAATTTTTAACAAAACAATTTTTTATACAATTTAATAAAATCATTATCAGATAATTTTTTTAGATACTCTTCCGTGTCGTCTAATTTTCCATCATATATCATGAACGCCAAGTATTTAAATTCATAATCTCTAAAATGTAAAGCAAAATCTTTTCTTGATAATCCTTTGTCTTTTAAAATTTGCGGCAAAGCAATAATATCAATCAACAAATCTTCCATAAAGCCAATATTCTTTTGAATTTCAGATACAATTTCAGTATATTCAGGAAAATAAGATAGTAATTCCTCTACATCATTTCGTCTAACAATAGGAATAAGTCTATCTAAAGTCATTACATGATTATTAACCATATAATGTAAATCAAAATATTTTGCTGTTTTTAATTTAACTCTATTATTATGAGAATCTTTAATAACAATACCTTCTTTTAAAATATCATTATTATTTAATCTTTGAATTAAGCGGCGGCAATCTTGTTCGGTTTTTACAAAATAGATTTCGGGTTTTTCTATATCGGAAAAAATATAATTAACTTCTCTCAAAGTTTCATTGTTTCTTACCATCAAAAGATATAACTTAGGTTTATCATAAGAAATGACAACCTTATTAAATGGCGACACCAATTCAAATACATAGGTATAAGTTTTGTTTAAATTATCAAAAGAAAAAGTAGAGGGTAATGCCGCCATAAAAAGTTCATAAAAATTCTTATAAACGGCATTATTGCTTAAATTAGAATCAGTAGCATCAATTCCACTATTAGTAGCCACATTCCATTTGTTATTCCAATAATAAAGTTTAATTAAGCTACCATCAATTTTTTCACTAACAGAAATTCCATTTTCCCAATCAATTTTTGCGGCATGAGGTTCGTCAATATTAAAGAATTTAAAAAATGGACAGCATACAACTTTAAAAGTTTTAGCATCCAAAATAAGACCACGAGCTTCGCAGACAATAGGATTACTGAAATCAGAATTGATTTGATTATATTTGAAACAATATAATCCATTTTTATAAGAGATTTTTAAATTATAAGGGGCATTAGATAATAATTCCTTCCAGTTAGAATGAATGTTTATAAACTTTTGAATTTTTAATTTCATAAATTATTCCTCTTTCATATATTCAGGCATCGGTCTTTTAATATAACTTAGTTTTGGTTCTATTGATTCATGGAATTGTTTCATATTATTCCACATAATAATAGAACCATGTCCAATAAGATTAATAATATAATAATCTTTGTTAATATCGTTAATAATTTTGATAATTTCATTAAATTCTTCCACTGCCCCACATGGGATAGCTCGTTTTGTAAAAGGGGCATTCTTTATATAACAATGACTATGAATCATATAATTAATTTTGGACAAATAGTCATATAGGCGGACTTGAACTGGCGTATCAACTGATGGTTTATCATTGCCACTATACATAAGTCTATTATTTTCAAGCCATACTGGCACGAAATTATCAAGTTCTATAAATTGCTTATCAATATTTCGCTTTGATACAAATACGATGTTATCTTTACCACGAAAACTGGGCATTCCTTTTCCGCAACGTCCTACTTGTGGTGGCATTTTTCCACGTAAGCTGGCGTTTCCCACAAATCTTTTTGTATTAACAATTGGCATTAATTTTTGAAATTTAAAAGCATAGTTCTTAACAACATCTATAAAGTCTTGTTCTTCTGGAATTTTAATGTTGATGTCTGCTCTATACTCCGGTGATTTAAACTGGTCAAAATACCATTTCATAATAAGTTCTTTATTAGTAGTATCTTGCGTAGATGCTTGTCGTGTCATTCTTTTTAAAAAAATCATACGTTTTACGCAAGCATTCACTGCTTTATCTATTTCAGTGCCATTATACCACACTGACCCTAAAGGGTCAAATAATCTAATATTAAATAGACCTGACTCTTTGCGACTAAATTCAAAAGTGAGGTTAGCTTTAGCGGCAAGACTACGTTGAACAAGCTCTTGAAAAGTATATTTATTATTGTCATTTCTTTTAGATGATATAAGCATTACTTTTGGTGAAATCTCTTTTACATTTCTAATTTTTTCAAAAATATTATCAACATTTGCCCACCAGAAAACATAATCATAATTACCGCTTTCTTTTAACAAACATTTCAAATCATCATACTTCCCACCATTTACATATTTAATTTTAAAAGATTTCCCTTTAAAATTATCATAAAACTTTTTTACCAATCCTGATTCTTTACCATACAATCCTTTATCATTTAAATTATTATTAAAAGTTCCACCAACAAATAAAATTTTTTCCATTTTAATATGTCCTTTCTTACTCAACAATATCAGGTAAATATCCCCATTCAACATCTTTTTCAAATAATCTAATATACCAAATTTCCATTGCCGCACGAACAAGATTTGGTTCAGTCTTTACATCAAGTGGAAAGCATCCCAATTCTTTTTCTACATTATTTTTAAAATTTTCAAACTCTGTCTTATAAATATTAGTTAAATAATTATAATTTACATCATAAGATACATCCCAATAACCTTCTCTATCAATTCTTTTGGTTAAAAGTTCAAACCACCGTTCTCTATCATCTTCATCTTGAAAAACGTAATAATCAGATTCATCACAATTTAAAAGTAAAGTTTCTTTAGTAATTAAATCATTAATATAATCTTTATATCTTTCTGGAAAATAACGCCGCCATTTTCTTTCAGAATTATCTTTTAAAGTAATCAAGTACCCCAAAAATTCACAGCTTTGGTATTCATCTAATCTTGCCGCCAACTCATATCTATCACTTTCACTCAATTTAATAAATTTGCTTAATGAATCGTACACAAATTTATTATAGTTCTCTGATGAGCAATATTCTTCTGCCATAACAATATCATTTCTTAAATCTTTAATAATAACATATACACTATCCATTTTACATATCTCCCTTCATTTCCCAAAAAGATTTTGATAAGCTTTCTTCGTAATTATCTCTATTACTTTCAATCCTACAATATTCTTTCAATAAATGATTCAATAGATTCTCACTACACTCGTAGCCTAAATCCTGTTCATAGAAAGAATACTTAGAACTTTCTGGATTATAAATTGTAAAAATATACGTTTCCACCCTATCACTCCTCTCAACTTTCTACATATATTATACTATAAACATAGGTTAGAGACAACACAGGAATCATTTTAATTTTTGAACATTTTATTAACATACATTAAATCTCTCACCATTGCCGCCGACTTAATTCTATTTTCTTTTTCAAGCAGCGATAATGCGTCCCAACCTTTTAAAATAGAAATCTTAAAATTTTTAAACTCAGGTTCAGGCACGATTTCTTTTACTTTGTTGAAAATGTTCTCTAATGTTTCTGTGCTACTATATTGATGTGAAAAAGTTACCGTCTTCTTTCCCTCTCTATATACAGATTCTTTTACTGAAAATTTTCCATCTCTCTGATACTCTCTTCCGCAACGATTAACACATTGCACAGCTTCATTAGAAGTGTTATATTTTTTACCGCACAAACAACAAGTAAACATTCTACATTATCTCCTTTCAAAGTTCGTCATACATAGGAGCAAAATCTCTAACGTGATAATGAGTTATAATCCCCAAAAGAGTTTCAATATTATTCTGTTCTTTAATATAAATATAACTCCTATCGCTTGTAATTGATTCTTTTCCTTTCGGCATAGAGAATTTCATTGCCGCCTTTTCTACTTGAAGGATATTAATAGTGTTTAGTTCCATTCGTCCTTTGTTTGAAATAATTACGAAAGTTGGTAATTCATTTTTTAACTGAGGCTTCATGTCTATAAGTCTATTTACCCACTTAACTTCATAATCATCATGTTGGCTTATCGTTATTAAATGAGTTTTAACTTTCATATTTTTACCTCTCTTTCACTTTCTATAATTATTATAGCACAGGCGGCAACTCATTTCTACTATTCTTACTAAAAACTTATGAACAAATTATTAAATGTTCATTCCAATTCCTAAAAGATTTTGAGTTGTATTCCCTAAATAATAAGAGCTATTTCTCATGGTATCTTCATATTCTTTTTTTCCTTCAAAAGAATTTACCACTTCTTTTTCTTCTTCATTCATTTCGCTATAAGATTTTTTTCCATAATCATTTGGCAACCAGCCTTTCTTATTAGCCCCAAAGATATTAAATTTTTTCAATAGTTCCAAATCATTGAACCATAAATGTAGAGTTCCTTTCTTCTTAAATTCTACATCAAAATATTTAAAATGTAGTCGTTCGCCTGCATATTTCCAACGTCCGAAAGCTTTAGATAAAATAGGATAAATAGGCTCGCCATCTCTTTTTTCAGCGTCTAAATAAGTAAAAATCTTTTCTAACTCTTCAAGAATATCTCTACCCTTATAAGGGAAATTCCAACCATCACCATTATATGTATGACGAATAATGACCTTTTTATTAATTTTAAAAGCAGAATTGGTCTTCCAGCCATTAAAATAATGAATGTTATTTGCTTTTTCCAAAGAACCTTGATAAGATAATTCATCAAATTGCTTTAAAATTGCTGCTTCAATATTATTAGATAAGTTTTTAGACAAATCAGCATAAATTTTTCTAATATTTGCTGGGGTAAAATCATAAGCCCGCATTTTATTTAATTGTGTCATATATTGTTGCTTTACTTCTTGGGTAAATAATTTTGATAACTCATTACTTTGAAACAATAAACTCCAATATTTGTATCTTAATTGCCGGATAAAAGAATTTTTAAGCGAATAATGTTTCTTTTTTTCATCTTCAGTTTCTGAACTACTAATTGTCATTTTAATTAAAGGAGTTTTTGTGCCGCCAAAAGTATAATCAGGAATGATTGCCGCCATTTTTTCATAAGTATCAATTAAAGTTAAACCTAAGCGACTTTCATCATTATATTGTTTTAGAATGTTTGAAATAGCATTATTAGTAGCCAATTGATACTTATTATATTCTTCATACGTTGAATTAAATTCTTCGCCAGCAATTAAATTATTAAAAATATCCATATTGTATACTACTTTAGGAATGTTTAAATAAATAATAGCAATTTCAACATCTGTTTTTCTTTCAGCATTAGAGAAAGCAGAAGTTAAATATTCTACCTCTCCATCATAGTCTTCAATTTTTGCTAAAAGCTCTTTTCTTGTGTTAGAATAAGGGTTCTTTAAGGTTTCGGCATTTAAAATACAAACAATTTTCCCGCCATTCTTTTGAATTTCAATAGCTTTAAGTAAATGCTTATCTCCATCTTTAAATGGTGGATTCATTAAAATTAAATCATAAGACATATAAGTTGAAAAATTTAAAAAATCATCTCCAACAATAGGATAATCTTTTTCTTTTAAAATAGCTTGCAAATTCGGGTCAGCTTCAATAACTTCAATAGCTCTTGAATATTTTGCGTCTAATGCTAGTAATAAATCGCCCTTTCCAGCTGATGGTTCTAACACAGAGCAAATTTCTTTTTGATTAATTTTTCTACCAATATGTTCTGCCAATCCTTTTGGAGTTGGATAAAATTGAGTTTCTTCTTGTGTGTACACTTTAACAGTCCTCCTCTTTCGTTTCTATAATCATTATAACATACGCCGCTTAAAAAATCTAATAAAAAAGAGGATAGACTTCAATCCATCCTCTAAAAGCTTTACTGCCATTGAAATTGCGGTAAAGATAAAATTTCAACCATAGCACTATAAGAACTTTTACTAATTAAAGTATCCAAATGACTAAAAGTTGCGGCAGAACATCCAGAAATGAAACTAACATTGGGGTCATTTTTATCTGATAATTGAGTATCATTTCTTGATTGAGCATTCCACAAAATTAATTTTGGTAATTCAACGTCAATCTCATCGAATTTCTTTCTCCATTTATTAATAATGCCAAAACTATCTTCTTTATATGAATCAATTTCCATATCACTAATAACGACTAAAGCCGCAGGAGCATCATTTGTATCTTTTGCTATATCATAGATTAATTGAAAAGCTTTATCTAAGTCTGTGTTAAAACCTACATAAGATGAATTTGATATTTTTTTTATGCTATCTCGTAAAGTATAACAATCATCTAGACTAACCAATCTAGGCTTTTTAGAAAAAGTCATAAATTGATTATGATAAGCACCCTTATTTCTTTGAGCAAAATAAATTCCTAATCCCATAGAAACATAAATTGCTCCACCCCATACCATTGAACCTGATATATCAGTCATAACCAAAACATCTTTTTCACCATTTACATAGTCGGGCAAACTTCTCCATTGTTCTTCTATAATATCATCAATATGAGTTATATCATATCTTTTAATCAAGTCATGCGGGAATAATACAGAAGAATTAATTTTTGTTTCTCCATTTTTTAATTCATCAATATACTTTTGGAATCGTTCCGGCTGTTTATTTCTAAAAGCATTTCGATATTTACTCATAGAATAAGCAGGAACTTTAGAAAAATCAATTTTTTCCCACTGATTCAAACTCATATAACGCTCTGTAATATTTAAATATTCTCGTAAAATGGAAAGTAGCTTTCTGTAATCCTTTTCATTGATTCCTAAGAAACTATATGTTTTTTTAGCAATATTTCTAGATTCTTTGCTTGAGGTATTAGAACTTTTGAGCCATTTAGCCAATAGGCTAATAGGTTCTTTCTTTTCATAATTAATAATGTCTTTTGTTAATTGTTCTTTGATAAATAAAAACATTTCTTTTTCAACTGGCGTTCCAATAAAAATGAATAAATCATCATATCTTCCAGCATTAACAATAGTTTGAAAATTCCTAATAATCTTATTCGGGTCTAACGCCGCCAAATTTTTTAGTAAAATTCTGCCAGTTCTACGTTCACCGCATCCAGTATTACGAATATCTCTTACATAAAGAACAAAAGAGTCAGCTAATTCTTTATCTTCATCTCTCGCCGCAAGATACATATTTTTAATTTCTTCTTCGCTACGAGTTCTTAGGCTGCCGCCCCAAGCAAATAAATCCAGTAAATGTGAACCACTAGTAGAATAAGCTATACCACCATTTTCAGTTTGTTTTAAATTTGTTAAAGATTTAATTTTATCAGAAAAATTCATACACAACCTCCACATGACACTAAAAATTTCTTTTTTGCGGTAAATGCCATTTATTTTTTATGCTTGACAGCAAATTCCTACTTGATATACCTTAAAATTAAAGCAGGAGTTCTTTACAGAAAGTACACAATCACCGTTTTGCTTTTCAATCATTTCGAAACTATTTAGATAATCTTCAACTTCTTTATCTGCCGGATTATCAGTAAGCATTCTGGCAGTCATATAACCAATCTTGGAAAAAATATAATCAAATGCAATTTGCTTGGTATCAAAAAAACGACTACTATTGTCTTCCAAATTAATTACAATATAATTCATTAGGCAATCTCTCCTTCCATCTTCTTTAAGATTCTTTTCCATTTATTAATTAATCTAAAATTTTCTACAGGCTTCTTGCTTAATTTTTCAATTCTTAGCTTAACATCATTAATTGTTCTCATTAACAGTCCTCCTCATAAATAATTGGAATATTATATCTCTTAGCGACTTCAACTTCAATCAAACAACCACGAGCATTTTCATATCCATCACAGACAAACAGTAAATCAGCATCTGCCATTAATTGAATTGCCCCACCAAGACACCAAACACTTGGATTATCAGATTTTGGTGTGCCTGAAAGATAGCTATCAATAATTCCCACATCATCTGTTCCATAAACTTCTTTAATAATATAACGAATTTTTTCAATTGCTTCTTGTCTTCTTTGTTTAATCTGTTCCTCCGTTAATCCTCTCATTGGTTGAGAAATAAAAACCAATCTCTTACAAGGTTTAAGAGGATTACAGTTTACTTTTGCCTTACCATTTTCAAAACTAATCATAATATTCTCCTTTTTAGATAAAAAAAATAGTCAATAGAAAAAAACTATTGACTTTTGGTGAGATATGAGGGATTTAAACCCTCGACTTCTTGTTTAAAAGACAAGTGTTCTATCAGCTGAACTAATATCTCATGGTATTAAAATTTCATAAATAACATCATCATGATATACCCCTTTCTCATCTTTGAAAGCATCTTTAAGGACAAGCTTTCTACCTTGAAATCTCTTACAAAAATTATCATAATGTTTTTCAACTGGATTGCCGCTAATCATACAATATTCAATCCTATGAACATTATATTCAAAAATTATTTTTTTGATTTGCTTATAAACATCTAAACCAATTCTTTTATTGTTTGAATCAAAAGCCATTAATCCGAAATCTTTCATGCATAGACTATAAACATCAAAAGTATAAGCAAAATAGCCAATCAATTTTCCTTTTTCAGTAATAGCATATTGATTACATGTTTCCTTTGTTATTTCTGGAATATATCCAGAATAATTGCCGCTATAAAACATTATTTCTTCTGTTCCTTGTAATTTAATAAAATTCTTTTCAATTTCATCTTTATAAAAATAAGCAGGTTCTAACATTTTATTTCCTTTCTAATTTATCCTCGTCTATGTAAAACGGGTCGAACAACTTTTGCTTTTTCTTTTTCTTTTCTGGAGATAAATATACTTGTATTGTTTCACAAATATATTTAACTATTAGTACTGCCGCAGCAATTTTAACTAAAAAGTATAAAAACTCAAGCATTTTATTTCTCCTTAACAAGACTCATTTCTTTATGGGGTCGCAGCACCTGTTATAGATACTTTTAACCAATTATTCAAACCTGTTATAAGTATTTGCTGGGTGAGTCTTAAACAAGACATTCAATAAAAAAAGAGTGTTACAAAATAATTATATAAAAAATAATAATAATAATTGCAGTAAATGCCTTTTTATAACTAGATGCCTTACAATAATCCGCTATTTTATAATAAAAGAATTGCTGTATGCATCTATTTAAAATGTAATCTTTTATAGTGCCGACTTACAATAAAGTGGGTAATTTTATCATAAGTCGGCGTTTATACTTAAAAGGAGGGATTAATCATTTCCCTTACCTTCACCAGAAACAATTTCTTGCCAGCATTCTGGACAAAGAGTTGCTCTTTCTTCTGTTGAATCAAAAACCTTGCCACATTCTTCACAAATGCATTCATAAGTTTCCATATTTTTTTCACCTCATTATAATTAATATAACATAATTTTTCTTGTTTGTCAACTTTCGTCTAAGTCAAAAATGTAAGCCCTCTTTCCATCTCTAAGAACATAGAAAATACCAAATTGAAACTTATCTGGTTCTTTGTCCACAATTTCATAAGCTCTATCACCGATAGAACCTAAAATTTCTTTTCTGTTCCAGTTTAGATACTGTTTATTCTTAATGCTCATAGATTCTTCATTCTTCTCAAAAGTTGTAATTTTAACAATTACTTTCTTTTTCAAAATGTCGCCTAACATATTTCCGCCCATTTAATTACCTCTCTTTACTGTAATTATTATATTATCTTTTTCTTTAAGAATCAATTTTTTTAATCCCACAAAACTGGAGCATATTCTGCCAACTTAATGTAGGGATTTATGATACTACCAGAATAGGAATCTTCATCAAAAATATAACTATAGAACTCATTACACATATTATCTAGTTCTTGCTGCCACTCTTCTAATGAATTAAAATCACCGGGATAACTGGTTGTTGTATCTCTAAAATATAGCAATCTAGGTAAAATTTCAAGAGCAATAGAACGGTCAAGATTGTAAACTTCACAAGGAAAGAAACCGTTCTTACAGTTAAAATCTAGACCATAAGCAGTTTCTAAATAACTTGGTGATTTCTTCTTATATTCTTTTATTTCTTTTACTACTTTATCAAATTCAAGCATTCTCTAAATCCTTTCTAACTTTCTCAATAAGGCTATCACTTGGTCTTATTGAACAAATCAAAGCATACATTTTGTTTCCAATTTTAACAACTACTGGTGAGAATTCTACTGTAGCATAGAATTTAGGATTATATGGTAAAAGCGGGTCTACAAAATTTCTATCCAAATAGGTAATTACACCATTCCCATTACCTTTTAAGACATATAGAAATTTATCTTGCTTATAATAAGGGGAATAATAAAGATTATAATCTGTAAGTAATTCCAATTCTTCTTCATCTAAATTTTTTTCTTCATAATCTCTAAAAATTTTTTCTACTTGTCGCAGCTGCTTTTCATCAAAGTCACTAACTGTTTTCATCTTTTCTGTTAAAGTTTTTTCTTTCACTCTTGCGATAATGATTCCATCAGTAAACAAATAATGTGAATCGTCATATTGAATTGCTCCAGTTTTTACTTTATTATAATGTTCTGGCTTTTTTAATCGAATCATTTTAGTAAAAACTTTTTCATTTAAAACTTTTCCCATAAACAAAACCTTCCTTTTAATTTCTTTAATTATATTATAACATATCTCTTAATTAAAGTAAAGTTCTAGTAAGTCATTATAAACAATCCTTTCTTTAGAACTTATAACCTTATCAAAATGATAATGACCACAATAATGATGCTTATATTTAATAGATTCCAACAGTTCTGTAAGCTTAAAATCAGATTTTGTTGGATTAAAACATAAATTTGAAACGATATGAATCCCACCAGTGTGAGAAAGAACATAATCTACTTTATTATTATATTTTTCTAAATTATTTCTTGCATTAATAATGTCTTTATTAGAAATAGTTTCTTCTGACCACCAGTTAATACCTTTCGTTCTCAAATATTTATCTATTGAATCAGCTCCACCAATACACAAGAATGTTTTATTATTTATATTTAGAATTTCACCATTCTCAACATAGAAAACATTATTATTTACTTTTCTAAGTTCCCCACCGAATTTCTTTACAATAGGCAATTTAGAAATTAAATTGTGATTTTCATGATTCCCAATAACCGAAACAATAGTATAATTTTTATCATTGTAATAAAGTGACATTAAGTTGTCATGTGTTCCGCCATCCCAGCATATGCCGCTATCACCCAAAATAAATAAAATATCATTTTTATTTAAAAAGTCTGGCATCTTATCTAATTTTTTTACATCATTAAATCCATGAGTATCACCTGTTACGAAAATTCTATCCAATTACCTCACCCTTTCTTTAATACAATTATATCATACACTTCATAAAAAATCAAAAGAATTAAAAGACAAATTCGGCTTCTTTATAAAAAAAAATAAGAGAACAGGCTTTTATTTACCTGTCCTCTTTTTTTTACTGTTTAACAGTTGTTTCAGTGCCGGATGTAGCAATATCCTGAACTTCTAATTCACCGCTAAGTTCCGTTAACTTGGTCTTAATCGCTTCAAGTTCTTCATCTAGAATTTCAAGTACCTTTTTACCATAATCAGTTTCTTCTCCTTCGGAATTTGTATAAGTTCCAAAATTATAAGAAGCTCCGCAACCAATAGAAATCTGAATAGATTTATTCTTATTCTTTAAATTATCAATCATCTTTCTAATAATGGAAGCCTTTTTTGCTAATTTAGCAATTTGAGCTTCAATAGAACTACCGTTTGGATTTACTGGTGGGCAATCATATGGATACGGTGGATAAGGAGGTGGCGGTGGGCAACCCGGAATCCAATAACCATGTGGCGGAATTGGCGGCTTACATTGTTCATTATTATTATTGTTGTTATTACAATTACATGACATAAAATCACCTCCATCTGGAATTTTAGCAATATCAGAATTTTTTACAAGGTCGATAGTTGGCAATGAAATCACCTCCTGATATAAAAAGAAAACTGTAGAGATATAATCCCTACAGTAGAAAAGTAGTTATAAAGCTTTAATCTCCAATAAAATTTTCACAGTTCTTATCCGCTTCGTGTAGCTTCCAAAGTAAATTTACTAAAGCATCATCACCCTTATGTTTTTCTTTAAAGCGAATAAGTCTTTGAGAATCAGTCCAATCTTTTGGATAATTATAAAAATCCATATGATGATTAATTAACCAAGCACGTTCCCATTTATATCTATGAAATGCTTCAATATCCTTATAATCTAAAATGTTATCTGGAGAGGGAACAACAAAAGAAATTACTGCTCCAATATTTGCATGATTATAGTAATGAGCAATTTCTGTTCGATTACCCTTTTTATCTAAAAAAGTTTTTGTTAAAGGCTTTCCAATATCATGTAGATATGCGGCATCTAATAGCAAAAACTTATCATAAATCGACATAAGTGTTGATTTTGTGAAAAAATTTAAAACAAAATCTTGTGTTAAAAGAGCATGACCTCTTACATCAATTTTATGATGTGGATTATCATGAGGAATGTCATAGAAATGATAAATATCACGCATATCTGATAAAAGCAAATGAAATCTGAAATTGTCAACTTCATCAAAATCAGGAACACAAAAAGTTTTAAAGTTATAATTTGTCTTTAGCTGCTCTAAGGTATAAAAATTTTCAGAAGTATAGAAAACTAATTCGGTCTTATAATCATACAAAAGTCTATGTGAATTGTCTTTTAAATAATTAAGAATCGGTCTGCGGCTTTTCTTATTATAGAATTGCCCTTCAACCACAATTCTTTGATTGTCTTTCTTGTTTAAATCTTCAATCAAAGTTTCCAAACTTGCAAAATAGTTTGAAGTCTTATCTTTGGTGTAATCAGTCTGTAAAACAATCGTATTCATTAATTCGCTCCTTTACCTTTCTTCTGTATTTCTTATGGATGCTTCTCTTTGCTAACCGTTTACTCTTACTTCTCTTAGAATCTTCTTGTTGCCGCCCATCATAAGAATCTCTGAATTTTTCTTTCATTACCAGTCTTTCCCCCAGCTCACTCTAATTCCAGTACAATAATCTGCGGTATCGCTTAAAGGTGTCAAAACTAAACTTGTTGTTAAAGCATAATAATTCATAAGTTTATTGAATAAAATTTCATCAGTCCAAGCATCTACAGCTACTTTAAAATAAGCATGGTCTTTAAAGCGAATATCTACGTAATAATAACCAAGGTCTGCAGCTGCGACACACTGTTTATTAATAATCGAAATTAATAAATCAAATTGTTGTTTTGTAACACTATTAGCTTTTTCTCTAAGATTATCTCTGTTCATATCATACACCTCTTCTTATTCATGAACATTTACGGCATCATCAGCACAAATGACAATGAAATATTCCATAAGGCTATAAATGTCTTCATCACACTGAATCCATGTATCATCTTTCCATTCAGTCGCCGCCAATAGCACGCCTAAATAAGACTTACCATCAACAACATAGTTTCTAGAACGATTCATAAGTCTTACATCTGACTTAACTGTATTAGCTAAATCAACGAACTTCTTAACATCTTGTGTTCCCAAAAGCATAATTCTATTAAACATATAAAAATCTCCTTTTAATGAAAAAATAATGTTAAAATTGCTTCACTTGCGATATAAATCAAAACACCAAGTAAGATGAATCCCCACATTGAGCTAACTCCTTTCTAAAAGAAACTGTATAAATGCTAAACAAAGGCTTCGTTAAGTAAGAAATCAAATTCTCAACTTCTTGTTTAGTTCTTAACCTTACTTTAACAGTATAACCCAATCTACTTCTTTTTACAACATAATTATTCTTCATTCTTTTGCTTATCCTCCTCAGTTCTTTTCTTTCTAAATTCTCTATATCCTCTAGTGTATTCATATGATTCTTTAAAAATATGTTCAGCTGCTTTTTTTAGTTTAGGTTCAAACTTTTCCATGATTAAAAGTTCTTCCTCAAAGTCCTTACCAAATGGGCAGCCGCCGCAGCCGGTTCTATCCATTCCATAAACAGTATAACACCGATTATGCTTGATTTCAAAGAATTCATCGTAATCAATTTTGTCTTGCTTTTTAAACCAAAATAGTGGTCTATATTCATCGGGTTTACCTTTGTCATGGCGGCTAAAGCAACTTTTATGAGCATCTGCTCTTTGCCCTTTTTCTGCTTTGCGAACGCCAGTCATAGTTAAATCAATATTATATTTTTTATGATAATTCTTTGCCGCCTCTTTTTTAGAATATTGACAACACTTGTCTGAAATTTTAAAAGTTGGAGGATTTAATACCATATATTCTTTCAGATAAGGATAATAGCCGATTCCAAATTTAGATTGTGAGCCATCTTTCCTGCCGGGTTGATAATTACACCACCACTTTAAAGCAGACTTACAATGTGGATATTCTTTATAAAGTTCTTCAAAAGGTCTGTCTTCCCATTTAAAATTATGACGTTGTAAGCGACTAATGTAATCGCTAATGAATTTAGACAAAAATGGCTGACCATATTCTTTACAACAAACAGGAATCGGCTTATAAGGTTTTTCAATTTCAATTTTAATATTATATTTTTTTTCAAGTTCTTTCAAATGGTCTTTTGACGCTTGAAATTCAAGTCCCGTATCAAAAAACACATAGTGAATATTAGCGTCTGGCGGCAAATTCTTATATACCATATCAAGCATAATGTCAGAATCCGCCCCACCAGATGTTGTAAGCATGATGTTCTTATAATCTTTTAATTTTTCTTCTGTTGTTAAAAAGGCTTTAACTATTTCCTTATTTTTAGGACAATTCATTTAATTCAATTAACACCTCTTTAAAACGCTTATAAGCATAAGCAAGTTCTTCTTCAAGCATATAAGGTGAAAAAGAAATTCTTAAAACATTTTTTGCTATTTGTTCATTATATCCCAATTCTTTAATTGTTTTAGAACCTTGTCTATTACCTCTGGAACAAGCAGAGCCAGCAGAGATATAGATTCTATTCTTTGACATAAACTTTTGAACAAATTCTCCGTCAAAATTTTTAAGATAAAAGTTTAGAATATATGGCGAGTAATTATAGCAATCCTTATAAGCAATAATTTCTCCTGAATATTCTTTAATTAAGTCTGCGAAAGCCTTTTTATACCCTCTTACCCCGTTGCTAACATCATGTTGCTTTTTAAGTTTATAATTCAAAATGGCAAAATCCAATTCTCTTATAGTAGGATAATTTAAAGTTCCTGAGCGTAAATCTTGCTGTTCGCCGCCATATAATAGATAAGGGACTACTCGACAAAGGTTTTGTCCATTGACTAAAATTCCACTACCAATAGATGCTCCAATTTTATGTCCAGAATAAGTTATCATATATAAATTATTATCTTTATCATAATTAGGATTTAAATTTACCTGTAGCCAAGATTGTGAAGCATCTGTATGAAATAATACACCTAATTCTCTGCAAATCTTGTAAATCTTTTCAACAGGAAAACGAATGCCAGTTTCATTATTAACTGTCATGACCGAAAGAAAGCCAATACTACAGTCTTTTAACTTATTTTTTAGTCTTTCTTCCCAACCTTTTCCAAAAAAATATCGCAATCCAAGTTCATACGTCCATAAAAAAGCATCTTTTGAATGCCCTTCAATAGCTTTACTTACTGATGGATGTTCAATGCTACTATAAGCAATACCATTTGTATATGGTTTTTCTAGACAATATTCAATTCCAAGTCTCGCCGCCAAATTATTAGATTCTGTTGCTCCGGAAGTAATAGTAATATCATTAGCAAACAAATTCTTTTTAAGATATTCTATCGTTTGGTCATATTTTCTTTTAAGAGTTAATCCAGATTCGTGCGTAGAAGAAGGGTTGCCTGTGTCTTTATAACACATTTTTAAAATATCTCTTGTAAAACACGGGTGAGTTGCGGCATAATCAAGATAAATCTGTTCCATTTTTTCCCCCTGTAATCAAATTGCTATAAGGCAATTGTTCAATCCATTTACAAAACAATCTCCATTCTGGAAGAGTATGATTTTTTCTTTGGGCATAAATAGTCTTTAATTGTAAATAATTTGTGGTAATTCTCGCCGTTAAAATAAAACCGCAAGGATTAGAATAGAGTAATTTTAATCTATTTTCCACTGTTTTGTTGTTATTATAATTATTCAACAGTCTTTGCATAATAGCAATCATTCTCTCATCTACGTATTCACAATAAGACTTATAGAGGTCAAACTTTGGCAAGCAATGCATTGTAGATTGACTTGAAATAATATCAAAAAAATGATAGCGTTCTGCTTCAACCCAAGCCTTATTTGTAAAGCTTAAATCAAATTGGACAACAATACCCTTTAAAAAACAATCGTGTCCAGAACCAGCAGGAGCATTTGCTAACTTAATTTGTCTATCTCTAAAATTTTTATCACATTCATTAACATTTGTTGACATTGGAAATTTAGAAGCTCTAAAAGATTCCTCAATTCCATAAATTTTTTCATTATTAACAATATCTCTAATTTCCATTTTACCCCTCCATTTTTTCAAAGTCAATCATATTTTGTAAAATAGTAGGACACATATCTAATGAAATCGGCGAATAATCCCATAAGCCACAATATAAATTTAGAGTATGGGTTTCAGAATTATAAATTTTAGCTTCTTTTGAAAAGATAATATAATAGTTATTTCCAATTTTACTCTTTTCTGGTTCATAATTAAAAATTATTTTACTATCAGTATCATCAATAGTAAGATAAAATGGTACTCTAAATACTGAATGAATGCCATTTCTTAATAACTTATCTTTTTCTACTTCGCCGTTATTTTGTTGTAAGATACAAATTTTACCATTTAATTGTTCAATGATATTTCTTAAATCAATTTCATTTGAATAAATAAAATCTCCTACATACAATACAGTATCATTTTCTTTTACGACTTCATTCCACTTGTCAATTAAGAATCCAACATCTTTATCTATTGTATCGGTAAATTGCCCACCCGTAATATACATCATTCATAATCATCCTCCTTACAGATGCCAAAGAAAAAGAACATATCGTCACAATATAGAACTCCGGCAACCCCAAACAATTCTTTTTCAAAAAAACGAATTTTTAAATCTTTTTCCTTATCCTCTCTGTAATACTCTTCAATACCATCTATAATTGCTTCTTTGTTCTCTTTATCCCATACACTAATAGTCGATAATAGTTCCATAGCATCTTGAAAAATAATGAATCGCCCCGCCATTTCAATAATTTGTTCATGTTGAATAAGTGGTACTTGGGCAGGAACATAGACTTTTTTAGATTCTTTTAACTTTAATATTTCTTTGGCTCTTTTTACTAAAAAAGACAATTTAATATCATCTACAGATAAACTCATTACCTTACATAACATTTTACTATATTTTCTCAATAATTTGTCATAATCTTTTGAAATAATAATTTCTAAAATGTCATTTCCTTCTATCTTTAGTTTATGAGTTTTATCAGATTTAAAAATAGTAATAGAATCCATTCTTTTCTCCTTTTAGAAACTAATAATTTTATTTTTCTTCCTACTAATTATATCTTCCATTTGATGATTAGTCAATTTATTGCTAACCTTATATTTTGGACACCAGTATAAAGATTGTTCTGCTCTTGTAGCCATTACATAAGATACTCTTCTTTCTTCTGGTGAAGTTAATACGCCGCCAACAGCAATAACATGGGGAAAAGACAGCCCTTTACTAGAATGTCCAGAAAGTAGTTTAACTGAATTATCAGCCATTCTTTCATTTAATTCTTCTAAAGTTAAATCTCCTTTTTTAAAAGAAACAAAAGGAATTTTCTTCTTTTCTAATTTTTCAGCAATATCAGCAATTTGCTTATTCCAACGACAGAGTATTGCCCAATCTCCCCAATTTTCATAGTTCTCCATTTCTTCTAAAGCATCAAAGAAAGAACATTCAGTTACATAGCCTTTCTTTTTGATTGGTTCGCCATGTGGAGAATTGTACTCATCGCCCTTTAATAACTTTTCAGCAAAATTAATGATTGGTTTGCCACTACGATAGTTATTCTTTAGATAATATTTCTTACAATAAGGGTCAAAATACAATTCATTAATATATTTTGCTGAACAATTTCGCCAGCTATAAATAACTTGGCGGTCATCCCCAACAACAAAAAGGTTTTCTGCTGGAATTTTTTCTACTAAGCTATATTGCAATTCAGAAGTGTCTTGAAATTCATCAATTAGTAAATGCCCTACTTTAGGATAGTTTTCTTGTGGAATAGATATTGCTTTCTTCAGAATCATTTCAAATTGTTCTTCTGTAATTTCTTCATAATTAGAAATTTTATTCAATCGACAAATATAGTTCGCATAGCTATGAATTGTCCCAACAAACATACCATTGCTTTTTGTTCCTAATCTTTGCCGCATTTCATCAGCAGCCATTCTGGTAAAAGTAATTGCTACAATGGAAGAGGGGTCTACCCCAATATCTAATAAATGTCCTATTCTATTGATTAATACTGTGGTTTTACTAGCACCTGCGGCACTTAGAACAAGAATTTTCTTTTCTTTTGCGTTAATTGGCAATAATTGCTCTTCTGTTAGTTTCATTCTAAATTCCCTCGCCTTCACATATTGTTTCTTAATGCTTTTATTCTTTCTAGTAAATTATACAAATAATATCTCTTTCTTTCTACAAGAAAAGGACTATATGTTTCTGCCTCAAGATAATCTATATACTCTTTAAGGGTCATTTCTTTATAATCACCTTTCCTGCGGCACTCAGAATCCCATGTTAAGATTCTATTGTCATGTCCAGTATAAACAGCCACACCGCCTTTTAAAGGATATTCGAATGGAATATAGATATAATCTTTGTCTCTACGAATACCACAATTTATTATTGTTATATTTTCTCCTATGATAACATCTCCACCAACAATACTGGGTTTATCTGTTGATAATATTTGAGAATAACCACCTATAATAGCATTGTTTTTAATCATAATACTATTACCGTTTACTACAGCATATCCAGTGATTCTACAATTATCACAAAGATAAATATTACCATCGCAAATACTATTCCCACTTACCATAGAATTATCATGCATTGATATATTACCACGAATTTCAGCATTTTCCAAAACTTTAGCATTATCAAAAACCATAGAATCTTGAAAGACCCAGCAATTTCCAGTTTGAGATAGATTGTCTTCGGACGCAATATACCCACCCAAATCATCTTTCTTAACTTTTCCAAAGTCTTTCAGAGCCTTAATTTGATAAAGGCAATTTCCTGCTATATAGATTGTGTTGTCAGTTAAGCAATATTTTTCCATTCTTCTCCCTTCCATTTTCTATAATTTAGTTAATGTCGTTCATTCCAACTCTTACTTGCAAATTCTTCTACTTCATCATGCTCATAATCAAAGTCACATTTCCGTAAACTTACGAATTTAGGGCCGTATGCTGCTCCGCAGTCACAACATTTAATATAACAATAATAATATGCATCGCTTTTTGTGAGTTTGTTTCTTCGTAAAAAGACACTTAAACTTCCACAAAAAGGACAAGGTTTTAATACCATCTCTCATTCCTCCTTTCGTTTTCTATAAATTAATTATAGCATAAAAAAAGAGAGCAGTCAATTAGGCTGCTCTCTGCTGTTTTAACTATTACTTGCGGATGCGTAATATAATCCCCATCCTTTTTCATTTTTAATGTAATCAGCAAGAGAAATTGCTGAATCTGTATCTTTTTCTACTAATTCTATTGGCTTTTTAGAATCTGTTGAATCTATAACTCGACAATATGTATTATTCAAATAATTTTTAATTCTGTCATTATCGTTAAAGTAAATATTTATTTTATCATGTCCCTTAAAGTCTTCTGGAACTGTATGTAGTTCTTTTGAAATATTGAGAATTGATTCTTCAGTAAGCAATGGGCAATCTCTTAAATCAAGTGACTTTTTAACATTTCTTATATCTAATTTTTTTAAAGAAGAGCATTTGTAAAAGATACCATTTAGACTAGGGGATTCAGATTGAGAATAAGACCCCGGTACAGCTGATTGTACATCTAAGCCCACAACTTCTTGTAATGATGAACATGAAGCGAACATAACATCAAAGCAAGTTCCGTTAATGGTTTCTCCTTTTAGGTCTATTGTTTTTAATAAAGGGCAATATTCAAACATACCATAAAAATTTTTCCCTTTTGTTAAATGAGTAAAATTAATGTTTTCTAATTCTGTACAGGCACGAAGCATTTCTTTATAACTCTCTCCACAATCTGTATCTATTACCAATTCTTTTAATTTATTACACCAAAGAAAACAACTATTAAAATTTTTACAATTTGTTGAATTTATTCTGTGAATTCTTTTTAAATGAGAGCAACCTGAGAAGGCACTCTTCATAGTTAATGCTGAAGAATAATCAATTTCTGGAGTGAACTCTTCGATTTTGTAAAGCTGACAAAAATAATCAAAATTTGTTATATTTGAAGTATCCATAAATAAATTATTTTTATTAATTATTTTGGGGGAAAGGTAACTCGTCTTCCACAGGCATCGCAAAATCTGGTTCATGTCCAAAAAAACTCTCACAAGTTTTAAAATTAGTAAAGCTTATTTTCGTGGTATTATCAGAATCTATGACATCATTTTTTGCTCCTATTATATCCACCCCAGCTTTTGTAAGTTTATTTTTATCTTTTTTTATAAAATTATATAAATTTTTATCTTTCTTTAAAATTGTATATCTCATCGTTTTATTCACCTATAGCTTTTTCAAAAATTAAGTCTATCCCTTTTTTCTTTGTATAGTCATACAAAGACATGGCATCAGCTTCTGTTTCTTTACAAATGAGAATTGGCCAGTTAATAGCTTGACTATCAATTATTTTACAATAGGTTTTTTTAATATATTCTTCAAATTTTTTATTTAGTATAAGTAATCTTGAATATTTTCTTTCAGCTGATGTAATAATACATATTCCTTGTAATATATTTTGAATTGAATCAGATGTCAAATTATAACAATCAGAAAAATCTAGCATTCCATATGATAGTCTATATTTTTCATCAAACGTCTTTGCGGGGAAATTTTTTATTTTTATGTTTTTTAGTTTAAAACAGTAATGGAACATCTCTCTCGTATCAATTTCGTCACCTTCATCCTTTAAAATGGCAGAAAAATCTAATTCAGGAATCGTTTCAAGAGACTCACATCCATTAAACATTCCACGAAAATCATTTACTTTACTTGTTTTAATATCTTTAATATAGGCTAAGTCTCTACACTGATAAAATAGTCCTCGCATACTTGTTTCTTCATCTAGATAGTTTATAAAAGAGTCAACTTTTTTTAACGGTTGGTGAAATTTATTTTTATTTAATATTCTATGAGGTAAATAATTTTTCCTAATATAATAATTATTAACTTCAATAGGTTCAGCCCAACTTCCGATAATTTCTCCTTGCCCAGTGGAACTAATAGAATCACCCACAAATTGGGCGACTCCATCAACAACTTCTTTTAACTTATATTCATCATTTACTTTTTCCATAGTATAATTAGCTTCTTTCATATACATCACTTTATAATCTTTCCCAACAAATTCTCTTCTACAACATCTACTGTCGACAGAATCTTTCCTGTAAAAGAATTTCCAATATTATCACCCTTCGGCATTGACATCCCCTCCCGGATTAGCAACTATACTGTTAATTTCACTACTTGTATTATCCGCTTCATACTCTCTAATTACAGAAAAACGAACGAAAGCTTTATCAGAATTGTAGCTTGAAATTGTATCCTTAAAAAATTCCAACAAAACCGCAAAAGTGTTAATTGTTTTTGAATTAGACAATTCACCAATAGTAAAATCTTTCCAATATTTGTGTCCTACATTTAATTCTTTTTGATTGCTGTCATAAATATAAATACTATCATACGGCGAACTTTGTAAGAAACTAAATTCTTTTACCGATTCTCCCCATAAATTATTTCCATTTGTATCAAACCAGAACTTAGGAGAACATATATCTTTTGTTAAATAACTTTTTACAGCAGAACCAAATAAATTAGAAACGCCTGAATTTCTCAACCAATTTAATGTTTCATCCGGGTCTTTATTTGTATTTAAATAGCATACATTATCCAATGAAAAATCTAATTTCTCTTTTGCGGCATCAGCATCGCTTAAAACGCTAAAATCTTGGTTTTCCAATTCTTTTTTAAAAGAAACGCCATTTGGACTTTCTGGAATGGTATTTGTTTCTAATTCTTTCCCCCAAGTAATTCCATCTGGAATACCAATTAAACCATCAACAACAGCGTTTTTATAAGCATTTCCTTTTCTGGCAACATAACGAATTTTATCATTTTTACCTCTATTTAAAATACTTGGTCTAATAAATTCATTCGCAGGCTCAACTACATATAATGGTTGCGGCTCAGGAGAATTAAATTCATAAACAGTGCTAATTCTTTCATTATTAAATTTTTCTGGTTCTTTTTCATAAGGATTAAAAGTCTTTAAGATAAATGCGGTATCATAAAAAGAAAATCTATCTCCATCCATTGAACGCAAATTGTATCCAATAATTTTTGGTGTAGCTAAAAATGTTTGCAAATAACTACCAGATTCACAATATAACCAATAGCCTGTAAACTTTTCAATAGGTTGTAAATATTGTGATTTGATGTTATTATGACTTGTTTCAAAACCTCTTAAATATCCATAAGTCTCCGCTCTTTCTGTAATTTTTGTAGTTGTAAAAGATGGTAGATAATCTATTGGAGTGGCAGGAGAATAAACATTATTATCATAAGTTAATAATAATTCTTCTTGTTTAGCACCGCCTTGGTCTTTTGGTAAATTATAATGGTCTTTAATTGTCATTAATTTATTTTCATAATAATTTAACTTATTACTATTACTAAAAGCGTTCGGTGGCAATAATGTGAATACACATTTCCATAGATTTCTGCTACTTGAAGAAAGATTTCTTAATAGATAATGTGAATCTCTGTTAAAATCATCTCCCGGATTGGTGTTATATGTTAGCTGTGGGGAATGAATGTATCCAGTGTCCGAATCGTTAAAAATATAATTAATAAAAGGATTACTAATAACATATCCTTCAATGCCTTCTTCTGGATAGTATTCTTTGATAAGATATTTAAAATCCTCATCTGAAAAACTATTAATCTTTCCCTTACAGAAATCCTCGTAATCATTTTTATAAGTTCCCAAGTTATTTTCATTTATTTCTGTGATATTTTTAACTTCACAATAGTCCTTAAAGGTTAAACCAAAATCAGATAAAATTTTATTAACAAAAATAGTATAGTTTTTTAAATTAGAAAAATTCATTAACTTAAAGACTTCTATAAAATCATTATATTTTTCTGTCTGTTTAAATCGAGATAAGAAACTTAAAAATGTTAAATCATCAAAATAAAAATATTTCTTAGGATTTAATTCTTCACTAGCATCTTTTAAGTTATATTTTTCTAAAACCTTATTCAAAAGTGGAATCAATCCAGTATGAACAAAAGTAATTCCATCTCCTGATGTCTCACCATCATCAGTATAATAGTAATCCTCTTTAGCTGTAATACCATAATCACAGGCTTTCGCTAGCATTGTTAAAACGCCTTGAAAGACTTGTTCTCTTGTATATTTCTGAATTGATGGAATGCCATCCCATGGACAAATATCTTTTAGAATTGAAGAGCTTTTGGAACAACTAATAAAAGTCATATTTAATTGACTTAAATCATACAAAATTTCAGTAAAATTCCGCTTATCAAAAGATTGTCGTTCTAAAGTGATTAATTCTCCTAGAGTACTAACCGAAGAACCCAATTCCTTATCTAATGATTCTTCATAAATGTATCTATTTAACGGAAAAATAGTTTGACCAGAAGCAATGCCGTTTTCATCAATAAAATCTGGACTTGGGGTAGCATATTTTAGGGTCTTAAATGTGGCGTTTTCAAAATCCAAATCAACGATATAAGGATGTTTAAAATCATAAGCCAAATAATAAACGCTTCCATTTAAGGTATACTTACAAATGCCGCCAATTCTAGGGAAGGTAAAATATTTACGTTGTTCGGCAGTTAAATAGTCGCCACAAAAACCATAAACATCATTTGTGTTTTCAATTTTATCAGTATCTTTATAAATGAATTCGCCGTTATTGTCAAAAAGCCATGGATAAAATGTTTTTATTGCTGCCGCTTCATTTGTAAACCATTCTGGGACAGGATTTAATTCAGCTCCTTCAGTATCTTTTTTGCTACCAAATAGATAAATATTTTCCATTTTAGCATTATTTTCATAAAAAGATTGTGAAATATCAATTCCAGTTTGTTTTAAAATTTCAGATACAATAAAAGTCCAAGAATCTCCTAAGCAGGTAAATTGAATTCTTAAATTTGATTTTGCTGCTTGTGAACTAATCTCATTTAATCCATCCTCTACATCGTTAACTTTACCCCAAAGTAAGTAAATATTCTGCCAAATTCCTAATAACTCATTTAAAACACTCTTTAAAATTAAATTTAATGGACTTTGGTCACTAAACAAAAAGTCGCAAATCTGGTCTAAAGCTTGTCCAATAACCCAAAAGTTTCTATCTAAATCTTCGACTTCTACTCTGCGGCTATACTTTGGCATAATTAGTCTTACATACGACTTTTTTTCAGAGGGTTTTTCTCTTGTAAACTGGAGATTATCTTGATTCTGTAAAACAGCATCAATTTTATCATCCCCACGAACTTCCTCATATGTTTTATTATCGGTATTTTTATCTGGAATTACATACGGTTCGCCTTCTGAAAAATGGTAGCCAGAATCACCGCCATCACGAATTGTCATATTTATGCCAAAATGACCATCTACTACGTTATCTTTGGAAACCAATTCTTTATATTTTTCATATAGTTGCTGTAAAGAGTCGTTCCAATAACGAATTGCTTCGGAATCAAAAGACCCAACATCTAGTGTTGAGTCTGGAACAGTTCCGATATTTGTGCTATTGGCTTCGTTTACATCTATATAATTATTAATACTATTTAAATTTAAATCCATTTAATTATTCACCACCTTTATATTTATAACGTGTGAATAAGTCTTTTAATGTATCAAAGCCATTCATAGAAACAAAAGCAACTACAAAAGAGCCAAAAATGCCGCCTAAAATAGTTGTTAATGTTGCTCCGCCAAAAACAATTACCGCTAAAACTGTAGTAATTAAACTAACAATTAAAGTAAGTAATTGAGTTGGAAAACTCTGTGGCAATACACCTTTAAGAATCTGAACAATAATAGAAACTAAGGTTGCTAAAAGACCAACATATCCTAACAAGCTATTCATTTAAATCACCCCTTTTTCTCAATCTTTACTTCAATTTTATCAATATTTCTATTAAAAATTCCAGCATAATCTTCTGTATTTCTTACCCAAGGGAGATAATCGCCGCCAACAACCTTAACACGATAAGAAATAGCATAAGAACTGGAAGTAGTATCAAATTGAATAGCATCAATAGTTCTGCTCTTTAAGCCAGCACAACCAGTATTCCAATTGTTAACATCATAAGAAGTAATCCAAGATAACCAACCATTGCCGCCACTTAAATGAACTCTATATCTAAAACCAACAATATTAGATTTTGCGGCAACTCCTCTAATAGGTGAGTTAGTGTTCCCACAATTAGTTCCTTCTTTAGTCCAACTATTGTCATAAGTTCTAATGCAAATCGTTGGAGTAGTTTCAGCAATTGGGTCGATAAAATAATAGCCACAGTTTGTTTTTACTTCATTACCTTTTGAATCATAAACGTGATAACCTGTTTTACAAGCTTTCTTTGCTGATTCTAAAGACTTATATGCTCCAATTTGAGATTTTACATCGTTCCAAGATTTACGAACTCTATACAATTCATCTGTGGCTGTTTTTGCTTCCGGGTATACTTGCTTCCCAGTAGAATCATAGATGAAATATCCGTCCTTCCATGCTTTCTTAGCGTTTGCTAAAGTGCTATAAGCACCAATTTGAGATTTTACATCATTCCAAGATTTACGAATTCTATATAATTTTTTGGAATCTGTAGGAGTAGTAGTTGAACTACTGGTAGAACCTAAATATTTTTTAATAGTGTTCTTAAAAGTAGACCAATGCGGCAGAATATAACATGGACAATACTTGTATGCTCTTGAAGATTTATAAGTGTTTTGATTATCTCTTGTGCCGCCAATACCTAATCCTCTATTAATCCAATAAGTATGTGTATATAAATTGTTTTCAATATTCCATCCATATTGTTTCATTAAATATGCCACTACTTTTGCGGCGTTATCTTCTACTTTAGATGAATTACCAATTACTTCAATAGAAATTGTAGTATTATTTCCACTATTGGGGTTAGAAGTCCCATCACCTGAATGCCAAGAAACCATAGATAAGTCGTGCCCTACCCAAAAACAATATTCATCAACAAAAATATGAACACGAACATCGTTTAAATTGCCATTGCTACAAGCTCTCGTATATTGTTCTGCTGGAGTAGTTCCAGAAGCACAACTAATAGCTTCAGTATTATGAACAGTAATACCAACAGTCTTAGCTCTTTTTTGTGTTGGAATAGCGATGCCATTTACATTATGCTGCTCTAAATAATATTGATAGCCTTTAAGTCCATTCCAATTTAAAATTTTATCTGGTTGTAAAAAAGCCATAATATTCACCTCTTAAATAAAAATTTATATTTTGGTTTTTCTTCTTTAAACAGTTTATATCTAATATAATCATCTAATAAAATAATTAAGGCACTCAATAGCACCCATAATAAAGTAAAAGGCAAACAAATTTGTCCTATAAAATTAAGCGGCATACTGGAATAATCCCAAATATGCCACTTTAGTATGATATTAACAATAATACCTGTTATTAATTCCAATCCTGTAATAGTGCTGCCACCAATTAAACATTGGCACTCAAATGGCATATTCCAAGAAAAAAATTCATTTAATAAACCAACAGTTATAAAACAAATGCCGCCCAAAATAAACATTGTCCAATGAGAATAACCTCTAGAAATAATTTCGATTAAAAAATAAGCACCGCCGCCAATTAAAAAAAGGAACAAATATTTTAAAAATTGTTTCATAGATTAAGCACCTGAAATAGCAATTACATCTTTAAAATAGCAATAATTACGTCTTTATATTTATCTTTTAGTTCAATGCCATAATATACTGCTTTTACTTCTTCAATTGTTTCCATGTCTAAAATTTGGTGTTTTAAGAGATTAAAATACGTTGTATGATAAATAATAAATTTAGATGCTGCGGCAATTAAACCATTCATTTCTTCTGCTGTATAAATAGAACAAATTTCCCCATCAGCATGATATGGAACTGACTGCCCTTGTGCTGCAAGTGAACCTAAAGTGGTCAAATTAATTTGGTCAGTAGTGTTTAATCTATAATGTTTGCCATTGTAATCAATTCCATTAGTAATTGCTGTTTGGCTATAACTCATCATTTCAATAATTTTTCTTTGCTTCTCTTCTTCTAATGTGGATTCGGTCGTTAGTTCATCATTTTGTAATTTATTAATTTCATCTCTAATACCAATTCTATTAGATAATAGTTTAGAAAAATCATAAGGTAAAACATTACCAATCATAAAATTTTCGGAACATTTTAAAATTTGATAATCTGAATTATCAAGTTTCTTTTTTAAATTTTCAACCTTTTTGTTAAGATTTGATTCTTTTTCATTTATTCTTGCTTGTTCTAAAAGAATGTCAAAATTTTCTTTAATATATTCATCAATATCACTATCGTTTTTAATTAGAACAATAGTATACTCATTTGCTGTATAAAAATTATCTTTTTGACTAATATTGCTTCTTAAAATAACTTTATAATAAATATTAGAAATATCTTCATAAGAATAAGATACTGGTTCTAACGAGTAAGTCTTATACATATCTTTTCTCACCTCTTAAAAATTAATTGTTTTAATAGAGATTAAATTAAAAGCACTATTATCAGCTTTTTTAAATCCAGTGATATACATATAATATCTTCCGGCTGTACCAAGAGTTTCTATTATAGTGGTGTCCTTTAAACTAGAACTTCCAACATAAGTTGTAGTAATAACTTTATCATAATTTTCAGCTGAAATTTTTTCTTTTAATGATGATAAAATCTCTGCTTCAGTTTCACCCGTTGCAGTCATTAAATTGATATTCATAGTTTGATTCATCCAGCCACTAATATTACAATTAAGAGTGATTAATAATTCTCCAGCAATCAAATCAATCGGCGTTGTAAATAAAATACTCGTTTTTGTATCTTGCTCAGTCCAGTTAGTCATATAAATTCCATATTTTTGAGATGCATCGCCAATAAAATTATTGCTAGCTTCAACTCCTCCCCAATGATTCACCAAATCAGACAAATTCATCCATTCTAAGTTTCCATCTTTTATAAGAACTTTTGAACTCCAATTATCTATTGTATCCTGTTTTGAAGTAGATGTTGTTGTATCTAAAATTGTTTCTTTTTTTACTGAACTTCCACCAGATGTTTCAAGAGTTCCTGTAATTCCAAAAAGTTCTACGCCTTTTTTAATATTAGCGGCAATTAGATTAGAATCACCTTTTAACACTTGGTTTCCTGATAAATAATTTCCACTTAAAATATTTTGGTCTACTATCGTTGGCACATAGGTTTTAGACTCAATACTTGGAATTGTTCCAACTAATTTATTCTTCTTAGAGAAAGCAATTTTTCCTTCTAAAATATCGGCAGAGGTTGCCGTTCCTTCATCTGTATCAATAGAAGAAATAATATTAATCGTTGATACTTTCTCTGTGCCTTTATAAATTGACAATATTATCCCTCCTTTTAATCAATTAAATAAGAAACATTAAGGAAATAATGTAAATCTGTTGTCAGACTTTCGCCAGTATTCACTAATAACATTTCTCCTGAAGACTTAATTTTTACAAAAGAGTTATGTAAAGCATTATTGCCATCAGTTAATGGCGGCGTATTAATTCCAAAAACCGTTTTAGTTGGTCGGAATCCCGTTGGTAAAATTCCGATTAAAGAAACCTTTGGAGTGTCGCTTTGATTTTCCTTTACGTTCAAGTATCCTTCGATATAAGCGACTTTACCTATCTTTCTATATTTAATCGCTGATTCCGAATATCCAATGCCATCTGTAGAAATAGTTAAAGTATTCCAGCCACTATCTTCTAACTGCGGTGTATCGACTTCATCTGATACTATATAAATCCAATTATCTTTTAAAGTTCCTGCTGTTTTTTCATTATCATATTCTGCTTTTGTTAAAATTTTAGTTCTATAAACATTTTCAGAATTATACATAAGTTCTTGACTATTGTCTTCTGATAGTGCGTCTAAAATTGCTTTGTTATTATGTGTATGAGTTTGACTATAAGCTAAATCATAATGTTCTTTTAGTTCGTCTGTCAAATCATTTGAAACTGTTGGAATAGTAGGCTTATTAATTAAATCATTATAATCGCCACTAAAGTCACCTGAACTACCGCCTGAGCCATCTTTACCATTATAAACTAAAAAAGTTGATGTTGTATCATTTGACAAGGTAATTGTATAAGTATCAGTAGCTCCTGCTATCCCCGCTGTTTCACCTTTATCAGAAGATGTAAAAGAAATAGAAGTAATAGAAACGCCATTAGTCCCATCTGTTCCATCTGTTCCTTTTAGACTACTTAAAGGAACTAAAACTTTCCAACTACTATCACCAACATAACGCCATTTTAAATTTATATCATCTTTGCCGATTTCAATTTCTTTACCATTAGAACCATTGAAAATTTGTAGACTTTTTGTTCCTGTAGCGTCTGTAATATCTAATTTATTGCCGCCATCAACAGCAGTAATTTCTATTGTTGGAGAAAATCCATCAGCACCTTTAAGTTCTGATAGTGAAATTAAATTAGTCCATTCCGTTTCATTATCTTTTTTCCATTGAATATAATTGTTATTTGTTCTTAAAGAGACAGACTGTCCATCAGCACCTTTAATATCTGATAATAATACTAAATTCACCCAAGTTGTATCGCCACTATATTTCCATTGAATAGCTTCATCAGATACTTTCAGTTCAACTTGTTTTCCATTTATTCCATTAAGTCCATTATAAACATTAATGGTGGATTCGGTATTATCTGTGTATAAAATTTCATATGTATCTGTTGCCCCAGAAAGATTAGGAATATTACCTTTGTCACTTGAAGAAAAAGTAATAGAAATAATGCCTCTACCATCTTTTCCAGCTTCTCCTGAGCCACCACTTGAATTGCTATTTAAAAAAGGATTAAAACTCAATTATATCACCTCTTAATAAATAACATGAAAGTCTAAAGCAGCACAACCAGCAGGCATTTTTACTGTTTTAATTAGCATATATTCATCACCAGTATAAGGAGTAATAAAATACTTAGTGGATGGAACTTTGTTTGGATTGCCATTAATAACAATTTGTGTGCCTGCTGCCGCTTCAAAACCAATAAATCTTAATTTAAAATCAGGATTTTTATATCCTTCTTTTTTTAATTCTTCATAAATTAATTTAACTATATCATCTTCCGCTGTTGCTGTCAATGTAAAGGTTCTATAATTTGGAATCATTTTACTTCCCTCCCTATATTATTAAAAATATTTTTAATATTATAAGTTTCAGTTGAATCTTCAATACTTACTGTAATAATATCGCCGCCACGAATATTAGCTTGTAATAATCCAATTAAAGATTTTCCATTAATTAATCTCTTTTTATTATTTAAGATATATAAATTTGTTTTTAAATTATTTAATTTAAATATTAGATTGATAGCTTCTCTATTAACTAAATCTTTATTAATTAAATATTTAATATTACACATATCTTTCCTCCCTCCCTGTATTTTACATTATATATCAATTTATTTATGAAATCAAACTTTTCTTTCTATATAATTTTCTAACAGTAAAATATTTGACTTAATTATCAAAATATGTTATATTAATATTAGAGGTGATGATGAGATGATTAATGCTCATAATAAATTATATAGAAATTATTTAAATTTAGATTATCAAATTATAGATAATTATACTTCTCAAACAGACAATAAATTAAATAATATTATTAATAATATATATATGTTAATTAATAAAAATAATTATAAAAATATTATTATAGAATCTAAAAATGATATATATACAGTTATATTATATAGATTATTAAATAATTTATTATCTTTAAGAAAATTTAATATATATATAATTGGTAAAACTAATAAAATTAAGGAATATTTATATAAAAATAGTTATAAAAAAATTATTAACATTAAAAAAATTAATAATAAACTTATTCTTAATACAAATAATCCTCTATATAAAGTATTTTTTAATAATATTAAATTTAATCAAAATGGAATAAGTCCTTTTTATGATTTAACTCCTAAACAATTTAATATTATTGCTAATTTTTATAATATTAAAAACAAAAATTTATTAGATATTAATAATAATATAATTAATTCTGAGTATCAACTTTTATGTGATAACCAAAATTGTAATTTCAAAAATGTTGACCTAAAACAGAAAATGATATATGATTTAATTAAAGGGGGTAAGGGGGTTTATTTAATTAAATTTTATGATAATAATTCTGAAGAAAATATAGATAAAAATAATAAAATTATAGACTCTATTTATGATACAAATAATATAATTTATTATATTAACAATAATAGTTTTAATATAGAAGAAAGATATAATGGAAATTATTTTAAAAAAGTTGATAATAGCCCTAATAAAAAATATAATAATAATATTATAGAAGAAAGTGAAATAGATAATATTATTAATTCTTATAGAGAAATAAATTTAATTTTTATAAGAAAAATAGGAAATTGGGAGGATAATAAATGAAAGTGTATATAATTAATGGACATAGTAGAGCAGGTAAAGATACTTTTGTTGATTTAGTTGGAGATATATATAATAATAAATATCCAAAAGAAGAATATAGACTTAACTCTATGAAGAGAATTGTTCCGGTGATTAATATAGATAATATTTCAACTATTGACCCAATTAAAGATATTATGAGAATTTATTGTAATTGGAACGGGCAAAAAGAAGATAAAGATAGAAAATTAATGTGTGAATTAAAAGAACTATTAACTAACTATTGTGATTTATCATATAACTATATTATGAACATTTATAAACAAGATTTAGAAATAGAAACAAAAGCATTATTTATTCATTGTAGAGAACCAGAAGAAATTAAGAAATTATTAAACACCATTCCTAATTCAAAAACTATCCTTGTACAAAGACCAGATAATGACTATTGTAAAAATAATGCCGCCGACCTTAATGTAGATAATTTTAAATATAATATTATTATTAATAACGACAGTGATTTGGAACATTTAAAAGAATTAGCATATAATTTTTGCGTTGAAGAAAAGTTGATTTTATAAACAAATAATGTTATTATATTATCATAAGGTTAAACCGCCATTTAACCAATGAAAGGAGTAATTAAAAATGGATATGCGTTATACAATTGAAAACTATGATGAAGAGAATTATCCAGATGCTTGGATTGGGCAAGCAATCTACAACTCTAAAACCATGGAATTAATTTCTGTTGTTTTAGCTCAAAAGGATAAAAACGAAAAAGAATACAATAAAATTAAAAATAATTACGAAGCTTTTAATTTTTATGATTCTGAAAACAAGTTATGGAATACTTATGCCAAAGGCTCACATCCTTATATTGTAATTGAGGAACTTATGTCTGAAATTAGTGATTGGGCGGCGAGAGAAGCATCAGCGATTAAAACAAAAGAACTTGTTGATTTTCTAGGAGAAGAACAATATAATAATTTTTATGATGATTTTTGGAAAAGACAGTAAAGGAGAATTTAATGACTATTGGAATTGATATTGATAACGTATTAAACAATCTTTGTGAAGCTGTACTATCTGTTTATAACGAAGAAGCAGATGATAATCTTAAAGTATCTGATATTACAAAATACAACATTGAAAATTTTGTTAAACCGCAATATAAAGAGGGATTTTATAAAATTTTTTTAAACAAAGAAGTATGGCGGCGAATTAAAGTTATGCCAGATTGTCAAAAATATATTTTAAAATTATTCAATGATGGACACCGAATTTTATTTATCACCAAGACAGAACCTTATAATTTCTATAAGAAAGCAAAATGGTTAGAAAAATTATTTCCATATCTTGAAATTCGTAAGTGCTTCTTTTGTTGTCCCGACAAAACTTTAATGAAAGTTGATGTTCTTATTGATGATTGTGTAAAAAATTTCGGAGGAGCAAAGTGTTCTATTTGTTTTGCTTATCCTTGGAATGCTGAATTTAGAGGAATTAGATGTAAAGATTGGAGAGAAATCTATGCTGAAATTAATCGTATCAACAGATAAAAGCAATCCGACAACTATTGATACCAAAGAATTATATAAATTACTACGAGATGAAGATTGTAAGGTTTACATCTTTAAGAATATTATTTTCAAAAATTGTAAAATTTTTCAAGAAGATAGTTTTCAAAGAAAAAGACTATATTTTGAAAATTGCAAATTTCTTAGATGCTCATTTGTTGGTTTAAAAATTTATGACCTTTGTCTATCGAATAATATTTTTGATTTTTGTAGTATTATAAATTGTGATTTCAGTCAAAGTAAAATTTACGACTGTAAACTTATAAATTGTACAATAACACGCACTGATTTCACAGATGCTGAAATACACAACCCAAAAAACACAGGTTCTATTTTTAGTAAATGCCCTTCTTTGTTATTAAAATGTCCAGAGGAAGGAAGTTTTATTGGATATAAAAAGGGATTACATTTATCTCACGGAAATTTGATATTTGTAATTATTAAATTACAAATTCCAGCAGAAGCAAAAAGAAGTTCAGCAACATCATTAAAATGTAGATGTAATAAAGCAAAAGTGCTAAGTATTGAGTCTATTCATAATAAAGAACAATTTACCACCGCTGTATCAAAATATGATAATTCTTTTGTTTACACTGTTGGTGAAACGGTTTCAGTAAATAATTTTGATGAAAATAGATGGAATGAATGTTCTACTGGGATTCATTTCTTTATTAACCGTGAAGAAGCAGAAAATTATGTATTTTAAAGAGGTATTATGACAACAGTAAATAAAAATGAATTTTTAAATTTTATCAATACTGAATCTAAAAAAAGAAGAATTTATAGATTAGAAACCGTTCCTTATGACCCTTATAATACTGGAAGACTAAAAAAAATTTTTTATATTGATAAAGATAAGTATTTTAATACGGGCGAAATGGAAACGATTGCATGGACTTTTGAATATGAACCGAAAGGTATTTCAAAAGAATGTTGTATTGGAGAAAAAAACAGAGAATATTATATCTTAAAGGAGAATCTCTATGATAGATAATTATGATTTTTGGGAAATGGATGCAGCAAAATATTTTTCTTTTCCTAAAAAATATACAAAAGCAGAAAAAAAAGAAAAGGCAAAATATTTGTGTTTAAGTGGTTCTTATCTTGGGTCTAGAAAAATGGATGGAGTTTGGTCTATGATTCTTAAAGATAATGATGGTTCATATCACTTACGTAGCCGCCAAAGAACAGTAGATGGAATTTATTTAGATAAAGTTGAATGGATTCCACAAATCATTGAAGAATTAGATATTCCTACTGGAACGGTATTGCTGGGAGAAATTTATTTGCCAAAAAAAGAAGGGAGTAGAAACACTACATCCATTCTTAATTGTCTAAAAGAAAAAAGTCTTGAGCGTCAAAAAATAGAAGAAAACAAACTCTGCTTCTATTGTTTTGATATTTTAGCTTGGGACGGCAACTCATTATTAAAAACCTGTTTTGAAGATAGAATTAATTATCTAAATAAAATTAATACAAATAGTCCCTATATTTCTGTTGCTAACTATCTTGAAGGACAAGAATTATGGGATGAATACAACAAAATCCTTGCTATTGGTGGTGAGGGCATTGTTATTACTAAAAAAACTTCTCACTATACTCCGGGAAAAAGACCTGCTTGGGAAACTTTAAAGCTAAAAAAAGAATTAGAAGACTCTATTGATGCGTTTTTAACGGGAAATTATAGAGAACCGAAAATGGAATATACGGGAAAAAATATTCAGAATTGGGACTATTGGAAGAATGTAAAAACAGGACAAATTTATACAGAAAATCAATATGATTTATATTTGGATGGCGTTCCATTAATTCCTATTACACAATACTATGCTTTAGGTTGGGCGGGGGCAGTAGAATTTGCTGTTCTTAAAGACGGTAAAGAAGTTAGTGTTGGATACATTAGCGGTATTGAGGATTCTTTAAGAAAAGATATAGTTGCTAATCCAGAAAAATATAAAGGGAAAGTAGCACAAATTACGGCTATGGAACTTCAAGATGTGAATAATGATGGACACAAGACCTTTAGACACGGGTCTATTGAATGCTGGAGACCAGATAAACTAGCTTCTGATTGTCTTTATGAACAACTTTTATAAAATTTAATATAATAATTTTTACCTTTAAGGAGAGAATACTATTTGTGTTCTCTCTTATTTTTTTTATAAAGAGGTGAAATTATATGCAAACCAAATGGGACAATTTCTCTGAAGAAGAAATAAAAAATATATTAACTAATAGTACAACATATTCAGAAGTTCAAAGAAAAATTGGATATAAGTACCATACAAATAGAAATAAAAAAATTAAAGAGTTGGCAAATATTTATAAAATAGATATTTCAGATTACGGTTCTTTAGAAAATCTAAAAGGCAAAACTTTTAATTTTTTAGAGGTTCTTGATTATAACAAAGTGGAATCAAAAAAACATGGAAGACCTTATTGGGATTGTAGATGTAAATGTGGAAATATCACAACTATTTCAGCATCTAGCTTAAAAAGCGGAGTAAAATCTTGTGGTTGTTTAAGAAATAAGGATTTAACCGGATGTGAAAATGAGTATTTTATAGCCATTTCTCCTACCAAAAAACGCAAAAATGGATGTGTTGTTTGGAAGGGCATTTGTAAAATATGCCAGCAAGAAACTGAATTTACTTCTGACCAATTTGATAGTCAAAAAAGTTGTGGATGTACGAAGTATTCAAATTTATATAATAAAAAATTTGGAAAATTATTAGCCATCGCCCCTACAGAAAATAGAAAGAACAGAAGTGTTGTTTGGAAATGTCAGTGTGATTGTGGTTTAGTATGTTATGTTCCTGCTATATCTTTAACATCTGGAAATACTAAATCTTGTTCTGTTGGATGCGGACACACTACCATAAAAGTTGGAGATGTTTTTGGGAAGTTAACAGTTTTAAAAAGAAATGAACAAAATTTTCCCGGCGGAGCGTGGGAATGTCAATGTGAATGTGGCAATAAGATTATAGTTAAAGGAATGCTATTGGTTAATGGAATGAAAAAATCTTGTGGCTGTTTGGCTTCTATTGGCAATTATCAAGTGCGAACACTTTTAGATACTTTAAATTTATCATACAAAACTGAATACAGCTTTGATAATTTAAAAGACAAAGGGAAATTACGATTTGACTTTGCTGTTTTTAAGAATAATATTTTGGATTTTTTGATAGAATATAATGGAAAGCAGCATTATGAGCCAATAGCTTTCTTTGGAGGAGAAGAAACCTTTTTAAATCAAAAATTTAAAGATTCTTTAAAACAAGAGTATTGTAGGGAACATCAGATTCCTTTAATTACTTTTAAATATAACGAAACAGTCAACGAAAGTAATTTATTATCGAAAGTTAAGGAGGCGAAAGAATGTATAAAAAAGAATTAATGTTAATTCCTCTTGAGTGCTCTCCATGCCCACCAAAGAACAGCGAAATCCAAATAAGATGCTTTACGTGCAAAAAAAGAGACGTATGTGGGATAAAAATTGATTACCTCAAGACCGCAACTCTTATTCAAAATGTATTAGGCTATCCGGCAGACCCGTTAGAATTGGTTAGAATTAAGGGCTTTATTGGAACAGTAGTAGAGAATCCAGATTCCTATTTTCCAAAAGAAATTACTGCCAATAAAGATAAAAAAGGTAAATTTTTTGGGGCGAAATATGAAAGTGAAACAGTAGTAAACTTCATTTATAAATTTGATTGCTATTTTGTTTTATATAAAGCCACTTATAATTCAGAAACAAAAGAATTTGATATTCCAGCTGGAAAAGAAATTTATTATGGTGTTGATTTTGCTATTGAAAAAGAAAATTTAGATGATTTACAATTGGGTTTACTAACTCTAAAAGAAGACATCGAAAATAAAGAATGCCCTTGTAGTAAAGATAAAGACGTTATCAATGTATCTGCTTTTAATGCCGCCCTTAACTGTGATTTTTATGAATGGGAAAAGGGGCTAACTTACGAAGAAGGCATGAGAAGAATTGTTATGAAATATCCAGATGGTATTCCTATTGACAAATGTGGTACTTTATATCATCTAGCAACCTATCATATCGAACCAAATAAAGTTCCTTGTTATCATCCTGAAAATGGGAAAGTAGCTTTCATGCCAATGCCTTATCCAGTATATATTCCTGAAAAACCTTGTGATTGTCAAAGAAATAAAACTCGATGTGAGTTAAATGAAGACTTCTAAAGGAGAGCAAAAAGTAGCTAATCTTTTAAAGAAAAATGATATTCCTTTTAGAACAGAAGTTATGTTTAAAGGATTAGTGGGAAAGAAGCATATTCAATTAAGGTATGATGTCGCTATTTTTAAAAATAATAAGGTATTTATGCTCATAGAAGTAGATGGGCGGCAACACTATGAATATATTAAATACTTTCATAAAAATTATAGCGATTTTCTTAGGTCACAAGAAAGAGATAGAGTAAAAAATAAATTTGCTTTAATTAATAATATACCTCTTATTAGGATACCTTACTGGGATTTAGATACTCTTACTTTTGAAAAAATTTTTAATACGTCAGAGTATAGAGTTAAATCCAAATATCACTTAGATTATCTAAGAAATGGAAGGTGTTAAGATAATGAGTGTAATAACAGTTTTACTATCTATTAGTGGCATTTGTGGTGCTATTATGACAATTGCTGGATTTATTACTTTTGTATTAAAAAAACCAAAAGAAATGATTAAGAATATTGCCGCTGAAGCTCAGAAGAAAGAAAACAAAGAAATTAAGGAACTTTTGGAATCCATAAATGAAAAAATTGATTCAAATAAAGAAGGAACATTAGCCTGTTTGCGGCATGAAATAACAGAACTTTATTATAAATGTAGTTCTAAACAAGCTATTTCTTTAAATACAAAAAAAGATTTAATTAGTCTTTACGAAGCTTACATTGCTCTTGGCGGTAATTCTTATATTAAAGAACTTTGGAAAGAATTAGAAGATATACCTATTGAAAAAATTGAAGGATAAATTAAAAAGAGAGTTGAGATTTTCTTGACTCTCTTTATATTTTTTGCTATAATTATTGATATAAGGAGGTGGTCTTATGGTAGTAATTAAAAATAATAAAGAAATGCCATATGACAGTAATAAAATTAGAAGAGCAATCATTCAAGCGGCTAATCAAATTAAGTTGCCGAATTTTGATTTTATTGATTCTTTAACTAATGAAATTACAACTAAAGTAGTGATGAAAGGGAAGAATGCCGTATCTAATAGTGAAATAGAAAATATTGTTATGAGTGTTCTCTATGATAAAGCTCCTGATATAGCAAGACAGTATTCGGATTATAAAATTAATAAAGAAAGAGCAAAAAAAAATCCTACGGAAATTGAAAAAGTTCTTTATGTAAATGATGATATTAAATATGAAAATGGGAATAAAAATCCTAATTTAGTTCATATTAAAAATGCTTATTTAGCAGAAATACCAAGTAAAGAAATGCTTAAAAAGCTATTACCAAAAGATTGTTGGGATGCTCATGAACGCTCTATTGTATATTTTAACGATAGTGCATACAGTGCAAGAAACCTCTTAAATTGTTGCCTTTGGAACTTGGAAAATATGTTTAAAGGATGTGCTATTAATTCTACTTATATTGAAACGCCAAAAAGCTTTAGAACAGCTTGTACGGTAGCAAGTCAGGCATTAACAATGGCCACAAGTTCTCAATTTGGTGGAATTACTATTAATCTTCTTCATTTAGCAAAATTTGTTGATGTAAGCCGAAAAAAGATTGAAGCAGAAGTTGAAGAAGAAATTCATCTTATGTTAGATAATTTTTATAACAATGAAAAATCTAATTTTGATTTCGAAAAAGTAAAAACAGAAATGGTTAATAAAAGACTGCAAAAAGAAATTGAAGATGGAATGCAAACATTTTTATATCAAACTAATACTTTATGCTCAGGAACTGGACAGGCAGCGTTTTTAAGTGTAGGCTGTTGGTTAAGTGAAGACCCAAAATATTCTAATGACCTTATTATGGTTTATAAAGAATTAATTAAGCAAAGATTAAAAGGAATGCGACAAGAAGATGGAACTTATGCTAATCCTAATTTTCCTAAAATTTTATATGTTTTAGATAAGGATACTATGAAAGGTGGAAAATATTATGAAATTACTAAGTTGAGTGCTAAATGTTCAGCTCAAAGATTAGTGCCAGACTATTTAGGACTGAAAAAACATTTAAAATTAAAAGGTGTTTTAACATTCCCAATGGGGTGCAGAAGTTTATTAAATTCTTATCAAGATGATAATGGCAATTATATTACATGGGGAAGAGCGAACATGGGTATGATGTAAATGCTCCTTTATTCAGTGATGAATAAAAGAAAATTATATGAACCTATAAATATAGGGTGTGTAATTAACGAATAAGTAATAGTAGGAAATGACTATGAATAATTATGCTAACTGGGGAAACTTTTGTTATCCAGTGCCGTGAGGTCAATCGACTATCGAAAATGAAGTAGAGTATTCTGAAAGTGGAATTCTTTCAGAAGAAGTGTATAATTACTTACTATCAATAAGTAAAAGATATAGTCAGACCACGAAGTAAAGTGGTTGGTTCAAACATTAAATCTCCCATATATTGCTATGGAAAATAATAAGGAACATTCTGAAGAAATTCTTTTTAAAAATCTAGAACATTATTTAGAAATTGCTCAAAGAGATATGCTGTGGAGAGCTAATCATATTGCTAAAATTAAAGCAAAAGATAATCCGCTTGCTTTAGTGTATGGTGGTTATTTAAGATTAAAGCCTGAAGATACATTAGAAAAATATGTTTATTCAGGTTATTTTACAATTTCTTTAGGATATGCCGGATTAAGAGAAGCTGTATATTACATTACAGGTGAAGACCAATTCCATAAAAAGGGAAATAAATTAGCTCATAAAATTTTAGATTTCTTGAACGAAAAAAATGACGAATTAAGAGAAAAGACAGGTATTACGGCAGGACTATACGGGACTCCAATGGAAACTGGCGTTGAAAAATTTGCTAAAGCTTGTATTAGAGATTTTGGTCAAATAGGAGATGGAACACAAAATTTATATATTACCAACTCTTATCATCATCATGTCTTTGATAAAGTAGATGCTTTTACAAAACTAATTGATGAAGCACAATTTAGTGATAAGACCTCTTCAGGGTCGATAAGTTACGTTGAGATACCTAATTTATCTAATAATATTGACGCAATGCTCGAAATTATTGAATGTATCGGCGAAAACTGTTTATATGGTGAGGCAAACAGCGAAGTCTCTCATTGCAAAACTTGTGGTTTTAGTAGACACGATTTTAAAAAAGTATTAATTGATAACAGAGTTTTTTGGAAATGCCCTAAATGTGGAGAAACAGACCCAAATAAGGTATTAACTTCTTATCGGATTTGTGGATACATTAGTAATTACACGCCAAATAAGGGGCGTTCACAAGATATATACAATAGAGTAAAACATTTAAATTAATATTTTACAAAGAAAAGGAGGAATTAAAATAATGTTTCTCAATGTAATTATTATAATAGAAATGATAGTCTTTTTATTGGCTTTATTGTATGAATTATGCACTACATCAACAATTGTAAACAATGAAGAGGATGAATAAAACAACATTGGTATTTATCCTTTAAAATTTCATCTAATATCTAAACTCGAAGAGAAATCTCTATTTGATTTCTCTTCTTTTTTATGCTATACTAATTATAGAAAAATAAGAAAGGAGGATAACAACAACAAATAATTTTAAAAAGGAGTTAATTATGGAAAATAGAGTTAAAAGAACAAAGAAGAACGTAATTAAAAATTTAGTAAAAGAGAACCAAAGAATTCATGATTATGACAGTCCTTTTGGTGTGAGGTTTTGGAACAAAATTCTAAAAGATTCCAAAGCTTTTTCCAGAAACAATAAAGTTTTTGACAGAAATATTCCTACTGTAATTGAACGTGCTTATGATAGATATAGAAAAGCACTAAAAACAGAAACTGATTCTTTAAAAAGATATGAGTTAGAGCAATTTCTTTTTCAACTTGAATATTTTATGACAGAAAAATGGCGAACATTATTTAATGATGATGCTAGACTAAAAGAGGGAAAAGAAAAAGTTATTTGGAAAAATAGATGTCCAGTAGAACTAAAAGAATATTATACACAAAGAAAAATTCAAAGAAGAAAGGAACACGAACTTAAAAATGCTAATTCTATTACAAATTCAGAGAAAAGAAAAAGTTGAATATCATATTCATAGTTTTATTTATCCAAAATTATCAAGAAAGGATATTAAAGAATATTATGAAAGCTATTTAGGAAAATTAAATGAAATTCCTTGTAGTTTTTATTTATTGTATCCTAATGAAATTAAAGAAGTAGAAAATGGTGAAATTCTTGATATTGAAAGTAGTATAAGATATAATTTTTATAAAGAGAATTTTAAACCATGGATTGATTTACCGAATAGAAGAGTTTATGTAGAGGTGTTTTAATGGTTTATGTAGGTGGTAAAAAGAAATTGGCGAAATATATTTGCCCGATTCTACAGAAAGAGCTGGATACTGGAAAATATTCAGCTTATGTAGAACCATTTGGGGGGGCGGCAATATAATGGAAAATATTAATTTTCCAATCAGATATTTTTATGATATTAATAAATATTTAATTGCCTTTTATAAAGCTTTACAAAATGGCTGGGAAATGCCGCGACCTAATAGTTTTGGGGCAGAACATTATAATGAGGTTAAGAATTCTTTTAAATTAAAAGATGAGAAGTATCCTGATTATTATTATGGCTATATGATGTTCGTACCTAGTTATAACGGAAAAATGTGGGGTTCTTATGCCAAAGATGGTTCACGGTTATATCAGAAAGAGCATTATTTGTCAGCTAAAGAATGCTTTTCAAAAATTAAAAATTGTATTTTTGAAGCTAAATCTTATGATGAATTAAAACTTAATAATTGTTTAATATATTGTGATATTCCATATCGAGAAAGTAAAAAACAATATTATGATATTCATTTTAATTATAGAAATTTTTATAACTGGGTAAGAACCAATTCTAAAAATAATAAAATTTTTATTAGCGAAATGACAATGCCTAATGATTTTAAAATTATTTGGGAAAAAGAATGTAATAGAACTTTAAGTCATCAAAAGAAATTTTCTATTACTGAAAAATTATACACAATCTAAAGGTGTGATACTAATGAATTATAATGAAATTATAAATTTTGATACAGGCAATTGTCATGGCATTTCTGTAACTTTGTTTGTTAGCGGATGTCATTTACATTGTCCTGAATGTCATAATAAACAAACATGGGATTTTGACAGCGGAAAACTATTTACAAATGATACTATCGAGGAGATTTTAGATAAACTAATGTCTCCTCATATTTCTTATTTTGTATTATCTGGCGGTAATCCAGTTGAAAAAGAAAATATTGAGGTTGTTTTAAAATTGTGTCACCGAGTCAAAGAATTAAATAAAAAAATTATTTGCTATAGTGGTTATACAATGGAAGAACTAAAAGAATTATACCCAAAAGATAAATTATCTTACTTTAACTATATTATTGATGGGAGATTTGATAAAACTAAAGTCTTAAAAGGATTAGATTTAAGGGGTTCTTATAATCAACAATGCTATGAAAATAAAGACACTTATTTTTTAAATATTTCTCAAGAATATTTTAAAGAAACTTATCCAAATGATACCGAACAATATCATAACAAAATTTTCTTGTAAGAGGTGATATTTTGGCGGCGATTTATAACAATTTTTCAGAAGATGAAATAAAAAAGATATTTAGAGCTTCCAGAACCAAAACAGAGTTCTTGAAAAAATTGGGTTATCAGCATTTTTCTAATAAAATGTATAACACTATTGTAAAAAAATATAACTTATCTAAAAAGCTATACTATAATGTCCAAGATTTTATGGATAAGCATGGTGGTGTTTTTACTTGTCATGATTGTAGATTTTGTGGACAGTGCTTGCCTGAAGGATATAAAATAAATCTAGAAAAATATGGTTTAGGAACATCAGAATGGGCAACTTATATTCAAGCTGTTTGTAAAGAGTTTTATCCAAAAGAACATGAGATTGCTTTACTAAAAGATTTTCCGGATATTAGTAGTCGCAATTTATTAAGACCTATAACTACACCTATTTATTTATACAATAAAGACAAAAAATGGAAAATTGATAATGAAGAATTCTTTTTAGAACATAAGAATATTATGCTATGTGAAGATAATTTAAAGAATTTTTTAAATATTTATGGTAAAGAAATTATTGAAAAAGAAGAGGAAAAGTAATATAATAATATTATAGAGAAGTGAAGGAGGTATGTTAATGAAACAGATTTATGATGCTAATTCTATTGAAAGTCTGTCTTTTAAAGACGGTGTTAGAACAAGAATTTCAATGTATTTAGGGACTCCTGATACAGAAGGAATTTATCAAGCACTTAAAGAAGTAATTAACAATTCTACAGATGAAGCTTTAATGGGTTTTGGCAATAGAATTGAAATTACAGTTGATGAAAAACAGAATTTTGTAAGTGTTAAGGATGAAGGAAGAGGAATTCCGTTTCAAGTAAAAGAGGATGGCACGAATGTTTTAGTTGATATTTTTACTAAAGCCCATACGGGAGGAAAGTTTAATAACAAAGCATATACAACTTCAAGTGGATTAAACGGTATTGGAATCAAAGCAACCTGCCTATCTTCTGAATTGTTTGAAGCCCAATCGGTTAGAGATGGAAAAGTTGCGTCAGTATTCTTTAAAAAAGGAATTCTACAAAATTATAGAGAAGTAGATAACAAGTGTAATTTACCAAATGGAACTTATATCCGTTTTAAACCTGATAGAGAAGTATTCGTTGGTATGACAGATGGTTTTACTTTTAGTAGAATCTGTTCTGAAATCGAAAATATTTCTTATCTTAATAAAGGGATTCATTTTATTGTCAAAAATGATAATTCTAAAGAAGAAAGAGAATTCTATTCTAAAAATGGAATTGCTGATTTTATTAAAAGTAAAATGGTAAAACCACTGATGAAAGAACCAATTATTTGCTCTGCGAAAGATGAGACAGATGAATTGGAGGTGGCTTTTATTTGGACTGGTGGTCATGAACAGTCTTATGTCTTTGTAAATGGCTTATTCTGTGAAATGGGCGGTAGTCCAATTACAGGAGCAAAAACAGCAATTTCCAGTTCTGTAAAAAAATTAAGTGGAAAGGCTTTTGAACCCGATTTAATTAGAAGAGGATTAGTCTATGCTATTAATTGTAAAGTAAGTGAACCACAATTTGCCAATCAGACTAAAAATTCCATTGGTAATAAGAATTTAAGGACGTTAGCTTCACAAGCGTTTAAAGAAGGATTACAAAAATTCAGTCATACTAACGAATTTAATATTATTATTGATATTTTAAATAGAATGCAAAAAGCTGAAAATGCCGCCGATAAAGCAAGAGAAGCAGTATTAAATCATAATCAAGAAATGGATAAATTAAGAAAAAGTAAATTAGCTTTTATCGAGAAGTTAAAAGATTCAGAAGAACTAGGAGAAAATTCTATTCTTCTGTGTGTCGAGGGTGGTTGAGTCGCCCTTACTTATTTTGTCATTTGTCAATGAGGTTATTTTATTAAATAGCTAACGAGGGTAAAATCTCGTGGGAAAAATCAATCTTTATAAGTGATATTATATTTTAAGGGAAAAGGAGGTGAAAAAAACGATTCAGGGAATTTATATAATTAAAAATAAAGTCAATGACAAAGTTTATGTCGGACAAAGTGTAGATATTAACCGCCGCTGGTATCAACATTGCTATTCAGCAGAAAATGAATCAGCCAATGACCATAATTCAAAATTACACTATGCTATGAAAAAACTTGGAAAAAGCAATTTTTATTATGAGATATTAGAGGTTGTAAAACCAAAAGAGCTACTAAATGATAGAGAAATATATTGGATAGATTATTACAATTCTTTCAAAAATGGCTATAACGGTTCTATTGGTGGTGACTTGTATGGGAAATGCTCAGAAGGCTCTTCAAATGGCAGAGCAAAATTAGTAGAAGAAGACGTAATAAATATCCGAAGATTATATAATCAACATACCCCTTTTAGAGAAGTTTATAATTTATATAAAAGCAGAATCGGCAAAAGAGGATTCCAACACATATGGTATTATGAAAATTGGAAAAATATTTTACCAGAATATAATACTGATGAAAATAAAAAATGGCATAGCACAAAAGCAAAAGCAAACTCTTATGAAATAGCGGTGAATAATAAAAGAGCTTTTACTGATGAAGAAGTGCGAGAAATAAGAAGTAGATATGATAATGGAGAAAGTGTTCAACATATATGGAAAAGCTCTTATCCAATGCACGCAAAATCTATTGTGTATAATGTTGTTAAAAGGATAACTTATAAAGATATTGATTAACCTGTATCGACTATCCTCTTTGTCGAGGAGTAAGGCTATTATTGACACATAGCTTGAAACGGTAAGTAGTGAATTACTAAAGAAATAGTCAGCATTTTTATGCGAACTCTGCAGCGTCTATGGTGGCAAAAGCCAGAAAAGTAGATAAATTTGGTTTATTATCATTAAAAGGAAAGATTATTAATTGCCTTTCCAATACAGAAGAAAAATACTTAGCAAACGAAGAAATTAAACTTTTACTTTATGCTATGGGAATTGATATAAATAATTATAACCCCAAGAAGTTAAGATATGGTAAAATTGGAATCTGCGTTGATGGGGATGAATAAATCTTGTCCTAAAATGTTTAAAACGGTATCAGAAAAATAAGACTGCTTAATGAAACCAAAAGAGATATTAAGCAATAAAAAAGACGAATAATCTGACTAAGAGACCCTAAACCCTTATTGGGTGAGTTCAAGGGAATACCGTGAAAAAATAGATTAATCCGTTTCTTATTATATGGAGGTCATTTATATAATAGGAATATATAAAATTACGAATATTATAAGAAATGGATTAATTTGTAATTTGTATCGACTATCTTCGTGAAGAAGAGTAGCTATATAAAAATAGCGAAAAAGCATTCTTTTTAAAGTAAAATATAGTCAGTCTTAATATGAAAGTATTAAGGTATCACGTTAGATGGCAGCCACATCTCATTATTATTAATGGCGGCAATTTATAAACTTTGCCCACAATTCTTAAAAGAAAATCGACTTTGTTGGCTTAGAGCACCTTTATTTATTGAAACAAAGAATAATAAACGATATTATTATTATTCAGAAAGAGAAAAACAAGAAAAATATCGTGGTGGTACAATTATTTCAGCAAAAGGCTTGGGTTCTATGAGTGCAGATGAAATGGAAGAAGCAATGTTTACAGAAGAGAATCAAAAATTAGATGTATTAGAATACGAACCAGAAGTAGACAAATTGTTAGAGGATTTAATGGGAGAAGATGTTCTGCCTAGAAAAGAATTTATCTTTGAAAATATTGATTTTAGTAAGTATATGGAATATTAAGGTGGTGTTCTAATTGAAATTAGTAAATACAATTAAAGAAGCTTTTTCTGGATATGCCGCAATGACTATTCAACAAAGAGCTATTACTGATGTTAGAGATAATATTAAACCTTCTGCTCGAATGTGCTTTTTTGCTCAAAAGGAAGCTAAAATTGACAGTTCGCATACTATCCAGCCTTCACCTGCGTCTGTTGGCGAATGTATTAAAAACTATTATCTACATGGCGATTCTAGTTGTTATAAACTTTTAGCAAGATATGGTAAAGAGTATGTCATGCGTTATCCTTTAGAAGATTTTCATGGTTCTACTGGCTCTTTATTGTCTGCCAATTCAGAAGCAGCGAGTAGATATACCAAAATGCGTTTAAATAAATTGGGTGATAAACTTTTTAATTCTTTGGAAAAAGAAACGATTGATATTTGGTTTGATAATTTTTCCAATACTAAGAAATTTCCATCAGTCTTACCATCATTGGGATTTTATAACATTGTAAATGGTTCAACTGGAATCTCTACAGGAATTTCTTCTTCGATTCCACAGTTTAATTTAAAAGAAACAAATGAAGCTATGATTAAACTATTGTATAATCCTGATATTCCCTTTGATGAGATTTATTGTCCACCGGATTTTATTAGTGGTGGTGTAATTTTAAATGAAAAAGAAGTAAAAGAATCTTTAAGACATGGTAGTGGGAAGTCTTGTTGTATTAGAAGCGTAATTGATTATGATGAAGCGGAACGAATTTTAATTGTAAGAGAAATTCCTTTTGGTGTTTTTACTAATACAATTTGTGGAGAAATTAAAGAATTAATTGATAATGGCGAATTAGTTGGAATTGATAAGGTGCTAGACTTAACAAAAGTTTCTCCTAATATCAAAATTTATTTATCCAAAAGTGCCAACTATCAGAGAGTATTGAAAACTTTATATAAGAAGACATCTTTACAGTCTTACTATGGAATTAATATGGTTATGCTTGATGGTGGTACAAAACCAAAAGTATTTGGTTGGAAAAAAGCCCTACAAGCTCATTTAGAGCATGAAATTTCTGTAAGAACAAAAGCACATCAGTTTGATTTAAAAGCTATTAATAAAAGATTAAATATTATTGCTGGACTCTTAATAGCTATTGTTAATATTAACGAAGTAGTTAGTTTAATTCGAGAATCGAATGATAAAGGTGAAGCTAAAGTAAAATTAATTGAAAGATTTGGGTACGATGAAGAACAAGTGGAAGCAATTCTTAAAATGACCTTATCAAGGCTTATTCATTTAGAAATTCAATCTTTTAATGATGAAAAAGAAAAATTATTAAAAGAACAAGAATATCATAATAATGTTTTAAGCAATAAAAAATTACTTTATAAAGAAATCGAAGACGATTTAAGAGAAGTCGCTAAAGTTTACGGCGATGAACGCCGAACAAAAGTGATTAACTTGGATTTTACTTCTGATGATGAGGATGCTGAACCTATTGAACAAAAAGAACTATTAATCAATTATACTAACATGGGCAATTTTTATACAATGGAATCTTCTACTTTAATTACTCAAAGACGAGGAGCAAAAGGAAAAAAATTAAAAATGAAGTCGGATGAAGTGTCTATCTTTTCACTTACAGATTCTAATTATAGTAATATTCTAGTTTTTACAAATAAGGGGAAAATGTATCAAATTCCAGCCAGTGAGATTCCGATTGGTCGTGCTCATTACTCACAACTTTTGGACTTAGCTGATGATGAAATTATTACTACCATTATTTCTACAGAAAAAAAGAATGCTTATAAATATTTGCTTTTTATCACAAAGAATGGTATGATTAAGAAGTCAGAGAGCAAGTTATATAATAGCTGTTCTAAAAGAGGTCTGGCTGCAATAAAACTAAAAGAAGGAGATGAAGTATTAAATGTTTGTTTGATTAATGACGAAAAAATTGGAATTTTAACAAAGAAAAATAACTTTTTAATTACCGATTCAGATAGTATTGAAGCTATTGGGCGACAATCTACTGGAGTAAAAGGAATTAAATTACAATCAAATGATTATGTAATTGATGCGAAAGCAATTCCAAATAGCTCTACAAATTTAGTTGCCGCCACACATAATGGGTTAATTAAAAAGACATTGTTATCTGAATATCATACGCAAGGTAGAGCAACTATGGGGAATAAGATTTCAAAAGTAAAAGACAATGATTATGTTATCAAATTCTTGACTACTGATAAAAATTGTGATATAATTATTATAGGAAATGAGGGAACGGTAAGAATTAATACAAAAGAAATTTCTCTTGTTTCCAAAAGTGCTTTAGGTGTAAAAGGAACAAATCAAGAAATTACGAATTTGCTTAAAGTAAAAAGTTGATTTCAAATAAAAATTATGTTATACTAATTATAGTAAATTAAATAGCACACCAGCTATTTAAGATATAAAAATTATTATTATTTTAAAGGAGAGATGTTTTTATGGCAAGTATTAATACAATTAAGGTTCTAGATTTTCTAAAGAGTAATGGTGCTGGTGCTAAGTTTACTGCCAAGCAGGTTCAGCAAGCTCTTGGTGTTGAAAAGGTTCAGCAGATTACAGGTGCTGTTTTAACAATTGAACGTAAGGGCAAGAAGGCAGGCGTAGATTATATTGAAAGATTCTCTATGCCAACAGAAATTCAGAATCCAGATGGAACTACAACCGTTAAGGATGTAAAGTATTTTACTCTAACAGAAGCAGGCATGAATTTAACAATTGAATAATATAAGGGGAGTTTAATCTCCCCACTTATTCTTAAAACTTACTACTATTATTTTTTTGGAGGATATTAAATGTTAAATATTAAGGAAGACAAGAGTTATAATAATTTTGTGATTACAGGAACGCTATCTACGATTGATATTAAGGAAGGACGTAGTAAGTCAACAGAAGCACATCCACAAGGACGTGATTATGTTCGAGTAAATGCTATGGTTCGTTTAGACCAAGAAATTAATGGAGTGTTAACTCCGTGTGAAATTCCAATTGAATTATATGCCAATAAGGACTATTCTAAGGGTGATGTTAATCCTATTTACACTAACGGTCAGAAATTTAAAGATTTTATTTCTTTATCTGCCGCAGGAGATAAGCCAGAAAGAGCAACCAGAATTTCTATTGGTGCTGATGGCAAAAAGGGCGGCACAATTAACGAAAATGTTTATATTCCAGCTGGAGCAGATAAGGAAATGAGTATTACAAAGTTCAGAATGTTGGGGGCAAAGGAAGCTGCGTCAAAGGATGTTGATTGTGCTACTTTTAATCTTGATAATGTTGTAATTGGTTCTGTTAAGGAAGAAGTTAATCGAGATGGTGAAAATACAGGACGGTTAAAGGTTAAGGTTATTCTTGTAGGTTATCAAGGTCGAGTGGATGTTGTAGAATTTATTGCAGAAAGCGAAAATTCTCAGGCATATGATTTTATTTCTGAAAATTGGAACAAGGGTGATACAGTAAATATGACCGGCAGAATTAAGTATTCTGTAAAGGACGAAGTAAAGAAAATTGAACAAGCATTTGGTGAACCAGTAGTAGAACACCATACAGTAAATGTAAAAGAGCTTATTATTACTGGCGGCTCAATGCCAAATGACGAAGCTCAAAGTTATGATATGGGCGATATTCAGCAAGCTTTAGCTGAAAGACAAGCAAGAATTGAACAAGCCAAGCAAAAGGCGAATAGTGCGAATAAGCAAAAGACATCAAATGTAATGGGTAGTGAATTTGATTTCTAAGTTAATAGGGGATTAAGTTCCCCTATTTTTATATCTATTTTACTTTTTGGAGGAATTAATATTTATGGCTTTAAATTTGTTTGAACTTGAACCACAAAAAATTAGTAGAAATTTAAAAGGAAAAATTAGTCTTTTTTACGGTTCGCCTAAAAACTGGGCACTACTTTAAAAATATAAAGTAGTAAAACGAAGTAAAAACGGGAAGGCTGAGATGCTAATCCGAACGGAAGTATTTATTAAAAGTAAATACACGTGCAACGCATAGAGAAAATAACTTTAGAGGTTAAAATGACAATAATTGAACAAAAAATAGTAAATGATTATCAGTATAAGAATTATTCTATAAAAAAAATATCTATGAAGTATCATCTAGGGCAAGGGGAGATAAGAACAATTTTAAAAAATAACGGTATTTATGTTCGCTCTCTTATTGAAGATAAAATAGTTAAGAATAATTCAAACTATAGACTTGAAGAAATAGAAAAAATAGTGATAGATAATTATTTAAATAAAAAATATGGATTATTAAAGTCGGGTAAACAATTTGGTTTATCTACAACTGTTGTGAAAAAAATCCTTAAAAAATATAAGATTTCAATTAGAGACTATAATACTTCTAAAGAGTAAAACTCCACGAGACTTCGGCACTGAATAGTGTGAAAGGTATGCTGAACTATTGTGAAATGAAGCAGTAGAAGTATAGAATAAAAAGTCTATACGATAACAAAATTGGGTGTAGGGAAGACTACTTTAGCATCAAACTTCCCTAAGTCATTAATTCTTAGTTTTGAACCCGGTAGCAATGGATTACATAACAAGTTCGTTGCTCCTGTTAAGAGTTGGAGTGATTATAAGGATTTTGTAAAACAATTGAAGAGAACTGACCCAAAAACTAAAAAACCAATTCTATTAGATAAATATGAAATTTTAGTAATTGATACAGTAGATGAAGCATATAAGCTTTGTGAAAAGTATGTATGTAATGAACATGACGCTGAAACAATTAAAGATGTCGGCGGCTATGGTTCTGGTTATAAAATTTTAGACTCTGAGTTCATGGATTCTTTTAGAGAATTAGTTTACTATGGTTATGGTCTACTCTTTATCTCTCATGAGACAGAAAAGCCAAAGATAAATGATTTAGGGCAAGAATATACTCAAATTGTTCCGGCTCTATCGAATAGACCGTTTCTATTAATTGATAAATTCGTAGATATTATTGGCTATATTCGAGAAATCCCGGAAAAGAAGAATGACCAGATTACACACGAACGTTATATCTTCCTAAGAGGAGATGAAAGATTTTTAACAAAGTGTCGATTTAGACATATTGTTCCAAGAGTTAAATTGGATTATAATGAGTTTGTAAATGCGATTTATGATGCTATTGATAAAACAGCCGCAGAAAGCGGTGATGAAGCAACTGACGAAGAAAACATTTATTTTAGTAAAACCTTTGATGAGTTAATGGAAGAAGCAAAAAGCATTTGGATTAAGGCAACAGTAGACCAAAAAGAAGCAATTATGACTATTTTAGAAAAGAATTTTGGAAAAACAATTAAATTTTCTGAAATTACAGCAGAACAAAAGACCGAATTAGAAGACTCTCTTAGAGAAATTAAAGATAGTCTAAACCTTGACTAATTCTTTGGGGAGATAGCAATTATCTCCCCTTTTATTTTACTTATTTATAGGAGTGGCGGCGATTGAAAAAAATTATTGATACAAATGTTCTATTAGATTATCCGCAAATTGTAGAAAAAGAAGATGATAATTTAATTGCTTTATCGGTCTTGAAGGAATTAGACGGATTAAAAAAGCATTTAAACAAAGAAGTTGCTGAAAAAGCACGGCGAGCGGCGGTATATATTTCAAGAAATTTAGATAAATTAAAATGGGATTCAACTTATCGAGATAAAGTTGTAGATGAACAGCTTTTAGATATTACAAAAGAAAATGACGGCGTTCTCATTACAAACGATGTGTATCTTAAAGTTCAAGCTATTATTAAAGGCATTAAAACTGAAGGATATGGAGACAAAGATGAGTATAGTGGTGTAGCTTATTGGTCTCCGGATTTAGATAGTAATTTATATTCTAAAGAACTGGAAAACGTCTATGAAAAAGGAGTTGTGCCAGAAGGTCTAAAGCTTAGTTATAATCAATTTTTAATTGTTAAGAATAAGTATGAAAAAGAGATTGACAAATATGGCATTGAAGATTATAAGGATATTGCCGCCTTTCGTTATGATGGCTTTAGACTTAATTTAGTTAAAGATACTTACGCTATTCATAATAAGTATATTGATACTCTAAGAGCCAGAAATACTGAACAGCAATGCTTACTCGCTGCTTTATCTGATAGAGATAATAAGATTGTTTATGCTGGAGGTTGTGCAGGGTCGGGTTATTAATTAGCTCCCTTATATAGTAATATATATTGAATAATGTGGTTAATTGCTGGGATACCTAAATTAATATTAATATGGCAATCAGCAGCTAAACCGTTTAGCCAACGGGAAGTTCAACGACTATTCCTTATGGAAGTAGATTTTTAAATTCGAAAAGCCACACTTCATTCCAATGAAGAAGATATAGTCTACTCCGATAAAAAGTGTTAAAGTATCCTGAAAAGGACGGTATAAAGGAAGAGCTTCATCTTAACAAATTTTGCTTTACAAGAATTAGAAAGAGGGAAAATTTCAAAAATTATTTATGTTCCAAACAATGCTTATACAAAAGACTCTTTGGAAGTAGGCACATTGCCGGGTGATTTACTCCCCAAAATCAGTGGTCAAATTGGCCCGTTAATTGATTTAATTGGAATTGACAGAGTTCAAAACATGATTGAACTAGAAGAATTAGAAGTCGTTCCTATTGCTTCTATTAGAGGACGTAGTTTTTCAAATGCTATTGTTATTATCAATGAAGCACAAAACTTAACTGAATATCACATTAAGCTTTTGATTTCTCGTTGCGGTGAAAATAGCAGAATCTTTTTTGATGGCGATTTAAAACAAACGGATAGTTTAATTTTTAAAGATAAGAGTGGATTAAAGTTGTTATTGAAACTAAGAGAATCTCCAATTTATTCTAAAATTTTTGCTGCGGTAAAGCTAAGAAGAATTGAACGTAGTTTAGTTGCTCAGGCGGCAGAATATTTGGATGAAATTTAAAGTCAACAACTTGATTTAAAAAAAATATTATGATATAATAAATATACTGAATTCTTTAAAACATTTCTTCTATAAAAGCAACTTATAAATATACCGAACACACGGTATATAAAAATCTGTATAATTTTTATACAGTATATAATTCATAGAAGAAACATACAAAAGAAATAAGTAGGTAAACATTTTTTATTGGTGATACAATTGTAGGATATTATCAATAGAAATCTATGGAGGTCAGTATACTGTTTGAGGATGACCGTTTAAATGATTATGAGGGACTGTTGGGATAATAGGCTCTTTTAATCCATGTCCTCAGTGGTTTTGTAAGCCTATCAGAAAAAATTACACGTCAATGTTTTGTGTTTACGTTAAACATTACCGTCAAAAAGGAATCTTAATCCTTTACTGAACGCATCAGTAAAAAAGTAGGGAGAGGGCTTAGTTTGAGAAACCGGTTGTCGAAAGGAGGAAGTATCGACCACACTTGTAATTCATTATTGTTTTCCGGTTTCAAAATTTTCTTTGAATTACTTATAGTGTGAATAGGCGAACCTCATTCAAGACTCACGGAGAAATGAATGACTAATAGCGTTAAAAGAGGATGAGAACATTAAAGTTCTTGTCCTCTTTTAATTTTACCTATTAGATGGGCAAACTCTATTCAGACTACAAAGAAATGGATGCCTTATATTGAAATAGTTAATAAAATATGTTATAATAAATATAGAAAAAGAAAAGAGAGGTCGGTTGGTGATATGAAAAGTAAAATTACGCCGGAAATTGTAGAGCAAATTAATGAACTTTTAAAAGAAAAAACACAAAAAGAAGTAGCAGAAATTTTGAAGCTAAGCCCGGCAACTGTAAGCAAATACTCAAACAAGAAGAAAGTTAGAAAAGAAATAACCCCCGAATTGATTAATGAAATAAATGAAAAATATAAAGAATATAGAAATCTGTCTCGTGTAGCAAAAGAACTAAACATTTCATATGCTACTGCCGGAAAATATTTATCAGAAGAAAATAAAGAATTAAAAAAGAAAAATTATGATGATAGAGATGCTTTGTTTTATTACATTATTAGACTTTTTGGAGTTAATTCAGAAGAAGAACCAGTAAGCACTCATAATTTAACATTAATGAATCGTATGTTAAATCAAGGAATTTCTTATAAAGCCCAACTTTTAACTTTGAAATATTTTTATGAAATTAAAAAAAATAGAGTAAAAGAAGAATATAAGACAATTGGTATTATTACTTATGTTCTAAAAGATTCTATAAATTATTATAAAGAAACGGCAGCGGAACAAAAGTTAATTGAAGAACAAATTAAAAAACAATTAGAAAAGGATAGAATTGAAATCCCTTACAACCCGTCTCAATTTTTGTATAAAAAAAGAAAGAAAAAGAAGCAAATTGATTTAGATTCTATCGAATAAAAGGAGAATTATTATGAGAAAGATTAGTGATGAAGAATTAAGAAAAGTTTTAAATTTACATGAAAAATGGCTTAGAGGAGGAAAAGACGGTGTTCGTGCAGATTTAAGCTGGACAAATTTGAGCGACATGGATTTATCTCATGTTAATTTAATTGATGCTAATTTAGACTTTTCTGTATTAGAAAATTCTGATTTGAGTTATTCGGATTTTAGTGGAGTAAATTTCTTCTGTGCGAATTTAAAAAATGCAAATTTATCTTATGCTATTCTTAACAATGCGAATTTTTTAAATGCTTGTTTAGCTTATACCAATTTGAATGGAGCTTGTCTTGATGGCAGTATTTTAATTAATGCAGACCTTACTACCGTAAAGCATAGAGAAAAACAGAATCTTTTTCCTTTACAATGTCCTGAAAAGGGAAGTTTTATTGGTTATAAGAGTGCCATAACTGAAAGAAGAAGAATTGGTGTTGTAGAATTATTAATTCCAGAAAATGCAAAACGCTCATCGGGCACAAGTAGAAAATGTAGATGTAGTAAAGCTAAAGTTTTATCTATCACTTCTATTGATGGAGCTGTGAATTATAGTTTAGCTCATTCAGTATTTGATGAAAATTTTATTTACCGAGTTGGTGAAACAGTAGAAGTAAAAGATTTTGATGAAAATAGATGGGATGAATGCTCTACTGGAATTCATTTTTTTATTACTAGAGGTGAAGCGGCTAGTTATTATTGTTAATTATTTTGCTATTGTATCAATAATGTGGTATAATATTGTTATAGAAAAGGAGTGATACTTATTGATTCAAGTTGATAGACATACAGTAATTCAAATTTTAGGTTCACTAATGGCACAACCATCATTATTAAACGATACAGATAAATATTTATTAGAAAAAGATGATTTTCCACAAACAATGGATAAATACATTTTTTCAGCAATTTATAACTTATATACTCAAGGTGCAGAAGCTATTAGAACTGTTGATATTGTGAATTATTTAGATACCAATTCTAAAGCAAAAAACTTGATTGAAAAAGAAAATGGAATTAGTTTTTTACAAGATTGTGAAAATGAATGTGAACCAAAAAACTTTAGTTATTATTATAACAATTTAAAAAAGCTTAATTTGCTAAAAGATTTGCAAAGAACAGGAAAAGATGTTAGTAATATTTATTGTGAAGATGTCCTAAGTCCAGATTACAATAAAATTAATGACAAATTTGAAACAATGACTCCTAATGACATCATTAATCTTTTAAAAAGTGAAGTAGCAAATTATGAAAAGAAATTTGTATTAAACAATCAACTATCTGAAAGTCGAGCTTCTGACAATATTAGGGATTTGATTAAGGAGTTAAAAGAAGAACCAGAAGTTGGATGTCCATTACAAGGAGATATTTTTAATACTATTTGTCGTGGCGGCAGAAAAGGAAAAATGTATTTACGTTCGGCAGGAACTAGCGTGGGAAAGACAAGGCAAATGGTAGGAGATTGTTGCTGTATCGCTTACCCAATTCGATATGACATTAACAAAAAAGAATGGGTTTCAACGGGAAACTGCGAAAAAGTATTATATGTAATGACTGAACAAGACCCAGAAGAAATCAAAACAATGATTTTAGCTTATCTAACAGGTTATAATGAAGAAATATTTCTTTATGGGAATTATAGAGAAGAACATATGGAACGAATAAAAGTAGCAATTTCTATTATGGAAAAATATAAAGACAATGTTCTATTCGCACGAATACCTGACCCAAGTTCAAGTGTTATTAAAAATTTATTCAGGCGATATAATTTACAATATGGTGTAGAAAATTTCTTTTATGATTACATATTCTCAAGTCCAGCAATGTTAGAAGAATATCGAGATTTAAAATTGCCGGAACACGTTTGTTTAAGATTGTTTACAACAGCATTAAAAAATTTGGCAGTAGAATTAAATAGTTTTATCATGACTTCAACGCAAATTTCTGGAGATGATGACCCAAAGGGAGGATTCAGAGATTATAAGAAAGTCAGAGGCTCACGCTCGATAGCTGATTTGGTAGACGTAGGTTGTATCATGAGCCGACCAACAAGAGAAGAATTACAACCATATTCAGAATATATTTCTAGTTTTGGAGAACCAAATTTAGTAATTGATGTTTATAAAAATCGGCGTGGACGTTGGAATATGGTAAGAATTTTTTGTAAGAATGATTTGGGTATTTGCCGCCGGAAAGATTTATTTATAACAGATGCTCAAGGTCGTATTTTAACTGATTTTAATTTAGCAAATTATTCTGTTTTAAAAAACGGCGGCTTTAATGATGAATTAAATTTATATAACACTGGTGAGGTTAGTGATTCTTTATTAGAAAGCAGTTGTGCCATTGAACCAAAAGAAACTGAAAATTTAACTGCTGATGATATTAAAGAAGCTTTTGGAACTTTAGCTGAAAAAAAAGATTGGGATGATATGTTATGACATTAAAAGAATTAAATGAGCAACTAACACCCGAAAGAATAATTGAATTGGTTTATTCTTTGGGCGGCACAACTCATATTGAAAAAAAAGATTGTATCATTTTTCAAACTTTATGTCATAATGAGAATCCAGAAGAAGCAAGCCTAAAATTGTATTATTATAAAAATTCAAAACTTTTTACTTGTTACACACATTGCGGAGAATCCTTTGATATTTTTGGTCTTTTTGAAAGAAGATATAATTTATTAGGAATTCAATATGATTTTTATAAAGATATAGTTCTAAAAGTTGTTGATGATTTAAAAAAGAAAAACTATGTTGAATCTTTTGATTACAAAAGCTATGAAACAATTTATTCTGATTTTCATAAAAATCGACCGATTATCAATCTAAAAGAATATGATAGTGGAATTTTAAATTGTTTTATTAAATATTACACAAGTGAATGGTTAAACGATGGAATCTCAAAGGCGGCAATGGATAAATATAATATTCTTTATTCTGTTAGTCAAAATAAAATTATTATTCCGCATTATAGCATAGACGGTAAACTAATTGGGATAAGGGGGCGTTCATTAAATCCAGAAGACTTAAAAATAGGAAAATATATGCCTATTTCTGTTGGTGAAACAACCTATTCTCATCCATTAGGATTTAACTTGTATGGAATAAATAATGTAAAAGATAATTTAAAAAAATATAAAACGGCTATTCTCGTGGAAGGTGAAAAATCTGTTTTATTGTACGAAACTTATTACGGCTCGGCGGCAAACATTTGTGTAGCGACTTGCGGCAGTTCAATTCATCGTTATCAAATAGAAATGTTAAAAAAGATTGGAGTAAATAGAATTGTTATTGCTTTTGATAAAGAAGGTAAAGATTATAAAGAGAAACAAAAATATTATCAAAAGTTGAAAAACTATTGTTTAAAATTTAGTTCTTTATGTAAAATGGGATTTTTATGGGACTATCAGAAATTATTAGAATTAAAAGACAGTCCTTTAGACAAAGGAAAAGAAACTTTTGAAAAATTATTGAGGAGAGCGATTTACGTTTGAAGTTTTTAAGAAGAACAAAAAGAGAGATTAATGAAAACTTTTTAGAAAATTTATTAATTGATAGAGGAATTTTAGAAGATAATGAGGACTACAAGAATAGATATTTTAATCCTACAGCAAAAGAATTATTTCCGCCTGAGTTGTTAGATAATATGAAAGAGGGCAAAGAATTATTAGAAAAACATATTAAAAATAATAGCACAATATTAATCATCATGGATTCAGATTTAGACGGTGTAGCTAGTAGCACAATAATTTATAATTATTTGTCAATGCTAAAAGTGAATGAAGGATACGAATATACTTTAAAATATCTAATTCCAGAGGGTAAAGAACATGGTTTAGAAACAAAAATGGATTTGTTCTTAAAGGACAAAATTTATGACTTAATCATAATTCCTGATGCAGGCAGTAATGATACAGAAGAGTGTAAAATTCTTAAAGATTTAGGATATGATATTTTAATCCTTGACCACCATCTTAGTTCTGGCTATTGTCAAGACGCTGTAATAATTAATAATCAGTTATCAAAGAACTATCCCAATAAAGCATTAAGTGGTGCTGGTGTAGTTTATAAATTTTTGAAATACTTTGAAAGTAATAAAGAAGCTAAATTTGCTGATGCTTTTTTAGATTTAGTTGCTGTTGCTCATGTTGCCGACTGTATGAATACTAACACTCTTGAAAATAGATATATTAATAAAGTTGGACTTTCTAATATTTTTAATGAAGGACTTAAAGCGTTAATTAAACAACAAGCATACTCCTTATTTCGGATGAAATCAGAAGACATTACAGAAGATTTTTTGGATAATTGTCACCTTACACAAACTCAAGTGGCATATTATATTGCTCCATTAGTAAATGCTTTAATTCGAGTAGGAAATCAAAATGAAAAAGATTTATTATTTAAAGCATTTACAGAAACTTATGCTCTTGAAGAAATTCCGTCAACAAAAAGAGGACATACTAATGAGACGGATACAATTGCCGAACAAAATGCTAGAAATTGTGCGAATGCTCGTGCTAGACAGAACAAAGAAAAAGAAAAGGCTGGAGAGCTTTTAGATATTCAAATTATTGAAAATTGTTTAGATGAAAATCAAGTTTTAGTTTTACACGCTGATGATTTAAATGTTTCAACAACACTAACTGGATTATGTGCTACTGAAGTTGTATCACGTTATAAAAAGCCAGTTCTATTAGGTAGAACGAATTCAGAAGGATTATTTAGGGGGTCTGTAAGAGGAGTATCAAATTGTGAACTTACAGATACTAAACAATTTTTACTGGACAGCAATTTGATGGATTACGCAGAGGGTTAATAATATGGCTCTTAATTCTTTTGTCGTTTATCAACGAGGTCTATTATAGGCTAACGGGGAAAGCTGAAATGCCAATCCCGTAAGAAATGATTTTTTTTAAAATTAAACTTCTAACGACTATCCTTTTATGGGAGTAAAATTGTTATTGATACACAATTAGAAACAGGAATTCTATATTTATAGAAGATATAGTCTAAGCTTTAAGGAAACTTAAAGAACACTTGCACTCACAAGCATTTGGCTTTTCCATTAAAGAAAAAAACATTCCAAAACTATTAGAATATGCCAATACAAAACTTTCAGAAATTAATTTCAACGAAGGTGTTTATGAAGTTGATTTTATTGTTGCTGGCAATTATTCTAAACTTGATGATTTAATTCTTGATTTAACAAAAAATGATGGTGAAAGCTTTGGGCAGTTCAATCCAGAGCCAAAAATTTTAGTAAAAAATATTATTTTAAATAAAAAGGATATTAGAATTGTTGGTGCGGCGAAAAATGTTATTAATTTTACTTTTAATAATATCAAGTATGTAATGTTTAAAGCAGAGAAAATTATTAAAGAAATTAATGGACTGAATAATAAAATTAATTTAGCTGTCATTGGGACACCTAATAGAAATGAATATATGGGCAATGTGTCGCCGCAAATTATGATTTCTGATATTGAAATAAAAGAAGATGATTATTTGAGTTTTTGACTTTTGGAATAAAATGTGATATAATATTATTATAGAAAGGTGAAAACACCAGTAAAATAGGAGGTTATCATATGAATGAAGGATTATTACTAAAAAGAACAGAAGAGTTCATGGTTAATACCGAAGAAGAAGCCAAAGCATTAATTGAGAATGCCAAAGCTAAGCAGTTAGAAGGTGGATATGAATTAACATCTTATTCATCTACTAAAAAGTGCAAGAAAGACGAAAGTTGGGTAATTGTTAAGTTAGTAAAAGTTTATTAATTTTACTGGCGAGAAAAAGGCTGTTGGCTTAATCGCTGATAGCCTTTATTTTTTTTAGAGGTAAACTTATGATGAAAAACGATAAATATTATACAAAGCTCAGTATAGCTAAAAGGTGTATTGATTTTACAAAAGAACATATTCCAAATTTTAATGACTATATTTTATTAGAACCATCGGCTGGAAATGGGAGCTTTTCATCTCAATTACAAAATTGTGAAGCTTATGATTTATATCCAGAAAATGAAACTATTAAAAAATTAAATTTTTTAAATTACTTACCGGATTTAAATAAAAAATATATTGTAATTGGAAATCCACCTTTTGGTAAGCGTTCAAATGATGCTATATTATTTTTTAATAAATCAGCAACTTTCGCTGATTATATTGCTATGATTTTTCCTGTTTCTTTTATGAAATGGAGTGTTCAAAAGCAATTAAATGCCACCTATAGTTTAGTTGATTATTTCTATTTGCCCGAAAATTCTTTTTTAGAAAACAATAAAGAATATAAAATAAGAACGGTCTTTCAAATTTGGTCAAAAGAAGAGTTGTGTTCAATAAACAAAAGATTATCTTCGCCGCCAAAAACTAGTCATAAAGACTTTTTAATTTGGCAGTATAATGCTACTTCACAATCTTTTAACAGTGTTTATGAAGATTGGAATTTAGCCGTGTTCAGGCAAGGCTGGCATGATTATAATCAATTGTTTTATCCAAAAGATAAGAATGAAATTATAAAGAGAATGAGAGATGGTCAGCAATTCTTTTTTATAAAATTTTTGAATCAAAAAGCAGAAGAAATAATTTTAAAAATGAATTTTAATAGCTTGGCGGCAAGAAATACTACGATTCCGGGTTTTGGAAAAGGAGATTTTGTTAGTTATTATGAAGAATTGAAAAAGTAAGTAATTAGATGTATAATTAATATAGAAAAGATGAAGAGGTGATTAATACGGAAAAAGAATTTTATGGTAGTTGTCATACTCATTTAGACAGTAGCAATTATCGTTTAAGGGATTGTATTATTAAACTTGAACCATTATGTGAATATGCTCTTGAATTGGGGCATAATTTTGTAGCTATTACAGACCACGAAACTGTTTCAAGTTTTTTACATTGTCAAGAAGTAGAAGAAGAAATAAGAAAAAAACATCCAGATTTTAAAATTATAAAAGGAAACGAGATATATCTTTGTAGAGATGGATTAAATAAAGAAAATTATAAAAGAGGTGAAGATAGATTTTGGCACTTCATTTTATTGGCGAAAGATGAAATTGGTGTTAAGCAACTTTATGAATTGTCTACAAGGGCGTGGATGAGAAGCTTTAAGCAAGGTAAAATGATAAGAGTACCAACTTATTATCAAGATTTAAAAGATATTGTTGAAAAAAATAAAGGACATATTATAGGCTTAACAGCCTGTTTGGGAAGTTTTCTCGCAACAAAAAGCGTATTATATTATAATAATCATGATGAGAACCTTTACAATAGTTTATTGTCATGGGTTAATGATATAAGAAACATTTTTGGAAAAGATGATTTTTTTCTTGAAGTTCAGCCAGCCAATTCCAAGGAGCAAAAAGCAGTTTATCATGTGTATAAAAAAATTTCAGAAGAATTAAGAATTCCAGTTATTATTTCTTTAGATGCTCACTATTTAAAGAAAGAAGACGTTAATATTCATCATGCGTTTTTAACTGCCCAAGAAGGAGAACGAGAAACCGAAGAGTTTTATGTTACAACATATATGATGAGTAGAGAAGAAATTCATAGTTATATGGATGATGAAATTGGGGCTGACTTAGTTTCTAAATGGATGGATAATACAAAAATAATTTATGATAAATGTAGATATTACAATTTAAAAAAGCCTTTACACATTCCTTATTTACCAAAAACTATAAACAAAATAACAGAAAAGCAATTTTTAGAATATAAAAATCGAATAAAAGAATTAGAATATTTTTATGTTTCTAATCATCAAGAAGACCGAGATTTGGCGGCGGCAATTATAACAAAAATTTATGAAGATAAAGACCAATATGATAATGAAGAAACTTATGAAGCGATAGATGATAATTTAAAAGCAATTCGGTTAGCATCAGAAAAGATGAACACTTGTTGGAGTGCTTATTTATTAAATATGAGAGATTATATAAAAATTATATGGGAAAAAGGTAATTCTCTTGTTGCTCCATCAAGAGGTAGTGGTTGCGGTTTTCTTTTGTTAAATATGTTAAATATAACACAAATTAATCCTTTAAGGGAAAAAACCAAAACTTATAGCTTTAGATTTTTAAATCCAGAACGTGTTAGTGTCTTAGATATTGATTGTGATATAGAAGGGGGAAAGCGACCGCAAGTTTATGGGGCATTACAAGAAGCTTATGGAAAAGATAGAGTTTCAAAAGTTTTAACAATAAAAACAGAAAAAGCACGTTCTGCTTTACAAACCGCAGCGAGAGGATTAGGTTATCCGCCTGAAGTTGGAGCTGATTTATCACGATTCATTAAAGCTGATAGAGGTCTACAAAGAACACTTAAACAAACTTTTTATGGTGATGAAGAAAATAATATTCCTCCAGATAAAACTTTTCAAGACATGATGACTAATAAATATCCTGATATATGGAAAGTTGCTCAATATATAGAAGGCATGGTCAATGGCGTGGGTAAAAATTGTTGCTCACTATAAATTTTGTGAACGCAAGCTAAGCGGTGTTGTGTAATCATTTACACGGCTAACGGGGAAATCTAAGTTTTATAAATATGACAATCCCGTGCCAGCCCAATAAAAAGGGAAGGTATAACGACTATCGGTGATGAATGTAGCCGAGTAAAATTGAGATTAGCACAATTTGAAGTTCAAAACATTTCTTTCATTTTGATTTTCTTAAATTAAATTATATCTAAAGGAGGTGATTGAAATAAAATATTCAAACACGAAAGGGCATTTCAAAAGATAGTTGGATTTGTGAATGGTCAGTAAATGGGAAAAGACATACAAGGAGCTTTTCTTGCGAAAAAATATGGCGAAAAGGAAGCTTTTGAACTTGCAAAAAATTAAGAGAAGAAAAAATGAAAGAAATGAAGATATAGTCTGGACTCTAAGGAAACTTAGAGTTATCCGAGTCATGCAGGGGGAATTATTTTTTATGATGAACCAATTACAAATACAACTGCTTTAATGAAAACTTCTAGTGGTGATATTATTACTCAATATGATTTACATAAACTTGAGGAAGTTAGTCTTATTAAAATAGATTTATTAAGTATTGAAGCTTTGGATAGAATAAGAGCGTGTTTAAATTTACTTACTGAATACGATTATTTAGATAAAAAATTATCACTAAGAGAAAGATATGAACAAGCAATTGGTGTATATAATCTTGAACGTAATGCTCCAGAAATGTGGCAAATGATTCATAATCATAAAGTTGAAAGTTTGTTTCAAATGGAAGAACAAAGCGGTGTAAAAGGAATAGCAGTAGCTAAACCTACATCAGTAGACGATTTGGCAGCTTTAAATGCGGCGATTAGATTAATGCCGCCAGAAGGAGTAAAAGAAACGCCAATTGATAAATTTGCTAGATTTAAAAATAATATAAATGAATGGTATAAAGAATTAGAAGAATGGAAAGTTGATAAAAAGTATTGGAAACTTTTAAAAAATATTGTGGGAATAACTTATGGAATGTGTATACAGCAAGAACAATTTATGATTCTAGTTCAACAGCCTGAGATTGGTGGTTTTAGCCTACTATGGAGCGATAAATTACGTAAATCAATTGCTAAGAAAAATCCAAAGGCTTTTGAAGAACTTGAAAAAGAATTTTATAAAACAGTAAAAGAAAAGCAATGTGATTATAATTTATGTAATTATGTGTGGAAAGTTCTTATATCTGTAAATAAAGGGTAAGATATTTGCTCCCTTATACAGTAATGTATATTGAAAACGTGGTGAATTGCTGGAAAGCTAAATGTTTTATAACACAAGCTAATCAGCAGCCGAATTGCCCAGCCAGCAAGAGGTTCAACGACTATTCCTTATGGAAGTAGGAATGAAATTCCGAAGTGCCACGCATCATATTATTGTCAAAAAATGATGAAGATATAGTCTGAAATAGTAATTAAAAATTGGAAACAATTTGTCTATTTCGATGGTTTTAACGCAAGTCATACCTTAGGGTATTCAATTTTAGGCTTACAAGAAATGAATTTAGCTTATAAATATCCTATAATTTTTTGGAATACAGCAAATTTAATTGTTGATTCTGGGTCTATGAATTTATCACAAAAGTTTAATGAAGAAGACTTAGAAAATTCTGGATGTGATTATGGTAAAATAGCTACAGCAGTAGGAAAAATGAAAAAAGCCGGCATTTCTTTTAATTTACCAAATATCAATAAGTCAAATATTACTTATAGTCCGGATTTAAAAGAGGAAACAATTATTTCAGGTTTTCGTGGGACAAATAGAATTGGCAATCAATTAATCTATGACATCATCAAAAATCGTCCATATACTTCTATTGATGATTTTCTTTCAAAAGTAAAAGTAAATGTAGTTCAAATGATTTCTTTAATAAAATCTGGAGCTTTTGATTGTATCTGTGACAATAATAGAGAAAAAGCTATGGATGATTATATTAATTCTATTTGCGGGAAAAAAACAGTGATTAACCTAAGAAATATGAATATGCTTATTGAAATGAATTTAATTCCTAAAGAATATGATTTTTATAGAAAGCTGTATAACTATAATAATTATTTAAAGATATTAAGCAAAGGAAATAATTTTATTTTAAACAAAAGAGCTATTGATTTTTATTTAGCTAACTTTGATGAAGAGTTTCTAGTTGATTTGGTGTTAAATGGCGAAAATAGTTCTGCGGCATTAGATAAAAAAACATGGAAAAAAATTTATGATAAAAAGATGTTGGTATTTAAGAATTATTTAAAAGAAAATCAAGATGAAATTTTGGCGGCAGTTAATACAGAATTATACAATAGTTATCACGATAAGTATGCCAAAGGAAATATTAGCAAATGGGAAATGGATTCAGTTGGTTTCTATTTTCATCCACATGAACTACAAAATTTACAGAATGATAGATATAATATTTCTAACTTTTTTAATTTACCAGAACAACCAGAAGTAGATTTTAAATGGACGACTAAGAATGGAAAAGAAATTACAACATATAAATTAAGTCGAATTGCCGGAACAATTATTGATAAGAACAAAGATAAATCAACAATTACTGTATTGACTGTTGATGGTGTCGTTAAGGTAAAAATTTGGAAAAATCAATTTCCTATTTGGGATAGACGTATAATTTCTATTGACCAAAAAGGGAATAAACACGTTCTTGAAGAATCTTGGTTTACAAGAGGTAATAAGATAATTATTACTGGTATTAGAAGAGAAGATGTTTTTGTGCCAAAAGTTTATAAGAAAACACCTTACCCGTTGTTCCAAAGAATTGATAAATTGAATGATGATGGGGAAATTTTAGAATCAGCAGTAGAGAGAATTGAAAGTGAAATTTAAGGGGTGATGAAATGGCGAAAATCGGTGTCTATGATTTAGATTGGTACTATGGTTTTTATAAGAAAAAGATTTTTAATTTAGATTTAATGAAAGTTTTTAATTATTATTGGAAAAAAGGAGATATTGTAAATTTTATCTCCCCTCAAGATTCTGATTTAAATAGATATAGTGCTATTTATTATTTTAAAGATAATCCCAATTTAAAATTGCCAAATAAAATTAAAATTACAAGTAATTCTTATTTAAGAGGATATGGCTTTTATAATTGTTATAAACCTTTGCGACAAGACGTTTTAGATACGCCGCCAACTTTTATGCCTTATGAATTTTTAGAGTTGCCAAAAACAATGGAATACTTGTCTAATAGTATTAAAAAGAATTCTTACATTCGATTAGAAACTGAAGACTATTCTTTTTATAAACCAGATTCTAAAGTTATTTATGTAGCTGATTATAATGTTTTTAGATTAGACAATTTGGATAAGCTATTAAATGATAAAGACATTAAATATTATTTTGTTTGGCCAATTATTTGTAATACTAAAGAGTGTTATGAAGCTTATAAGGAATTAACAAAAAAATCAAATCGGCGATTACAAATTAATTTTACTTTTGATTATAATTTTATACTTAATAATAAGGGATATAATAATATTTATCCCATTTATCAAAGAGAAGAAACAAAAGAACAAGACTTGTTTAATATAATTAACGCCGCAATTGCTTATAAAAAAGAAGGGTTGCCGCTATTCTTAATGACTGGCGACACAGATAATAAAAATTTTTATAATCAATTGGTAGTTTGGAGTCGCTATACAAAACCAATTAGCTTTTATGATTTTTGTTCAACTGATGAAAAAAAGATAAAAATTTATAATGCCGCTACACTAAATAATTTAGAATTAAACAAGCTATTGCGAACAAAGATTTGATTTTGATTTCAAATTATGTTATAATATTAATAGAGAGGTGAGAAAAGATGACAAAGTTTGAGCTAATGTCTAAAAAGGCAGAAAAACAAAAAGAATTAGAAGAACTAAAACTTGATACTTTTGTTCTTAATGATAAGATTAAAGGTATCATTAATGAAATTAATTTAATCAATCAATTATTGGAGGAAGAAAAATATGAAGACTGAAGATATGGCAATTAATATTTTTGATGAAAATGGCGAATTAAGAGATAAGGAAACGGTTTTAAAAGAAACGGCTAAAGTTTATGATGATTTAGCGGAAGAGCAGAAGTCTATTGAAAGTGAATTTTCTTCTTCTGATTTATTCACAACTCCTGAATTACAAGTAGACATTAGTAAGACTTTTGAAACTCATGATTTCTATTGTAGAAATATTTATATTACTGCTGAAATCACCGATGAGCTTTGTTTAGGTGTTTGTAAAGCAATTGATTTCTACGAAGATGTTGATAATAAGGATGGTATTCCAGCAGAAGAAAGAAAACCAATCAATATTATCATCCACAGTCCCGGTGGCAGTGTTTTGGCAGCTTATACTTTAATTGATAAAATGAAGACATCACTAACACCTATTAATACTATCACCATTGGTGAAGCCGCTTCTGCAGCTTGCTTAATTGCTATTAGTGGGACTAAGAGATTCGCCAATAAGCACAGTTCTTTTCTTATCCATCAAGGACAAGCAAGTATCAGTAATGAAGCTGGGAAGTTAGTTGACTGGTTGAAATATTATGATGATACAATTTTAAAGCAAATGAAAGAACATATTCTAGAAGATACAAAAATTTCTAAAACAGATTATGACAATAAAGTTAGAGAAGACTGGTATTTAACTGCTAATGAAGCATTAAAGTATGGACTTATTGATGAAATTATTGGGGGTTAAGAAATATGAATGTAAATGTAAAAGAAAAATTAAAGACGTTATCCGTTTCAGATTCCGGCATTGATTCTATTATGGAAATTATGGATTTACCAGACAAACAATTTGACGCTATGTTTCCAGAGTTAAAAAAAGCAATTGGTGAAATTTATGATGATGAAATTGCTGTGGAAAAGACTTTGAATGACATGAGAAAATTAAATGTTTCTCGAACTCAATTCGCACAAGAAGCTGAACAGCTAAAAACTTTAATTAACGATATTGAAAATGATAATGCTTTATCTAAGAATAAGAAAGAATTATTAACTACTGTTCTTTATGAAGCAGTAAAGCTAACTGAAATGGCAATTGACAACCCAAGAGAAAGAATTGTTGTTAAGTATGTTAAAGTAAATGAAAACGCTAAGATTCCTACTTATGCACATGATTCAGATGCTGGTGCTGATATTTATGCCGCTGAAGATGTAGAAATTAAGCCGCATGAAACAGTAATTATTAAAACAGGACTTAAAGTAGAAATTCCAGAAGGTTATATGATTAACTTTGTTCCCCGTAGCGGAATGAGTTATAAAACACCATTACGGATTCCTAACAGTCCGGCGGTAATCGACAGTAAAGAGGCTTAATCCATGCCTAAATTAACAAAAAAAGATATTCAGTTTATAAAAGATAATGTTGAAAAATTAACTAATGCTCAAATGGCAGAAATATTGCATTGTGATAGACATACGATTTCAAATCATAGAAAAAGACTTGGAATTAGTTTTTCGGATTTACATGATTTTAGTCAATATGATAAATATATTATAGAGAATTATAATTTAAAAACAGCGAAGACATTGTCAGAGCAAATTGGTTGTAGTAAATCATATATAGCAAAAGTTTGGAGTAAAGCTGGATTAAAAGGAAAAAATAATTACGTTTATTATTGTAATTATCATTATTTTGACCATATAGATTCAGAAAATAAAGCATATATTATAGGCTTGCTATCATCGGATGGGTGCTTATATAAAAGAGAAAAACATCTCGGCTTATGGCAAATTTCATTACAAAGAAGTGATATTCAAATTCTAAAAGATATAAAACAAGAAATTGAAGCTGAACATCCAATAAAAATAATTTCAAGTAAAAGAGAAAATGTTCAAGATAGTTGTATTTTATCAATCAATAGCGACCAAATGTATAATAATCTTATAAAAATAGGACTTATGGATAATAAAACTTGGCAACTTAATCTTGAAAAAGTGATAAATAATATACCTAAAATTTATTGGAAAGATTTTATTAGAGGTTATATAGACGGAGATGGGTCAATTACTAGTAGAGATGTAATTTCAAGGTCTCATGTTAGTATAGCGATTCCTGAAAAATCAGGAAAACAACTTGTAAATATATTAAAATCCATTGGAATTCAATGCTATTTTGAATTAAACATAAGTGGGAAATACTCCAATAACTTTGGACAAATATATTGTAGAAATACTACTGAAAAATATTGTCTATTAAAATGGATATATTCTTTTAATACTGAAAAAACATTATCTTTAAAAAGAAAAGAACAAAAAGCACTGAATATAATTAGTAATATTGAAAAAAATATTACGAATAGAAAAGAAAATATAATTGCTGTCAAAAAATGGGGAGAATTGCTGGAACGCTGGAATGCCAATCAGCAGCCGAGCCAATCGAATTCCTAAAAAAAGTAGATTGGAAGGTTCAACGACTAAGGGGTGAGGAAGGATACCAATAAGCCCCACACGAGTACCCCACATAGAAATGTGAAGATATAGTCTGAACTATCTCGAAAAAAAAATAAGAGATAGAAATAAATGTTAAATGCATTTATGATAACATATTGGATTTTAGAGGGGAGATGGGCGTTATCATGGAGAACACCGGAAATCTAACACAAAAGATTTCTGCTGGAGATAGAATTGCACAAATGCTTATCATGCCAGTTCCTATGATTCACTTTAAGGAAGTTGAAGAACTTTCAGAAACAGATAGAGCAGAAGGTGGATTTGGTTCTACTGGAGTCAAGAGTTGATTTAGTTGAGTAAACTGACATACGAAGACGTTAAAAAAGAAATAGAAAAAAGAGGTTGGGAATTAGTCTCAACCTCTTATGTTAATTTAGATTCTGATTTAGATTTAAAGTGTCCTGCTGGGCATTTCAATGTTCTCTCTTTAAAGCAATGGCGACATTGTGATTGTCCAACTTGTAAAGAAAACCCTTTTTATAATATGGATACGAAGCCAGTAAGAAAAAAAGGTTTTAGAGTTTTGGGACTAGACCAAGCAACTATCACAAGTGGATGGGCAGTTTTTGATGATAAGGATTTAATTAAATATGGCAAATATACAACCAATGGATTACATTCTACTGAAAGAATTGCTCAAACAAAAGGATTTGTAGCTTCATTAATTCAAAAGTGGAAACCATCTTTGGTGGCTTTAGAAGACATACAACTACAAAAGTATGGTAATGGAGAAGGCGTTCTGGTCTTTAAGAAATTAGCACATTTACAAGGCGTTTTAAAAAACTATTGCTATGAGTGCGGCATTCCGTTTGTGGTTGTTTCATCAAATACATGGCGAAATGTTGCTGGTATAAAAGGTCGTTCAAGGGCTGATAGAAAAAAGAATGCTCAATTACTTATTCTAGATAATTATGGCGTAGCAGTTTCAGAAGATGAAGCTGATGCGGTTTTAATTGCTAAGTGGGCGGCGGAAACACAAAAACCAAATGAAATTATTAATTTTTAAAAAAATAAAGGGAGTAGATTTAATTGTCTACTCCCTTTTCTTTATGCTTATTTAACTTTGTAGGCACACCAAATATACTTGTCTATAGGATAAAAAGTATCATAACAAACACTATCAATAACACAAGTTATATGATTCGGCATTGTTATTAACCATGTGCCAGCTAAATCTAAATCAATAAAATCTTGCAATGTGTATATGCCTTTAGGTAAAGAAAAATCTTGAAATCGTTCTTTGAGATATTCATTAATAAATTGTATTTCGGAAAACGTAATTCCTTTCATTCTCGCATACTCCGACAGTTCTATATATGTTTTATCCCAGCTTTTGCCTGTTGCTTTTGAAATTGCCCGGACAGCACAATCATCAACATTTCTTCCTAAAGGATTGGCGTTATAATATTGAAACATTATAAACTCTTCATTTTATCAATATGTTTACGGACAATTTCTTTTTCCTGTGCTGTTTCAGCATAGTCATATAGACATTCTACCATTTTATGAATTGCGTCCATAACCATATCAATGCCATCTTCGATTCTTGTAGAAGAATCACCTTTTCTGTATCTACCACGATTCATATTATAAGTATCCATTTCGTCTCCAAGTCTATCAAAATAGCGTTTCATTGGTCCGAGATTTTCATATTCGTGGCTTCTATCAGAATCCCATTTTTCAGTTTTCCATGAATCTCTGTCTCCCATATAACGTCCTCTACTATCACGTCTTTGGGCATTATAAGAGCCGCCAGTCTGACAGTCATAATAATCAGCTTCTTTAATATCCTTATAAATATCAATTAGTTTAAAAGTAGTGTCAAGATTAGAAGAGGATAGACCTTTATCTGCGATGTTTTCTAATTCTTTTTCTACTCTTCCTAATAGTTTGTCCATTATTATTTATCCCTCCTCTTCAACCTGTAGTCTCTGTTGTAGTTGTGATTGGTAATGACCCTGAATGTTTGCAATTAAAGCAATTTACCGGGCCAAGTAGTTTAAATACTCCATTTTGAATATTTGTAAATACTTTAGTTGAATATCTGCGTCTTGATGTAATCTGACAAGCATTTACATTTGTGCAATTGCAATTAACTAATGGATAAGTTGTTGTTCCTGTGCCAATAGTAATAACAACGCTAGCATTAATTGTGGTTGCTTCTGGAATGTCTTGAGCAATTACAAGACAATATTTTTGTCCATTATTATAACTACCAGATGGTAAGTTAATTGTTAATTGATTATTAGCAAAAGTAATAGCTTGTGAGATAATTAAATTGTCGCATAATGCTTTTGTAGTAGGACAACTCATTAATTATCCCCTCCTAATTACATACAGCCGCAACCATAAGCATTTACAGTATTAATTCCGGCACTCGCATATGGAGAGCAAGTAATGTAAGCAGGCTTTGGAGTAGGCTGTAGTTGATTTACGATATTGCTCGTCTGAGAAAGCTGAGATAACTGTAGCTGAGCAGATTGTAATTCGCTTCTTAGAGAATCAAGTTCATTCTGGGTTAGATAGTTAATAATTCTATCAGTGTTTTTGTCAGCATTTGTCATAATATCACAAGTAGACTGAGCTAAAGCATATTTTAGATTTTCCTGCCCTCTACCTAAATCGCAGCAGCAAGAAGCTAGCTGATTCTGAATGCTGTTGAAGCCTGTCTGATTTGCGAAATTAGAATTCATGATACTTTCACGAGTTTCGCAGCAACAGTCTTTCATGTTGTAATTTGTCTGAGCGATAGCACTCTGAACTCCGTTAAAGCCAGAGCATAGAGAATTTTGAATACCATTTACGCCAGCATTAATATCTGACTGAATAGCATTACCAGTTTGATTGATAGTGTTCTGAACGCCGTTGAAGCCCTGTAGATTAGCAATAGCATTTGCATTTGCAGTCTGACTAATAGCATTACCCAAGTTAGAAATACCTAGGCTTGTGGAATAGAAACCATCACATAAACCATTCTGAACACCACGAATACCATTATCTAACTGATTAAAGTTAAAGGCATCGGTTAAGCTTTGCTGGGTCGCTGGAGTGCAACAATTATTATACCCACTATTGCCGCCAAAAAGACCACCACCAGTAGGAACAAACACGGTATTTACACCTCCATCATTATTTCCGTTATTGTTTCCACCACGATTGCCCCAACCAGCAAAAGCAAAGAATAGGATTAGAATAATTACCCCAATTTTGTTATCGTATAGGCTTTTTATCCTATACTTCTATTGCTTCGTATTCGCAATAGTTCAGCATATCTTTTCATCTGTTTTCCATGTTTTGTAATTTATAACATCACGAATTGTTGTTTCTGAAACATTAAATTTTTTACTTAGTTCTTTTATAGAATAAGTAGAGGATTTTCTTATAAATTCTACTTTTTCCCAATTTAATTTTGACCATGGACAATCTTCACCTTTCAAATGTAAACCCATCTTTACAGCATGAGTTCTATTCATAATATTAGATACCCATTCTAAATTATTAACAGTATTATTTAATTTATTTCCATCAATATGATTTACTTGTTCATAATTATTTGGATTTGGTATATATTTTTCTGCAACTAACCTATGAACAAAATATTTTTTTCCGCACAATATAACCCTCAAATACCCTTTGTTATTTTGTTGTGGCTTTAAGGCGTGTTTAGTCCTCTTATTTATAACCAATCCTTCTTTTGTAATTTCATAGTCATCCATAGTCATTTTAACTTTCATTATCAGAAACCTCCCTTCACTTTTGTTTTAGAATATCACAATACAAACAAAAAGTCAACAGAGTTGCGGTCTCGTGGCAGTGTTATTCCAACTGCTATGCGTTGCACCTGACTAATTATAAGCCTTCGGTTCGGATTAGCATCTCAGCCTTCCCGTTTAATACCGCAATTTTTCAATATAGGTCACCCTATAAAGTGGCAAGTATCTTACCATGCACCTTGACCGCCATTTAGGAAGCCATCACCATTCGTAGTTCCATTCTTGTTCTGGAGAGCTAGAGCGTCTGCTACACTGAGTCCGTTTTCTCCCATTGTTTAATTCCTCCTTTTAAGTATAAATTTATTATTTCAGCATTGACATGAGATTATTCAATTCCTTTTGAAAATTCATACCACGCTGATTAAAATAATTCTCGGCAATTTTATTTACATTTTCTATATCATTATTTTGAGCATATTTAATTAAATCATTAATCATTGGGTCATTAATATTATTACCTTGAATCATTGACATAACTAATTCTTGTGGATTCCTACCTTTTAACAAGCTAACTAAATTCATAGGATTCATCATAATTTCCACTCAACTCCTTTTTCATTTTGATTTGGTTCTAATTTTTGTTTTAAAATGTTCTGAATTTCAAACACTTTTCCCTCAATGGATTGAAACCGACTATCATATTTTTTAAATTGTTCAATAATTTCGTTATTATTATTATTTTCTTTTGCTTGCTCTTCTTGCTGCTGCTGTGGAGCAGAATTGTCATAAGGCGTAATTTTATAAGCCCAAAACAAAGGATTTCCGTTCTGTAAAGATTTTATATACATAAATCCTTCGTTAAGACATAAAGCCACTGACATACCGCCACTTACTGGAACATTTGCCACCTCTAAAGTGGAATTAATATTATAAACATTTCCCTGTGGTTGTGGGAATAAAGGTTGAATATTCTGCTGTTGGAATTGCGGCATATTATTGTTTGCCGCCTGCTGTTGCTGATATTGTGGTTGTGTATTAAAGTTATAAGCCATTACCACTTTCACCTCCGTTCAATTAATTTGTAGATTTGTCAAGACTTCAAAACAATAAAAAAGGACAAGACGTAAAAATTTCTGCGTTTTAAACAGAATGCGTCTTGTCCAATTTGTTAATTTTTTATAAACGGTTCTAATGTTTCCAGTTGTTCTAAAGTTAAATCTAGTTCTTCTAGTTCATCAAAAGAAAAGAACAAATCTGGTAATTGAACTTCAAGATTGTTCATTTTATTCATAAGCAAATAACATTCGGTAATTTTATCTTCTTTAATCTTGTAGCCGCCAGATTCATTTACTTTTGGGATACCATTCTCATCTTTTTCCAAAAATGGTTCACAATTTAATTGAATCTGTTCTTGATAAATTTCTTGTTCGTTTTTAATTGCTTTATGAATTTTGATTAATTTGTATTGAGTTTTTATGTTGAACTTTTCTTTTGATAAAGAAAGAATTAGATTTTCAATTTTTTGAATTTCGGTTCTTTTAACTAGCACTTGTATCACTCCAATATCCGGTATTACCAACGCATCCTAAAAAATTATCCAATGGAATGCTGAAAGACGGAGAATTACTATGACTTGGTAATTGCTTTGCAATAATTTTTTGTTCTAATTCGCTTTCTACTCTAGCCGAATTAGTGTTATATCCCGAAGGACTATAACCATAATTATAAAAAGGGCCTTCATTTGCTATCTTTACACATTTGTCTATTGTAATATCATATAAACCGGGATTACAAATGTTTTGCTTCACTTTTTCTTTAAATTCGTTTATGGTATAATTCATACCAGAAACTTTTGAAGAACTAATAGAATTGCCGCCCCAGCCATAAAAACCACCATTCTGCAAGATACTCATAATGCTATTGCCCGGATTAACTGCTTTTGTAAACCAACGTCTTCTTATTAGCTTAGCATAAAGTAAACAACCGCTTCTAGAAGCTTCTACACCATCTACACTAAGTGGAATTTCACCTAAAATACAGTTGCAGGCGTTGTTTAACTCTTCATCAGTAATTGGAATTGTATCTTTATAATAGCCCTCAGGAGCATTGCCTGTTCCAATAGAACCATTAACACTGCCTTCCATTTTTATAGGCTTTTGTAAGCAAACCATATAAGAAAGGCATGGATAAACGGTATAAATACTAGATGGGTCGGGTTGTTGTGGAACATAGCCATTTTCACAGCCAACAATATTGCCATTACAATAAACGGCTTTCACATCATTATTTAAATCTTTTAAATTAAAAGCTGAATCTAATTTAGTATTTGCGTCACAATGCGGAACATACTCTACGCCTTTGTAATAATCTTCTGTAGAACTACCCTCATAAAAAAAGTCTATATGAACATTAGAATAGTTATTATACCAATTATTTGTATAGCCAATCAAATCACCCATCTTAACAGGAACATTAATTTCACCAGAAGAAACATTACCGGAAAATTTGCCGGGACCTGCTTCTACGCCAACCAAAGGAGCAGTCAATTCAGAAAGTCCACCCAATTCTATATATCTAATGCAGACTGTTTTTCCTATACCATCTTGTCTATCAGTTCTAATATTGACAAAATAACCTTTTCCACCGCCTTTTGTTGTTCCAAATACACTAAAAATAACGCCGTCAGTCATTGAATAAACTGGGACATCTGGACCAACGCCCCAGTCTAATTTTGACCAACCATGTGTTTTATCTTCCTCATTTTTATCATATGTATGTGGCAGCTGATTTGGAGCGGCATTTCCATCTATATAATTTTGAGCATATTCTCCTAATGGATGATAATAATATCTACTCATTTAATCACCTCAATCCTAAAAGTTCTGATGGTTTCTTTTTATCTTTTGGAATATCTCCCCTAAAGCTCCAACCAGTAAAACGATTTCCAAAGAAAATATGACACACCCATAGGTTCTGATAATTACTGTTTCCACCGGGAAAACCAGTTATGTCTTCAATATCAGCTGCAGAGCAACCATTGTAATATGTAATACCTGTTGTTCCGTCAGTGTTTTCTCCATTCCAATTTTCAGCATATTTATAGTGTGTGCCACTCATTATCATTTTTACGAATTCAACAGTATTAATTCCTTCTATTTCTTTATCTTTAAAGGCTTCGTATTTACTCATCAATCCTTCTTTAGAAAGCCCATGTCCCCAATTCATAATAGCTTGGGCGGCAGCACTACTATCATCGTTTAACTGACTATTACTCAATCCATAAGCCCAATTTCTTGCTACTATTAGAACAGCTTGTGAAACACCAAGTCCTGTCCAGCCACATTCAGCAGCTACTACACCCACCATTAATTTTACCCATTCATCTGAAATATTAATTTTTAAATCAGCAGCTGAACCGCTACCAGTATCTTTGATTCCACTAGAGTAAATAGGCGTTTGCATCATGAAAGCATAAGAATACCATCTACTGATTCTAATATCTGGGTCTAATCCATTTAAAGTTTGTGTATTTACTTTTAAAATTTCGCCACTTGAACCATAAGGATAATAAATACCATTACTATCAGGAATACCAATATATTTTCCAGTATAGTCTTTCAAGTTTCCCTTATCATCCATAGTAAAATGAGAATCTAAATGGTCTCTTAAAGAATAATTACTTCCTTTGTGTCCATAAGCATCAAATTCATCCAAAGTAATAGCACCATACCAATATTGAGCTTTGTCTGAGTTGCCGCCACCACCATATCTTTCATAGGGCTGAATATCAAAGTGTAGATTAGAGCCTGTATATTCACTATTTGTAATGCCAATATAAGTTCCTTTTTTAATTTTCTCTCCAGCTTTTAATTCTGGAGAGATTTGTTCCATTTCAATATAGGTGAAAAAAACAGGATATTCATCCGCTGTTCCACCTTGTAATTTAGCTTGCATTCTTGAGTAGCCGCAATCAGTTGTCCTAACAACACAACCATATTTACTTACACCATCGCCGCCAAACCAGCCAACATTTTGAATAATTCCATTAGTCATTGAATAGACTTTTTGTCCGCCACCTACACCAAAATCCATTTTACTAAAACCATGGTCAGTATATGTATGCGGTCTTTGACATGGAGTAGCATCATCATCAATATAATGTTGAGCATAATTTCCTAATGGATGTGCGAAATAATTACTCATTTTATCACCCCTTAATCTTTAATTGGGTCAATTAGGTAGTATCCTTCAGTTAAACCTGAAGTATCAGCAGAAGCTCCTCCACCGCTAATGGAAGAAATACCATTTGATAACTGTTCTAACAAATCCCATAAAGAAGTATCTGTAAGATTGCCGTTTTGGTCAATAGCATAAAGATTGTGAAAATCCATCCATACTTTACCATCATTAGCCATAACGATTTTAGCATTATTAATTCTTACTTCATCTGGCATCAATCCAAAGCTAGACATATTTAATTTTCTACCATAATAATCAGACACTGTGCCGCCAATATACAGACAACCATTCTTTAAAATTGACAAAATGTTTTTATATACTATATCGCCATTGCTTTCGCCAGATAATGCGGACATAAAAATACGTTCAGCACCAGCAAGAATTGTTTCTCTTGAAGAAATGATAGAAGCATCTGTTGGTTTATTTTCGTTGTAATTTGTAGTATTTGTTGTGGTATTAGCAAAAGCGTCTTTGATAATATTATATAGTTGAACATATCCTTGACCTGTACAGTGAATTCCATCTGTTCTTGGAATGTTTTGAGTTTTACTATAAATATCAATATACTTATAATTTTTAGACTTAGCAAAAGCTTCAAGATATTCGGTTTGGAACTTGTTATTTTTTTCTACACTATAGCCGCTAGCATCAGAAGTAATGTAAATCATTGACATAATATAAATGTTTACATTAGATAGTTTTAAGTTATTTTTTGCGAGAATAGTATCAATAGCTTCTTGATATAATTTGAAAAATTCTTCTTTTGAATAACCTATATTAACATCATTAACGCCAAAAAAGAATGCTAAATTTTTAGCTTTTTTAATAGCATCATTATCATAATAAGCAGTATGTGGAACTCTATTATGACTATCAACAGAAGCACTACCAATACCAATTGCTCTATCTTTTAATGGAGTTGTGGACAATCCAACTGTAATAGAATCGCCGATAATTACAAAATCTGTTGAATCAATATCAACTACTGAAGAACTTGAAGCACCATAAGTTTGAATTGACTCAACCTTGCTTTTTTCTTCTGTTTGTTTTTCGTTTTCTTTTTTAGTCTCTTTTTCACTTACTTCTGAACTTTCATCGTTTCTTACGACTTCCGAACCACCATGAATAGCTGTTTTGTTATTGATGAAAATACCAACTTCATCTGTTTTAACTTCAGAAGTAGTTAATTCTATTTGTTTCCCTGTCAATTCTTTTGCCGCCCAATATTGATAACTTACACCTTCATAATTTCCATTTATTTTATAAAGTGAATAGTCAGTTTTAATATCGGTAGCTTGTCCGACTTCAAGGTCTTTAATATTCCAGCACGTTATTGTTTCTACTTGAATATCATCTGCTGTTTCAATATGAGCATTTGGTTCGTTTCCTTGAAGAAGCAATGCTTTTACCGGATAGCCTGCTTTAATTAAATTGTTTTCTCCTTCTTTTACTCTATATAAAGAAGTATTATAAATACCAATTGGCGTGCTATCAGAAAATTTTTGGTCTAGTAATTCAGGTTTAATTTTTCCATTTTCTAACTCAGATTCTAAAAATTCAATACGATAAATACTATAAGATAAAACAATTTCTATAACTTGTCCTTCATCTACTCTTGTGATTCGTGTTCTATCGTTGTTAAAATAATAATAAATAGAATTGCCGTCAGAAATATTATTAACTTTATATACGGTAATATAATATTTCTTTTCTTCTGGCTCTTCGTTAACAAGTAAAGAAACATTATCTTTTGGTTTGTCTAAACCAGCTTCATGGTCGGTATCTGGAATTAAATTCCCCTCACTGTCATAATTATCACTTAAAATGCTATAATTTTTACCATCAGTATATTGCTTTACAATTTCTGTAAGAGCTGAGTTTTCACTTAAAGAAACAATTGTAGACTCATACACATAGTAGCCGCCAGAATACTGATATTCTGGTTTTGCTGAAATTGTTTGTCCATTATTATCTGATTCAAGAACTTTATTAGTAATGAACATTTCACCTGTAAGACTTAATCTAGCAGAATAATCGCCTTTAACATCAGCATAATCTGAAGCTGTTTCTGTTTTAAAAATTGCTTGCCCACTATCATTATACAAGTAGAAACCGACATTTTGATTTGTTAATTCATTTTCTTGACGATAGTCGCCAGTTAAATTAACAACATCACCAGAACGAAATTCATAACCTGCTCTTAGTCTTACGTTATTGTTTTCAATAAGACTTAAACCATATTTATTAAATCTTGTAAAATCTACTAATCCAGATGTGCTTGTAGCAGGACTACGATAAGCAGAAATACCATCTTTGTCCCATAAGAAATAGATATAATTTCCATCAATTATTTGAATCTTAGAAGCGTCTAATTGTCCAAATTTAATATAGTCAGCGTTAATACCATTTGGACCAACACCCGTATCCCATGTTTGTCCGCCATCTTTAGAAAAATATAATCCTTCACCAGTTAATTTATATTGAGAAGATTTATTATCAATTCCTTTGCCAGTTGTTCCCTCTTCATTTACAGTGATATTATCATCATTTGTATTAATAAGAGTTAAATCTCCTTCAAATAGAGTTCCTTGTAAACTTTCTTTTGAAATGTATTTTGTTGCTGTGAAATTTGCTGCTCTTTTATAGGTGTTTTCGTTAAAACTTAACGATTGAACAGAAGCAGTAATTGATTCAAACAAATCCTCAAAAGCAGAAGTATAGTTTTGAACTTCAATTGAATTCTGCTGTGGATTATCTAAATTATAATTGATAGCTGAGATTAAAACTTTTTGTCTATTAGGTAAACCAGTTTTTTCATTAATCCCAAAGAAATCAATATCTTCAATAAAAGTAGTATCAGCTAATTCAAAAGTATAGTCTTCGTCAAGAGAACTTAAATCAATAACAGAAATATTATAGGTTAATTTTGGCTTACAAGAATCTGCTAATACACTAACTGCCGCCCAATAATATTCATTATCAGTTAAATAATCACTATCAGTCCAAGTTCCTTCTTTGATATAAGGCTCGTATTTTTTATAAAACTTATCACTAATATCATTAATCTTGTTTAACCATTCTGAACGCTTTAATTTCCAAATTTTTACCTGTTCATACATACTCTTATATTGCCCGGCTTTACCATTTGTAATATAAAGATTTTTTTGAATTATTTCTTGTCTAAAGTCTTCCCAGCTTTCAAAAGGTGGTATATAATTTTCATTTTCAAATCCTTCTATCATTAGCCGCCAGAATAATTCTCCCCGACAATAAGAGTCGGCGTATTTGGTTAATAATTCTTTTTGAACCCCAAAGACAGTTAAATCTTTTTCGTATTTGTTGCCATATTCAACACTTTGAAATTCATAAGTATAATCGCCTTTTTCGTTCTTTTCTCTATGAATTAAGTTGAAATAATTGTTACTAAAGAATAAGTCTTCCACAAGTCCCCAAAGAATTGTTGCTTGTTCTTTTAGTTTTAATAAATAATTTTTATAAGAATCAGAGGTAGTGTAGTCATCAACTTCATTATCTGTAGTATCTTTACTTAATTGCTTAACTTTAAATTGATACATTCTTTGAGAAATTTTTTGCCGCTCTTCTAATGCTGTCGTAATACCCTCATCACTAACAATATTTGCCGCTTTTAGCTCTTTCATAGCTTCGCCAGTCATATTAATAATTAAATTAGTTAAATCATCATACTTTTCATTATAGTAACCAATAGTAGGTAAGAAAGCAAAATCTCCTTTATCAATTCCATATAAATCCCTTACAACTTGTTCAGCATTTAACAACCCTTTTTGAGTGTAGTAGGAAAAGTCCATAATATAAGAATTTTTACCAACATTATCTTCAGCTGTTTCAATAGAACACATTCCTGTTTTAGATAATTCACTATCAACATTTTCTACATAGAGTTTTGTTGTTAAAGAAGAAGAATCTACAGTTCTTGATATATTAGCCAAGTTTTTTTCATATCTAAAACCAATTTGTTGAACGCCGCCTTTTTCAGTCATAAAGAAAACGTGCTTTTTCATTTTACCATTTTCATCTAAAAGAATTTTGCCGTTTTTATCAAATTCTATATAAAACTGTGGATAAATTTCAAAAACTTTAGACAATTCTTGAATCAGATTAAAACGATTAGATTTTTCTTGTGATAAAGTTCTGATTCTTCTTGGGTGTTTTTCTGTTTGGAATCTATATGGACAATAACCTAATTTTTGATAAATACATTCTTTATCAAAGTTGCCGCCAAAAGAGCAATCACACCAACTATTTTGATAGGTTGCTTTTGTGGCATCATAGTATTGGCACTGTGTTAAATCAATTTTTGCCGTGATAATTTCAATATCATCTTCGGTATAAGTAGTTGGGTCAGTAGCTTTTAAATAATTTTTTACTTTAAAGGTATCTTTGTATTCATATTTATTGGTTTTTGGATTTAAGAATTTCATTGCTTCTACAAAATATTTCTGAACACCATAGGTTTCTCCTAAGGTAATATCAGTTTCTGTTAGTAAATCTTTTTCATGAACTAAAGAGCAATAAACGCCTTTTGAATCCGGCAATTCAAACAATTTATTAGACTGCCGCCCATTCAATATATCAAAATCTCTACCAGTATATTTATAAACAAAGTAATTATCGTCAAAGTCCATTAAACGATTTCCATTTACATCTTGTTCTTGTGGTCTAACAGTGGTATAATCTTCTTGAATAAAATCGTGTCCACGTGTAAAAGCTTCAAATAATTTTAATTCATAAAGATTCGCTGATTTTCGTTTTTGCTCAAATTTTAAAACGCATTCTAATGTTTTTCTTTCACCAAATTCTAATATTTCAGCAATTTTATTTAAGAAAACGGTAAAATCTCTGACATCTGAAATTTTTGTTTTAATTTTTTCTTTTTCATAATAGACATCAAAAAATAAGAGTTTATTTTTAATTCTTTCTTCTGAATCTTTTAAGAAAAAATCTTTCAGTCCAATTGCTTTAGATTCTTTATTTTTTAAGATATTTTCTAATACTACATCTTCCTCTTTTAATGTATTATACCATTTTTTATCAACCGCAAAAGAAGTCATAGGAATTAGTCTCCATTCTACTGGATACTTTTCCCATTTGCTTTCAACTAACGAATCTTTATCAGCTTCATGATTTAATTTTATTAGTGGTGGCGAATCTTTTTTCCATATATGCTCTCCAGTAAAATCTAAATTAAGAACTTGGTCTAAATAAGTAAAGAACTCTTCTGGAGAATAATTCGCTTGGTCAATCTTTACATAATTATAATATTTATTTGATAAAGTCATAGAAGTCGGGACTTGTCCTTTTGGAATTTGTGCTTTAATAATTAGCTTTTTTTCATCAATCACAACACCTTCTTCTGGCTTTTCATATAAAGGTTTTTTTGTTGTTCTTGCGTCTTTGCCGGGCTTAAAAGCTAACTTATAGTTGCTAAAATCATTAATATATTCTAAAGCTGTAATAGAAGATTCAGGATTCACTAAGCCGCCAAAAACAGATACAGTATCATAGGCACTTGAATAGTTTCCATCTAAACTAATGCCGCCATAATTAGAACCACCATCTGGTTCTTCTGAATTTCCAGAAGATGAATCATTGTCATTTAGCCAAGATTGAATTTGAGCTAAAGACACGCCATGAGATAATCCACCAGCACAAAGCTTATAATTATATTGTGTTGTATCATCTTTTATTAATTTAACCATCATGAAATTCTTTGCTCTTGCGGCAGTAGCATCGGCATTCATAGCAGAACTAAGATAATTTCTAATTTGATTTACATTACCTATTGCTTTCTTTTCGCCAGCATTAGAGGGATTAACACTAAAAATAGCGTAATCCCCACTTAGGATAGCTTTGCCGCCATCATAATAGCCTGCTTTAAAATAAAAACCGTTTCCTAATCTTGAGGTTGCTCCGACTTGTCGCTTTGCTAAACCCAAATTGTTTGTGTAGTAAATATGTTTAGTGTCTTGTGCCGTTGTCCATAAAGCAGTATAAATATTGTTTAAAATGATATTGTTAAATTGAATCATACTCATTGATAAAATGCCAATTCTCATAGCTCCATTAGCGTTTGTTCTATCAGCTGAAACATGATAATATTGATTTGTTCCAATGGGGAATAAGCCGTTTTGAGTAATAGCAGTAGCACACAAACTTTTAATTTGACTTTGGTCTAATTTTCTTTGCTTTACCACAAAAGCGGTGGCGGCTTTACCAGTCTTTGTGTAGGGTTCAGGACTAATAAGTAATAACCCTGAACCTCTTTTTACAGCGGACTTAGCATAGTCTAATTGTGTTGAATTATAACTAACTGATACACTTGCCATTATGAACTTTCACCTCCAGATTCTTCTTCATCTTTATTTTCTGTTTCTTTTTTAGTTTGTTCTAACCAAAAAATTCCGTAATAATAATCATTAATAAATAAAGCATAAGCCATAGATTTTGTATCATTATTTTTTGGTAACATAACATTAAAGAATAGCGGGTCTATACTTGAAGTTGTACCTTTCCATACAGGCTTAGCATCTGTAAGCAAATCTCCATCATTTAATGTATAGTCGTAAGTCTCTGTATTTTCATCCTTTTTGTTTTCATCTTTTTTCTCATTATTATCATTTGCGGCGAATAACATTAATTGCTGAGATTGAGCTTTTGGTGTTGATTTTTTATAAGTTTCATAACAATAATCCAAATCAACATTTCCTGTAATGCCATCAATTCTACCTGTGCAACTGTATTGAAACATAACATATTTTCCTGTATACGCTGTAAGTTTTCCATTAGTTCCAAATTGTGCTACCCAAATTGGATATTTTTCTTTGTTTTCAGCAGACAGAACACTTTCCAATCCACTAGCAAAAGAATAAATACCACATATATAGCCCTGCGATTTCATATATTCGCAAAATGCTATACTTAATTCATTTATACTATTAATATTGCTGCTTTCTTCTACATCATAGAAAACTGGATAAGTCAAGTTCTTATCTTTTATGGTTTCAATACATTTTTTTGCTTCTTCTACAGCATCCTCGGTTGTCTGAGCATAACTATACCAATATATACCATAAGGAATACCATTTTCAGCACAGCCAAGAGTATTGTTATTAAATTGTTCATCAACGGAATCTTTCCCATATCCAGCACGAATTATTACAAAATCTACCTTTCCAGATTCTTTTACTTTTTTCCAATCAACTTTTCCTTGAGCATAAGAAACATCAATTCCTTTTGCTTTAATGTTCCCGTCATTATCTCCTTGACCACCTGAACCGCCGGAATCCTCAATTTTCCATCCAGCAGCTTCAAGAAATTTATCTGAAAAATTCTTGTTATCTACTTTGTAAATTTTAACTTCCGCCTTATCAACTAAATAACTGTTGCTATCTTCGCCCTCAGACCATAATTCTAATTTAACTCCACTATAATCGGTTTCTCCGTAATTAATAGCTTTTGTTGAATCAATAGAAACAGTCATTGGTTCAGAATCTGAACGAATTCCAATATATGGTGTAGTAATATTAGCCTTTGCTTTAAATAATAAATAAGCATTATCTGGAACATCTGCTTCTGGATTCTCTATTTCATCCCATGTCCAACTGCCGTTCTTTTTCTTGTAGTGTAAAGTTGTTGTTAAAGGTTCATCAGAATTGCTTTTGTCATTGAATGGAACAAAAGTTAAAGTATTCATATCTTCAAAAATATCAGCAAAAGAAATAAATTTATCAGTATCTTGTCTATTGCTAACACCACTTAAAGTATAATTACCATTAATATCAACAGAACCTTGACCAATAATGATTTTATCTAAATCGACATTATAATTTTTAGTAAAAACCTTATTCTCAATAATCGCTGCAGTAGCCCATGTTTTATAAGCATCCGCCGCCAACTCAACATAAGAATTTTGTTTGTCTTTTGGAATGTCTTTTTTTTCATTTGTGTAAGCTCTATAAATTAAATAATTATAATCGTCTTCGGCATTACAATTTGCCCATTTCGAATATAATTCTGAAATATTCTTATCATATTCAGTAATAGCATTCTTTAAATAATTTTTAAAATCATCCTCTGAACTTTCTGTTGTTAATTCTTTTAAATCGCAACTTAGAAGAAAATCATTATAAGATTCTAAAGCCTTAGTATATAATTCTTTTTCGTTCTCATTAGCTCTATGAACGGTATTTTCTGTATTATTTCTAAAAGTAATTGAATAATCTGTAATAATCCAGTTTCCTGTGCTAATTCTAATAGCATAAACTTTATCTTTTTCAATGTTAATTTCATTGGCAGACAGCCCAAAGTTCAAACAATAATCAGATGAAACAGTTCCTTCTAAATCCATATCATAGCCTTTTACAATATTCGGGCTTAAAATTTCTAAATAAAAATCACTAATATTTTCGTCAATAGTTTCGCCAGTAGCTTCTTCCGTTAGTTCGTTTGTGGATTTAACACTTACTTCTAAAAGGTTAGCATAAGAACCGATATTATATTCACTTGTATCATTTTGTGTAAGCGATTCCCAGCCTGTTTCTTTAGTAATTTTTTCGCCATTTTGAACTAAATTTTTTGCCAAAGTAGGTAAAATAATCCTTGTATCATCTTTTGAACATACTCTAAAATCTTTACCTACATCAGTTTTTATAATTTCATTAATTTCTTTTTCAGAATAAATATTTTCATATTCTTCTGCTTTATTGTTATAAATTTTACAATAGATTTCTGAATTTAAATTGAATTCGGTTCTGTCAGTAATAGAAATTTTTCTTGCGGCGTAAACTTCATTGTCGCCTAATTCTTCCATATATCCATCATAATAAACTGGATACCATGTAAAATCATCAATAGTTCGAGTATTCGGCTTAACATTAACAGAATAGGTTGTGTTACCATCTGTTTTCAATTCATATTTAGTTGTTAGTTTAGATTCTTCTGGAATTGCTGTGGTAGCCCAATAGATTAAAGTATCTTTATTTTTTAATTGTTCTTTTAGTACTTCATTCCATTGAGAAACTTTAATAACATAATGACAGTCATTGTTTACTACTGTTCCGGATTCATCAATTAAAATTTTGTCGCCATCTTTAAAGAAAATAAATTGAATTAAATCTGTAGGACTTTTTGATTTTGGCTGTAGAGCATATTGTTTGTTATTCTTATTCTTTTCATAGCTACCATATAGGGCTGGCTCTTCTGTAGCTTTGTAAGCATTTGTATAAACATTACCATAAATAAAGGATAAATCGCTATATGGAACATAAATATAATCGCCACTTAACTCTACCATTTTATTATCATCTAATAGTTTAAAGCCATTATCTTTATAATAATTGTCCCAAAAAATTTCTTTTTCTCTTGCTGAATCATCGCCCAATTCTAAGGCACGTTCTTCATCTGTAAAAATATTTGTTAAAGTTGCTTCTTTTAGTTCATCAAACCTGCCATCTTTTTCAATAACGCTTTTATAATATTCACTTTCTTTATTAAAATTTTCTGGCTTTACATTTAAAGTAATTGGATAGGCTTTAATCTTTCCGCCAAATTGTGATAAAGGAATTTTATAAAAGCGTTCTTCTTTAAATTCTGTAAAATCACCAGTATTTAATTCTGGTTTATAGTCCCATACACTATCTTCAAGAATTGTGTTCATAAAGACACCTAATTCATCTACATTATTATATAATTCTTCATCAAAAGTAATCCCGTAACCTGTTCTAGATAATTCATCAATAAAACTATCTTGACAAGTAAAAGTTTTCATTAAACTCTTGAAATTCTTTTCTTCTGAAATTTGCTTTACATAAAATTCTAACCAACTATCTTTATAGAATAGCTTTACTTTTTGCTCATTATAAAGCATATCAATAAATTCATTTTTAACATATTCTCCTTTCTCCGAGTCAAAGAACTTAGATGGCATTTTAAAAGTTAATGTATTAGTTCCTTTAATTTCTTTTTTTAATTCAATTTCAGTCGCTTTGCCACCATAGGTCATATTAGAATTACCAATGGTCGCTAAACGTCTTTCACTCTTAATACCATTGTCACCTAAATGCTCTTCCCAAATGCTCAATTCATATGGATATTTTTGAATTGACATACCTTTTCTCTCACCTCTTATTAATAAAACAGTGGCGTATATTTAATTTGTGCTTTATTTAATATATCTGCTAAGCCCCAATAGAGTGGTGGAAACAAATCCCAAATATAATTACAAGCATACCACCACCATTCGTTAATGTCGCCTTTGATTCCCATTGCTGGTGCGGCATTAACTCTCCAATATTGTTGTAAAGTTTTTAAAAAGCCATATTCCAATTGTTGTTCTCTGCGTTTGTATAACTGATAGCCAAATTTATCATCTTTTGGTAATGCTGCAATTTCATCATCAAACCAGTGCCGGAATTTTAACGCTTCGTCAATTTTTGCATTTGTATTTAAATCGGTTATCTGTTTTTTTAGTTTAAGTAGATATTCTTTTGCTGCCAGATAATAAACTGAATCAAATCTTTGCTGGATATATTTATATTTACCATCATCGCCACCATAACCCCAATCAAAAGGTCTAGCATCTAACCAACGCTTGCCGCCCCATAAGTCTTCATCACATACAGGAGCGACTTCAATCAAAGACCAGCCGGGTGGTAATTTAAACCAGTGTCCTTGCTTTATATTCTCATTATAAATTGTTTTTTTAGGCTTATATGTATAAAAATTAGAATAAGTTTTTTTATTTTCTTTCTTATACTCTGGGTTATCTATATTATACAACATCTCTTTTTCTGTGTCAAGGTATAGCGTTGCATTTTTAATATCATCTGTGGTAATATCAAAATAGTCGTTCGTAATCCACTGCGGCATAATTGATAAATTAAAATCATCTTGTCCATAATATAAATCTTTACTTCTTGTAATATATTCTGGCGGATTATATAGATAATCTCTTATAAAATCATTATGCGTATAAGTATTATTTTGAAAAACAGCAGCATCTTTATATTTATTTAAGATAGCTTCTTTTAATGTTTTCCAATATAATTCATAGCGTTCCATATCATCAATACATAAGTCATAAAGCTCTTCATATCTATTAGCATATTCAACACCTTCTTCAAATTCTAATAAAGGATTTCCGCTATCATCCTTTAACAGTGAAGATTGCCAATAGAATAATTTTATATAATGAGCTAATTTTTCTCTTGGAATAGGTTCTGCTATATAACAATGTTTAGGGTGTGCTTTTCCTAATAATCTTGGGTCTGGTCGTCCCACGATAATTCCATTAGGTAAAGGCCATGGTAGAACATTAGGCTTTTTAAAATAAGCGTCTCCGTATTTTTTTGTATCTTCATCAATTGGACTTTCAGTGGTTAAACCAGTCCAATCTACTGCTGCTGGAATAGGTAATCTTTGAACATTATAGCGTCTAATTTGAAAATGATTCCCCCTATTAGTCCAAAAACTTCTTTCGTTATTATCTAATTTTAATTCAAAATCTATTGGAATATCACCCGGATTATAAACTAGTAATCTGCTACCGATTAAAGCGTTTTCATTATTTAATCCTGTGTCCATATTGATATAATTCGTTTTGGAATATTGCGGCAAATAGATAAGCTCTTGGTCATAATCTAAAGTTGGTGTCGTCAATAGTTTAGAAGATTTTGCCCATTCAGGCACATTATCCCAATATCCTCTTACATCAATAATTGTTTTTTCTCCATCAGGAGTATTAAAGTATAGTTCGCCAGCTTGAACTTGTTCAATTGTTGGATAGCCCCCTTTCCATGGAGTTCCCATATTGTTTTCAACATTATAATATTCTTTAGTATTTTTATTATAAATTTTTTGTTTTTTCTTTTTATAAGGATTTTCTTCAATAGTGTTAGTTAAAATAATTCTTTCAGGTGGTGTCTTTAAATAATAATCCGCCGCCCGAACAATATATTTATTAAAACCAAAAGCATAAGGAAAATAACAAATAAAATTTAAAGTTCCTTCACCTTTATATACTCTTTCACCTGTGTGTCTATCAGTAAAACAAATAAAATTAAAATCTGGTTTCGATGATAATTTTGCTCTATAAGTCTTATAAGGAAGCTCATCAAAAACTAAATCCTTTAATTTATCTGTAGAAAACACTTGTGAAATTTTTCTCCAATTTTCTTCTGAAATATTATCAAAAGCAACATTACATGAAAATTCTCTTTTATCATAAGTTTGACCAAAGTAATACGTGCCATCAGAACCAACAATATCAGTTGTATAATCTGTTGGGTCGGGCAACAAATTTTTATTATATCTATCACTTGAAGAAACAACTAATAAGTTTAAATCTTTTGTATGAATGTTTCCAAAGCGAAAACCAACAAAATCTTTCATCCTTTTACCTCCTACAAAAAAGACCCCTCGCCGGATTAAGGCAAGAGGTCTAAAAGTTATTTCTTTAAAATAACCGAAGTTCCAATTGGTTTTGCGGCACTCGTTATTTTTTCTTCTACTCGTTTCATCATTCTATCTACATCATAATCATTAGCAATACTCTCTACTGTAATGTTGACAGAGACGTTTGTATCTCCATAAGTTGCGGAAACCGCATTATTAGCATTACTTGTATTATTAAAAATAGGTAAATTAGCTAGTAATTCTGCCGCTTGTCCAATTCGTTTTGTGTCTTCAGCATTCAGGAAAGCTTCTGGCTTATTCTGTGTTCCATCTACCCAAGCCGGGCCAGTATAATTTACTAAGCCACCGTCAGCATATTTGAAACCAGAAAGATTTGAGAAGCCATGTTTTCCTGTTCTTTTCTTTGCTTTTGCCGCAAAATTACCTTTGGAATCTTTTGTAAGTCCACTAATTTTGCCGCTATTTTTCCATTTATTATACCAGTCTTGCATTTCTTGCTGCGTATTAAAATAATAAGAGTCTGTTCCCGTAGAAAAGACATAATTTCTTTGTTTTCCACTAGAATCTTTAGAACTTTTATGCTGTGATACAGTATTCTTCCAATCTTGTTCTCTTTGGGTGCGAATTTTGATACCAGAAACAGCACTGGTCAAAGATTGCCCTGTAATTCCTGTAATAGGATTTGCGGCAGTCTGAGAAACACTATGTGTTTTACCTTTATTCTGCAATTCTTGAATCCGTTTCTTGTCATCAGCAGTCTTAGTCTTTTTATTCTGTAAGGCTTTAAGCTCTTCATTTTCAGCGGTGGTTAATCCTTGAGCACCCATAGCAATAACAGTTTGAGACGCTTGGTTTGCCATTAAAGAAGCCAATAAGCTTGAATAATAATCTGAAACTTGTTTCATATAATTCATAGATGTATTAGCAGTGTCAGCAATAGCATCAGCAACAGAACTTTGAGCATCAGCTAAAGCATCTAAAGCATCTTGTAATGCTTCTCTTGCTTTTTCTTGTGCATCTGCTACTTTTTCTTGAACTTCTCCTAATGAACGGTCAGCTTCATCTGTTAGAGTTTCACTAATAGTCGCAATAGTAGCTTCTACTTCCCCTTGTGTGGTTTGTAAAGCATTAGTAAAGTCAACTGTTGAAGTTGTCATATAAACTTCTCTAGCATTATAAAGCTCTTCTAATTCATCTCTATATTGTTCAAGTTTTTCAACCGTCATGCTTTCTACTTCTGGATTATTCTCAAAGAACCAACTTGTCATGTCTTCCTGAGAAGCCCAATTACTAATAATTTCAGCTGCTTCTTTATATAAATCTGCAGCATCAAGCACATCCTCTAAATATTCAATTTCAGCGTCTCTTGCTTCTTTTTGCGTTTCATACATTTCTTTCATAGAGTCAATTAAAGAGTCTACTTCATCATCTAATAATTTTTCTCTATCTTGCTGAACTTCATCTTCTAAAGATAAAACATTTTTTTGATTAGTGCCAGATGTATCACGTTTTAATAAAGCTAATTTACGCTCTTTTTGTGCTAAATCCTCATAAGAATTTTCTCTATCTCTAAGTTTACGTTGCTTTTCAATAGCTTCCTCAAGAGCATCTAGATAATCATTATCCGCTTCCTCTAAAGCACTATATTTGTCTTTGGTAGCGTCAATTTCTTCTTGATATTTTTCTTTTAAAACTTCTACTACCTTATCTTGTAAGTCAATTACTTTATCTCTAGCATCTTTTCTAATTTGTTCTGCTTCATCTAATCTATCTTTTAGCTTGTCATTATTATCATCAATCTGGTCTAAAAGTTCATTGATTTGCTGTGCTGTTTCCATTGCATAAGACTTTAAGTCATCATTCATAGGGGCATCAGTCAATGCTTTAATATCAATCATTACTCTATCATTTATCATAGAATAATAGCCAGCATAATTCTCATCTAGCACTTTTAAGAAATTTTGAACAGACTGTTCAATTACAGCATTTTCAGCTTTTGTTGCTACAGCTTCTTGATGAATTAAATCTTGGTATTTTTTAACTAAATCATCAACATTGTCTTCTGATTTTAGATTTTCAATTTTTTCTTTTGTTTCATCAGCTTGTTTGCCTAATCTTTCAATTAGAGTAGTATAATTATATAAGTGGTCAATTGCTGGTTTATACCATTCAGTTCCATATAAGGCTTCTTGTAAATCTTTTTGAGCATCTGCTACTTTCTTCTCTGCATCAGCAACTTTCTTTTGTGCGTCTGCTACTTTTTTAGCATTGTCAGCATTTTTCTTCTTAGTTTCTGTAGCTTTTTTCTGGGCATCGCCATACCCAGATAGAATTTCTGCTGCGGCAGATTCTCCCATTAGACCAATGTTTTTCAGATAGCTTTCATCATTTAAGAGTTTGTTTAAGTCTTCAATTTGCTTTTTAGAACCACTTATTGCATCAGAAACACTTTTTTTCTCAGCAGACAATTCAGCTGGATTAAAGTTGACAATTCCACTAGCAGGAACATATTTTCCTTGTAGCAAATTCATTGTTTGTAATTGAGAAATAATTACATTGTTTAATGAAATCTGGGAACTTGTAGCATTTAATTGTGCCTGATATAGTTGTAGTGTAGTAAGTTTTTGTTGCTCTTCGCTAATAGCTTGCCGCAACTGGTCTTTTGCTGCTTCAACTAATTGGTCTTGAGTTAAAGCTAGATTTACATAAGCATCTCTAAGTGCTTCTGTATCAAGAACATAACCATTAGAAGTTGCTTTAACATAATCGTTAATATCTAACTTCATAGTTTTTAGTTCATCAGCTAAAGACGAATAATCTGAGAAGTTGATAAACCCATTTGTTAACTGGTTTTCAATAGCTGGTTGAACTGTTTTACTGAAAGATTTAACAATATCATCCAGCTTACCTTTTACTTGGTCTTCGATTGTTTTTAAAGCACCTTCGGTATCTACCTTTAAATCCAAAGGCCCCATATCTTCTGCCATGTCATAAAAAGCTTTGATTACTGCTTTAGCTTCATCACCAGTCATTGATTCTTCTAAAACATTAATAATAGTTTCTTTAGCTTCTTCAATATTCGTCAAATCAGTATTAGCAAAGTCAGTAGACACTAAAGTACTAAATTCTTTAGCAGTTAGATTATATTGGTCTTTGAATTTTAATGCCGCATCAGCAAAATCTTTAGCTGTGTCTTCTCCAAGTCTATTAGAAATGTCCGCCATACTTAAAGCAAATTGATTAATTTGGTCAGTAGTCCAAGTAGAAAAGACATCTTTTCCATAAGTTGTAAAGCTTGAAGCATCTGAAAGAGCTGAATTTAAAGCATCAATATACTGCTGTTTGTATTTATCAAATTCTTTTGCGTTGATTCCGGCAATTTGATAAGCTTGTAATTGAGCGGCTGTTAATTCTGGAACTTTTTGGGCAAATTCAGAAATGGATTGTTTTTGCTTGTCGGTTAATTGAGAAGTCATTACTAAAGCAGATTGCAGTTGCTTATAAGAAGAAACGACAGTCTTTAATTTATCAACTAAATTATTCCAATTAGCATCAATTTCTTTATTAAAACTCTTTTCTGTTCCTCCGGTAGCTAACCAAGCAGCTTGTTCATCAGGTTCTAAGCTGCCCCAATCTTTTAAAGAATTTGGTGAATATTCTTTGCTTATTGTAAATTTATCTCGATACTGATTAGAAACAAAATTAGCCACTGCTTCTGTTTCATCACTCGACCCCTGTAGAGCTTCTGAAAGATAGGCAACTTGCTTATCTTTCAGCTGTTTATAAGCTCTTTCAGATTGATTGTCAATAACTTTCGCTAAACCATCGAAATAGCTATCTATTCCTTTGAATTTTTCTGAATCTGGATTTTCTACTCCGGTTAGTAAATCTAATAGAGCTTGAGCATCTTCATCAGTAATCGTTTCAAAATTAACATCTATGGAATTAGCATTAAAAACATCTTGCCAGTCAAATTTACCTTGGTTTGCTATATCATTTAATGTACTGCTTAAAAAATCTGAACCTTTATAATTTTTCCATATTTCTTTATTCTCATCTATATAATCTTTTGTAGCATTTAGAGCCAATGTTGTTTGAGAATCTAATTCTAACTGCAACTGTTTAGATTGGAACTCAGCATTGGCCGCAACCAAGTTATTTAGATAACTTTTTTTAGTTCCTTCTTCAGCAAGCTCTTTTTGTTTATCGACCATTGTTTGCCACAATTCAGATTGAACTTGCAATTGTCCAGTGGTCTCATCATAATATGTTACGATTTCAGGGAACTGTTCTCTAATTTGAGAAACTAATTCATTATATCTTTCTTGTTCTTCAGTTGTTTTAACCTGTTTAGAGTTTAAAGCTTCGTATTCTTCTTTTAAATCGCTTACAGATTTTGCCGAATCTTTTGATTCTTTTGCTTCAGTTGTAGCTGTATTTGCTGCGTCTTCTAATTCATCTAAACGCTTTTTCGCTGCTGCGACCCTGTTCTCAATCTTATTATCTTCAATTTCTTTTAATTTATTTCTAATAGCTACTACGCCAGCGGTTATTAATGAAATAGTTGCCGTAATAGCTAAAGTCATAGGAGCAATACTTTTAATGAATCCTAAACCGCCTTGAATTCCCATATTTGTGAATATATCAACAACTTGTGGAATCATTGCTCCTAAGCTTGTTAAGCCAGTTGTAGCAAAAGCACTAAAAGGATTATCATTTAAAAAAGCAGTTGTAGCTGCAGTTGTAAAAGCGGTTGAAAAAGTTTGACCATAAACAGCACTACGAGCTTTTATTAAAGACTCTTCGTCAGCATTGTCAAGTATAGATAAATCGGCTTCATATTGGTCAATTTCAGTATCTATATTGTCAGTCTGTTCAATATTCTCAGTTATGTTTCCTAGCAGTTCATTAAGCTGTTCATCTATTCTTCTTCGTTCATCTAATATATTCTGTAGCTGTGCTTGTTCTTGCTCCATTAATTGATAGTCTTGTTGATATTTTTCATGTTCTACAGACAACCAATTTTCAGAAGATGAAGATGATTTTAGTAAATTTATAATTTGTTCATCTTTAGCATTTTTTGCCCATTCAGTCCCTAAATTCTGCCTTACAGCACTAATACGGTCGCTCATAGACTGTTTTCGTCTATTTATTGAAGATTGTAATTCAGCTGCTCGATTTTCACTATTTAATTCTTCAAGTCGAGCTTTTAAACGCTCTACCTTTGCTTCTGCTTCTGTAGTATTCGCCTGTATATTAATTTTTTGTTCTTTTAAATTATTGATTTCTTGCTTTAACTCTTCTATTCTTTGTTCACTATCAGAACTTATTCCTATTTTTAATTTTAAGCTTTCGGGAATAATCTTTTGAGATATTTTCTCAAAAGTATTGCCAATTGAAGAGTTTACTGTTGTAATAGTTGAACTCATTCCCTTAACAATATTTGTAACAACTGTCTTACCAAAAATCAAAAAAGTCGCCGCTAAAGCTGCGTAATCCCAACCAGATAATTCATTTAAAGATTGTAATAAATTATTAGCAGAATCGGCTGCTCCCTTAAAGAAATCGCTATTAACAAACGATTGTCTTAAAGTTTCCCATGAATTCTTTACTCTTTTTGTTTTAAATTCAATGGTTTCCATGTTTTTGGCAAATTGTTGTTGTGATTTGCCTGCTGAATTATATGCCGCATCAATTAATTCCATTGTGCGGTCATAATCACTCATCATCTTTATTTTTTAAAGCGATTCGCTACTTCGCTTCTTCTTATTCAGAACTTATAATTTCTTATAAGAAAAGGTCATATCTTATCATTTCTGAAATTTCCGCTTCAGGACGCTTGCCCCTAAAAAAATGACCGTCGAACCTTCACCTAAATGGTGCTTGGCTGCTGATTATCCAATCTTAATAATTTTTAACTTTCGCACATAAAATTTCTTTTTATGCTGTAGTTTATTAAGCTCTAAGGATTTTCCAGCAATTCAAATATTGTTGCCTGATTCACAAGCAATAAATCTTGACTGTTTAAATACCAACTAATCACGATTCATAGCTATAGCCTATATCATAAATATTTATACATTAATCCATTAAAACATTTACCATTTCTTCTAATGGTATTTCTCATAGAACCCGGCAAAATTCCAATTCGTCTCGCCGCATCACTTGCGTTCAAATATACATTTAAAAGTTCTCCTTTGTCATTATACTCTCCAACTTTTCTAAAATTCCAAGCATTAGTTTCGTCTGCTGCTTTTTGCATATTTTCTTGATGAGAAACTTCTTCTAGATTAGATAATCTATTGTTATGCTTATTGCCGTCAATATGATTAATATCTGTATTTTCTTTTTTATTTCCAATAAAAGTTATCCAAACAAGAAGATGCCCTAAAAGATTTTCTCTACTTAAACTATAACTAATATACCCAGACATTAATTTAGTTCCAGATAAAATTTTGTTTTTAATCCCTCTCACTCTACCCAAATTGGAAATAAAATAACCTGTATCTTTATATTCTTTCCAAATTTCATTATCTAATTCTTCTTGCGTAAAAACAATTTCATCAAATTTAGGACTTTCAGGAGTTTTATCTAAATGTTTATTTTGAGCATTTTCTAATTCTGTTGCCCATCTTAAATTAGAAATATCATTATTTAATCTATCTCCATCAATGTGGTCAACATATGGTTTGTTTTCTGGATTAGGAATGAAAGCTTCGGCAACCAATCTATGAACTGCCTTATTCCTGTTCATTCCATCTTGTCTAAAATTGATATATCTATAAGAATGTAAAATTGAACCTTTTAATGTTCTATTTGTTTTTAAATTTCTAATACGACCATGCGGATTTACCACATAAGAAGTTTCTTTTCCATCTAAAATAATTCGTTTTTCATTAGGTTCAATTTCCGTGATTTCTTGTCTTCCGACTATATTTTTAGAAATTTTTCTATTAAGTTTAATTCCATTATTTGTTGTTTTATTTTCTCTTCTTTTTCGCCACGTATTATTACTATTTTCACTAGCACTAATCCATTTAATATTATCAATCTTGTTGTTAGTTTTATCTCCATCTATATTTATAGTGTAAGGTAAATTTTCTGGATTAGGAATAAAAGCAGCTGCCACTAATTTCTTTACCGTAGTCGTTTTATGCTTTCCAGCAATATTAAGACTAACTGAGCCATTACTTCTAACTTTTAATTCTTTATTAGTTTTACTATTGATAATAATGCCCTCATCTGTAATAATATAATCAGTTTCTACTCCGTCAATAATAATTTTCTTTTCCATATTTTTTCTCCTTATAAACTTAATAAAAATTGATTTCTACCTTCTCTTTCAAATGCTTTTATCATTCTACTCTTTCGATAGTCTGTGAGCGTTCTTCTTTCAAGAAGCTCCGTTGCGGATTGTTCCTTTTTAATGATATTACTTTACCTCGGTCATTACCCTCGCCACATTGTCATTACTAACAATGTTTAGTTATTAAAAAGTTATTGAATATTCCCGACAATTAAGAAGGTTTTTGGTTATTCATATTATAAAGCCGTGAAAAGCAGTGGACAACGAGATTTATCGTCTACTACCCTAACTATAATTCTTATAGTTTAGACTATATCTTCACTTTCGTGCTTTTTACTTCGATTTTAAAAAATCTACTTCCATAAGGAATAGTCGTTGAACCGTTAGCTATATAACATAGCTTAATTGGCTGCGGATTTTTTTAACATAATACGATATTACCATACCTCGGTCATTACCCTTGCCACAATATTATTACTAATATTGTTTGGTTGTATTACATAATAAAAGTTCCCGCAATTCAAAAAGTATTACGCAACCCGTATTGTTTTTCAAGCTGCAACAGTTGCAATATATCTTTGAGAGTTTCTTGATAATCCTTGCCAATTTTTAGAAATATCTAGAAATACATCATCAATATCTCTAAATTGTCCGCTACTATCTTTTAATGAAACCCCAATAGATTTTAATGCCTTGTCTACGTTATTATAATTTAAGTCGCTGAATTGTGATTCAGAAGTTCCAGCAACATTTTCTTTTAGCTCTGTAACAATTATCTTCCATTAAAATCGTTAGTTTTTAATGCGTTTTAAACTGCTTTATATTTCTATAAAGTTGAGACTATATCTTTAATATTTTCCGTTTCATTCTACATAGAATTACTCTAATAATAACTAAAGTTATTTTCGATAGTCGTTGAACTTATTTTATTTTTAGCTGCTGATTACCATATTCTAAGAACTTAGGCTTCCAGCAATTAAGAAAATTTACCCTCACCATACATTTTAGCGAGCAATGATTGATTTCATAGCTGTCAATTATCTTCTATAAGAGGCGTTAATTCTTATACGTTCTCTTATGAACTGCTTTATATTTCTATAAAGTTGAGACTATATCTTTATATCCAATTTTTTAAACCACTTGGTTTTATTTATTAATAGTCGTTGAACCTTTTTCAGCTAATCTGAAATTAGGCTGCGGATTACCCAATCTTTAACCTTTTTACTATACTAAGGTTATTAATCTTACCACTATGCTATCACTATCATAGTTTAGTAGTTAAAGCTCTAAGGGCTTCCCCGTCATTTTAAAAGATTTTTTATTGGCTAGCTTTAACCAATATTCTCAGCAGATTCCTGAGTTGTTTCTACTGTTTGTGTTAAGAAAGCAGCAGTGGTTTCAAGAGCCATACCTGCTGATTCAGAAATAGATGCTGTTCTACTCATAGCATTAGCAATGTCGCTACATTATATTTCATTAAAATTCGATTCTATTTTAATGCTTAGAGCCTTATATTACTATAAGGTTTAGACTATATCTTTTTCAAAAAATTTTTCAAATATCTTTATTTTACTCTGTTTTCAGATAGTCGTTGAACTTTTTATTATAAAAAATAACACAGCTGCTGATTGTCCTATAAGGATTTCCCAGCAATTAATTTCTTTAGACGCTAACGATTAATTTAACGTCTGCCGCCGCTTTAGCAGCTAATTCAGAATATACATCTACTACTCTATCCGCATCTGACATTTCGAGTTTAAAGCCTCTTAAAGCAGAAGTCAAATATTTAGTAGATTCTGTAAAACTTTCTTGTGCTAGTGTTGCTAATCTTAGAGTAGATTCAGTTAATCCCATTGATTCTTCCAAACTTAGCGTTTCTTTCTATAAGAATCACTACTTTCTTATACTGCTTAAAAAAAACAGCTCTATATTTCTATAGAGCCAAGATTATATCTTACCTAATAAGGTGATTCACTTCGCATTGTTTAATACTACTCCCTTTTGAAAGGGGATAATCGTTGGACTTTTTATTTTTTTAAAAATAACTTAGCTGCGGATTGTCCAATCTTTTGCCTTTTTACTATACTAAGGTTGTTAATCTTACCACAATAATAATTGCTTAGTAACAAAAGCTCTAAGGAGATTCCCGCAATTCAAATCGTTTCAGAGCATAAGTAATTATTAAAGTTCTTTCCATCTATATCCACAACTTGTTCCATTGCGTTTTGCGGCACTTGAAATAGCACAAGGAGATACTCCCATTTCTCTTGCCGCTGCAGCGAAACTTGGATACTCTTTGATTAAAACATCATTATTGATTTCATATTGCCCAACTTTATGTTGGCATTTGTGTCCATTTAACTGAGCATTCATAGCATTTTCTGACTGTGTGATACAGCGTAAGTTTTCAACTCGATTATCATCTCTAATCCCATTGATGTGGTCAATTACCATTCCTTCTGGAATCTCTCCAACAAAAGTTTCATAAACAAGTCTGTGAGCTGAATATTTCTTTTCATGAATAGCATATCTTACATAGCCGTTTCTTTTATTAGCTCTTAAAAATTTCTTTCCATTTCTACTTTTCACTACCCCATTATTGCTAATTTGGAATTCTTCTTCAAAACCAAGTAATGGCTTCCACTCAACATTACTTAAATCAATAACGGTCTCTTCCGCTGCTTTTTGCTTATCTACTCTTTTTTGAGGAGCAGAACTCCAGCATAGATTCTCAACAGAATTATTATATTTATCACCGTTAATATGTTGAACATTAGTGAAATTATCTGGATTTGGTAAAAACATTTCTGCTACAAGTCTATGTGTCATAAAAGTTTTTGGTTTACCATCAATTGTTAATTGAACTGTATGATACTCATTTCTGGCATAAGTTCCTTTTAAAAATTTGCCTGTTTTCTTGTTAAAAACCTCACCCTTGTCTGAAATTGTATAATGTGTTTCCTTTTCATCAATAATAATTGTTTTAGTCATTTAACATCTCTCCTTTTGTTTTATTAGAAAAGTTTCCTTTTCTTTATTACAACATTATTATATCATAACTCGCCGCAACAAGCAAATACATTGAATCAATATATTTATTGTGCCGCCACAAAAGAAGTGGATTTACACTGGATTTACTTTAACAATTTGTCCTTTATGGACATAAAGGATTCCCTGCTGGACGTATAAAGCACTAGATTGAATAACATCTTTAGTATTTTGTCCCATCTTCTGTGCCATATCGGCATATTGGTCATAAAATCCCCACATATCTTCTACAGAATAATCAGAGACCATAGCAATAGATGCTAGTGCTTCGTCCAATTCTACTACATCGTTATACGTTTGTAAAACAGCATTCTTAACTCCATATAGAACATTTTGAAATGAAATAAAATATTTAATTCTATTTTTAAAATCTTCAAGAGAAGAATTTAACTGTTGTTGTCTTTCTAGTGTGTCACCAATTACAGATGCACTACGTTTTTGAGCATTAGTGGCATTTTCAGTTGATTGAGCGACATTATTTTGTGCTTCACTAATGACTTCTAAGCTTTGTCTTACTCGCTCATTGGTTTTTGTTGCTTGTTCTTGTTCTACATTCTGTAATTGTCTTTGAGCTTCATCTCTTTGCCCCACATAAGAATCCATTGAATAAGAATCTTGATTCCCTAAAGCGGACTGTCCTGCGGTTCTAACCTGCCCCATAACCGCTTGACGATTTTGCTGAGCATTGCTTACAGCAGCTTGTAATTCTTTTACTGCTTCGGTTGCTTGTTCAATTGTTTGAATATCAGTTGTATCAATACCCATTTCAGACAGAATATTTTTAATTTGTTCTAATTTATTAATATTTGCTTGGTCTGTAAGTCTTTCTAATTCATTTAATTCTTGTTGCAAATTTTCTCTATTTAAAAATTGAGTATTTTCTTTATTTAAATCGTTAATTTGCTTTCGATAATTTGCTATATTTTTTCTTGATTCTTCTTCAGCTTTTCCGGGCAGCACACTCTTAGATTCTTGTTTTAAAGCGTTAGCACGGTCTGTAAGTTTATTAATTCTATCATTAGCTGCATCCAATAATTCTTGTGCTCTTTGTTGATCTTCTACTTGTAATACTGCTGCCGCACGCTGATATAACTTAGCGTATTCAGTGGGATTACCGTTTCTGTTATCTAATCCACCTGCTTTTATGGATTCATATACTTTATTAAATACATCTCTTATCTGTTCGGGTATTTTTTCAAATACTTCAGCATCTTGGGATAATTTATCCCAAATTTTTATGAATCCTTTGGAACTTCCTCCTTTGGAAAAAGCCCCCAATTCATTTAATTTTTCTCCAATAGATTTATCAAAATTTTTGTCTTCTGCTAAAGCTTTTAATGCAGCAAAGGGAGATGTCAAATCATTTTTTCGGACATCTTCAGCATTTGTATATTTCCTTAATTCGTCTGGAATATCCCTTTCATTTTTTACTCGTTTTTCTAAATCTTCAATATTACTTTCTTTTTTTATATCTGCTATTTCTTTTTCTATAGCAACTCTTCTTTGACTAATTTCTTCAGATTTTTGTCTTACTTCTATAGCCTTTTGTTCTTCTTTAGTGATTTCTCTTTCTAATCGAGCAATTTCTTCTAAATTATCTCTATATTTTTCAGAACTAATTACTCCTGCTTGGTCAATTGCTTCTATTTGAGCGGTTCTGTTAGAAATAGTTCTTTGTTTATTAACCCCTAATAGATTAATAGCTTTTCCTTTATCAGAACCAGTTAAATAATCAGCAACATTTTTTTCACTATTCCAAATTTTATTAATATTTTGAACTTGCGTTGCTACTCTAGCACCTAATGATTCCAATGTCTTTACATTTCTTTTCATTCCATCTGAAAAACCAGCTGTAAGCTTTTTAGCAAGTGTTTGAGATACATTCTCGCCTAATTTATCTACTTGTTTATTAAAATCTGCCAAATTACCAGTAGATAAAGCTTTTGATAGTTCTTGTGAAATTTCTGTGTCTAATTGAAAATCAATTTTTGTTTGCCCATTCTTGAATTCAATTCCTGAAAAAGCTTTTGTAAAACGCAAGTTAGAATCCTGAATAATTTTATTTAATTCAGTAATTTGTGTCTTTAATTCACTTTTTCTTCTTTTAAAATATTGTAGTTGTTCATCTGATAAAATCGCTAAAGTCGGGTCGCCGGCAGTTTGTTTTACTCGTCCTAAAACAGTCTGAACTTTGGTATAAAAATTTTCTACTTCTTTTTGTGCTTTTTTAAGTCCAGCGGTATCAATAATTCCCTCTGACATGATTCGATTATAATCATTTGCCGCCAACTCTAATTTGTCAAATTCTTTTGTTAATTTTTCTAAAGCTTTAGTATCTACAGCACCTCTTAAACTTTTAGCCATATTTCTAAAGCCATCAATAATTTGTCGGGTATCTAATTGCCCCTCTATCGTATAAACCTTTTTATTTGCCATTATATCTCACCTCACGAAAAGGCATTTAAAATTTAACCGTAATTCCCTTAAATTTTACCTTTAAACCAGCCACCAAATTCTCATTAATTTCTCTAGGAAAGCGTTCACTACCTAATTCAAAACTATAGGCTCTAATAGGATAATGCTGATTTCTACCTGCTTTATTCTTCTTGTATCCGACACCTCCTTTTCTTGCTCTTGGCTGTAAATTCGTATCAATAGGTAAATAGTTTCTAGTAGGGTCTTCCATATTAATATGTTCTACACTTGGAAAAATACCCTCTAAACTAAAAAGTTGTTTATTTTGTTGTTTTAATTCCCATGCTTGTTGATAAGCTGTCGCCAATATATAAGAAGCTGGAACTATTCGATTGTTTATATAATAAAAAGCGTTTCGTGTTATGTTGTTTAATTCACCTTCTAGACTTTGAGAAGCAGAACGCAAAAAAGTATCAATAAAAAGATTAAAACCTTCGGACAATTCTTCTTTTGTAAAGCCATTAACTCCGAAATAAGACATTATTTCTTGGTTTGCTATTAAAAAGTTTAATACTTTAGTAAAATTTTTAGAACCCTTAAAGGTATAACGACTTAAATCCATTGAACCAATACTTAATTCCGTTCCTGAATAAAGTTGAATATTGTTTCTTTGTGTAGTATAATTCTTTACCTGAATGTTTAGAATTTTTGGATTATAAACTCTTCCATTCTTTCCTATTTTTCTAACTTCTAGCTTTACATCTGTTGCTATTTTTTTACCGCTGGTATCTTTTTCACTTCCGGTAATAATAGCATCATAAGATAACAAAGCTGAGCTTGATGAACGAAAAGCAATCGCCGCCCCAATTTCACCTAATAAGCCAGATATAGAGGATTTAGAGAATAAAGCAAAAATAGATTTTGCTGAATTGTCATTTGCCGCCGCAGCTTTTTCCTTTAGTCCATAAGAAGACAAAATGTAATTTTTTAATAATTTTGTGTTTTGGCTTATGAATTCTAAAGCATCAACATAATCTGGAACTGCGGCATAAGCACTTTTAAGAGCTTCTATAAAAGCTTTTACCACTTGTCCATTTGTAATTCTTTTATTTGCTTTTTCAACGCCTTCTTCTTTTTGATAAAGCGTCATTAAAACCTTTTCACCATAAGTTGAAGAACGTATATTCGTTTCAAGCTTCAAAGAACCGCCTAAAAACCCTACTTTTTGTTGAACTTTTGAAAGCCTATCGGCTGAATTCACATTAAATTGAGTACATAAGTCTGTCCAAACTTTTTTATAAAAACGCTTAATTTTTGTTTCACCAGTGCTTGTATTCAAAGATTTAGAACGAGCAGAATTATTTTTGCTGCGTAATCCTTTATTAGAAATCGCACCAAATTGACTATCTAAAGCATTTGTAATAATTTCGAAAATTGGTTCAGAATTAGCAAATGATTCTTTTGTAATACCTCTATAAATACTATTCTCGTCATTCCAACTTTCTAATAGTTCTATAACCTCATCATTAGCAAAAAAATCATTCCAAATGTATTCCATAATTTCTCTATATCTATTATACTGCGAACCACGCTTTCCTAATGCTCGATTGACACTTCCAGTTAAAAGTGCTTTACCTTTTGAACGGCTACCTTCACCTCTTTTTGTAAAAGATAGCGTTGTCATAAAGCCAGCTAATGAATTAAGTATTCTATTGTCATTTAATCCTGCTAAAAAATCAAATAGTCCCTTATTATCTGTGTTTACAAAATGATTTGTTAGTTCTGAAATTTTTTGTTTACTTTCAGATAAAAAGCTATCAATATTATCTATGTCATAAGTGGGAGCAGAAAGCCCAACGGCATTATAAAGAATAGATTCTTCTTTAAGACTTGCGGCAATTTCCTTTTTTAAACCGCTTAAAAAATTAGTATTCAATTCTCCATTATTCGCCGCCACGCCATTATTTTTATTAATAATTTCACTATAGGTTTTTTTAGCAGAAATTAGTTCATTCTGTATTTTATTGAATCTTTCTTTGTATTCAGGCAAATAAGTAGCTTTTCCGGCATAAAATTGATAATAATATGAATAAGCCATCTTATCACCTCTTAAATATAATCTCCAGTTAATTCACTACCTAAAAAAGTAATAATAGCTGTTTTTTGTTTATCTTTTCGGTCTTCATCAGGATAACCAACAAAAAAGAAATCACTCACTACACTATTATCACAATTCTTACCTAATTGAATCGACAGAGAGGATTGAAATCTTAATTTAGGAATTTCTAATAAAGTGGTATTAACTTCACCACTAATCTCACTTTTATTGCTCATTGTAGCAGTAAGTCTAAAAAAACCATTATTCAATCTATTACCTATAGAAATCAATTCAATTCCACCACTATAATCAAAAGTATAATCAATACAAACTTTTCTATAATTACTACTTTTGAAAAAAATTCTACTGCCGCAAATATCAAAATTTCTAATGCGTTCACCAGTTTCATAGTCATAACAAAAGATATATTTTTCTTTTGATGGCGGCAAAGGCTTTAGCATAAGTTCTGGTCTACGTCCCATTGGCATAGGCTCATTATTTGGATTGCCTTGAACCCCCATAAGCTCTAAGCAAGCATTTGGCGTAAATTTTAAATTACAGAAACAATATTCTGAATCTTCGATAACATCTAATTCTTCTTGGTAGGGTACTGATTTTGTCTTTGGGCTAAAGAGTTTTGAATTACTTAAAATTGACCAACTTTTTGGCGATAATACGCCATGAGTTATTCCAAATTTAATTTCTTTGTCCACTTCCCAATTAACCAGTGCCGGATTGTGATAGCCGCCGTTCGCTGAAACAAATTTTTTGTTTTCATCAACTCTGGCTAATTCTGCTGTTTTAAAAGATAAAATGCTTTCATTTGTATCAAATCTTTTAGAACCGATATCAATTGGTCTTAAAGCTCTAATGTCTACATTATACAACTCTTTTATTCCATAAAAGTCTTCCATTCTCTCACCTCCTTCTTTTTAAAAAGTATAAAAATATTTATTTAGCTACAAAAAAAGGGATAGTATTTCTACTATCCCATTTGTCAATAGATTTCATTATTAGGCACATTGATAGATTCAACCATATCAATATTTGTTGGAGTATATGTATATTTAGAGCGTTGCGGCACAATTCTTGTTCCACCTTCTAATAAATCATCTTCAACATTATATTGTTTTAGTTCCATTTGTATATCATTTGGGGGAGTTAAAACATCAATTTGCATACTAAAGGTTGTTGGGTCTCCATCAGCTTGTAATGTAATAGAGGTATCAGAAGATACATTAGCTCTATGAATAACGAACTGGTATCTTTGGTCTTTACCAGTCTTTTGCTCTCTAATATAAGTTTCACCAACAATCTTATAATCATCTGGGAATGTTTCAGCATCAATCACAAGAGTTCTGCCTAAAATGCCGTCATCCTCTGATTCTTTATATTTTACTGTTCTTGTCCATTTATAATAAACAGTCCCAATTTTAATTCTAAACTTGTCTGTTTCTTCTAAAATGCCATCGTTATCATCATCTTTGTCGCCGTCCCAACCTAATACTTTTCCAGCATCATTAACTTGCAATAGTGGCAACATAGTTTTAGCATCATAAAAAATTGTATAAGAACTCGTTTTATCGTCTTTGTAATAACGTAATAAGTTTTCTTTTTGCTTTTTAGTGCTAATTTCTAAACCTTTTCTGTCTTTGACGATGCATTTTTCCATTCTATCAATAACTTCAAGTTCATGAATATCTGTTTCAATAGTTCCAACTTTATCTAAAGAATCAATTTTTTTAATAATAGCATCAATAATTGACTGCGGCATCGCTTTTTCGGTTTCAGTAGTCCATTTTCTTTTGAAATACTTGTAAATTAAAGAATTTCTGTTCTCTGCTACATAAGAAGAATTTTCATTTGTTTTAATATACTTTGTAGCATTTTGATTACCGCTACCACTGTCTAAGTTATTTTCTTCCGCAACCTCAAAAACAATTTCCCATTCTTCGTCTGTTAAAGCTGGAGATGGATATGCTTTAATAGAATAGTGTAATGTTCCATATTTATTAGCCATATTACATTTAACAATAGCACTTGTGTATTTAGATAATTTGCTTTCTAACAGTCCACCCCAAATCATACTCATACTAGCAGGAGAGAACAAAGCATCTTCAAGATTTAAAGAAATTTCTTTGCCATAGTTCCATGTAATCAATTTCTTATTTCCCTTGCCGCCTTGAGCACTTACTTTTTGAGCAGATTTTTCTAATGTAGAAACTTTCAGTGTATCAAGAAATAAAACAGGTGTATAAAAAACTTCATCTCCTATTTCATTAATACTATAGAAAACAACATCACTAACTTCCTTAATACCATATTTTTGGAATAAGTTCATTTTTATATCACCTCTTTATCATGTTATTCAAATTTAACTGGCTCTCCGACATATTCAGAAATTCCATTTATAGTTTCTTTGAGTCTCCATTCATCTTCCCCAACCTTATCAATAGTGTATCTAACTATCCCATCCGTAAATTCACTCAAGTCTTCACTATAAATTTCATCAATAGGAGTAATAACCGTGCTACCACTTTCGTATCCATCATAAGTAGCTTGTTTAACATGATATTGAGTTAATTTCATCATTGTTCCATCTTCTTTTCGTAAAACTTTTAATGCCATATTAAATGTCGTTGGGTCACCATCAGCTTGTAAAGTTAAATTAGTATCTGAACTCATTTTACAAAGAGGAATTTCAAATTGGTATCTTTGGTCTTTACCAGTCTTTCTACTTCTAGAATAAGTTTCGCCAACCAATCTATAAGTACCCGGAAAATGAGTAGCATCAATTACAATCTGTGAACCTAAACTCGTATGGTCATAAGCTTTACTACGTGTCCATTTATAATAAATATCATATTGCTTAATTACTCTCAAATTACCTGTAAGAACTTCACCATTTTTTCTTGTATATTCGTCTGTATTTGGCTCATAAGGCATCATAGTTTTTGGGTCAATAAAAACAGTAAGTTCGCATTGAGAATATTTTGGCAAATAACGATAATTAGCGTGTAATGTATTGGTGTCTGTATTAATAACAAAAGTTTGCGAAGCTCGAACCTTTTCACATCTATCTAAGTAATAAACATTATCAATACCTTGTTTAATTTGATAAATAGCTTCTTGCGGCGGCACAGCATATTGATTTAATTCATCCACAATAGTAAATTTACCTACAGGAACTTCTACTAAATCACCATTCTTGTTCTTTACTTTTTTATAAAAAATTAAATTATCAGTAGTAGTGGTATTATCTTCAAAATTAGAATCAGAAGTTTCAAATCTCCATAATTCACCGTCATAATTATAAGAAATACCAATTTCGCCCTCTTTATAATAAGAATCTACACTATCGTAAGACATCATTCTAAGATTTACTCGCCACAAATATTTTTTAATATCATCGCCAGTTTCCTTAAAGAAATCAAAATTATCAATATTTACTTTAGCTTTTTTAGCTAATTGAGTAGTATGTGCCGCCACACTACCATCATCATTTAAATAAATGTGTCGACCATATTTATCTAATTGATATTCTTCTTTAGCAAAACTACCTAGAATAGAAAAAGTCTTAGCACCATATTTGCCGCCCCACGTCATGGATTGACTAGCAGGACTATATAAAGCATCTTCAAGATTTACTGTAATTTCACGACCAAAATCCCATGTAATAAGTTCGGCATTTCCTAAACCACCAGTAGCAGATACTTGACTAGCAGTTCCTTCTACTGTTGATACTTTTAGTGTATCTAAATATAAGACCGGAATATAAATTTCATCATCATTTTCATCCAATTCAATACTATATAAAGTGCAGTCCGCAACTTCTTTGATACCATATTGTTCAAAGATGTTCAATCGGTTTCACCTCCTTTTACTCACTCAAAACTGTTGTTGAGCCATCTTTTACTTCTGTAGAGAAAGTGCCATCACTATTCTGAATCATAGTATCAGCAACTTCATACGGAGTGATTTCCATCATAATACCATTTTCTGGTCTAGCAATTTCTAAAGCCATATTAAACGTAGTTGGGTCACCATCTGCTTGTAGAGTCAATGTTTGCTCTGAACGAACTTTAGCCAACGGGAATTTTAACTGTAAGCGTTCATCCTTTCCTGTGTCTCTATCACGAATATAGGTTTCGCCGACTAACATATACATACCCGGAAATTGACCAGCTGTTACACGAATTGTATGTGCCTTTAGTTTCTTTTCTTTTGTTGCCAAAGTTAATGACTTAATAAAATAAGGTTCGCCCTGAGAAAACCAATAATCATCATCAAAAGGCTTCATAGATTTTGGACTAACATATGCCCAAAGTCTTCCTTCTGTTGTTTTGTCTACATCAGTTTCATTTTCTGCTTCATCTAAATCGGCTTTCTTATTAGAATAATCTATATCTCTTGTTCCAATGTAACTAATATTCTTTTCATACTTTGTGAGCAAGAAATAAGTCATTTCGTTAATGCTATCAAATTTTAGCCACATATCAATGCCTTTAAATAGCTCTAAGTCTACTTCATCAGTAGTTGACCAATCTGCTAATTTCCATAAAGCATCCGGTGATTCGGCAGTTCCTTTAGATAATTGAGCACTGTAATTATTATTATTATCAACTAAAATTCTTAAAAACTTAGCATTCTTTAGATTAACACCTAGACCAGCGTCAGCAACTACATTTTCTTTTGTTAAGACAATCTGTTCATTGTAAGTCTTTGTAATTTTTTCAGTTGGGTTAATTAAATAAATTACGCTAAACTTATATTCTTCACCATTGGATTGTGTCGGCATTTCGGACACTACAATTTTACTTGTATCAACTTTATAAGCTTTGCCGCTATTGTCATAAATTTTGTTGGGGACTACACCAATAGATTTAGCACCACTTTCAATCTTCATGTACCAATGATATGGTCTATTTTTTACATACCCAAAACCATCAATTTTAGTTCCGTCAATAACAGAAGACTTTACTGGTAAATCACCAATTGTGTCTTCTTTATCATAAGTCGTTAAAGGAATAAGTTTGCCAATAACGCCATTTTCCCTATCATTTCTTGGATAAAAAGCTTTCTCCATTCTAGCAATTCTTTCTACTGGATTTTTATTATTAAAAGAAATACCATAATCATGCTCTAATTCCGCATCCTTCCAGTCAGCAGATAAAACACCGCCCCAACACATTCCTAATGAAGCTGGAGTACAAAGAGCATCTTCTAGATTAACATTAATTGTCTTGCCAAAATCCCAGTTAATTAATCTTGCATTTCCTAAACCACCAGTAGCCCACACATTTTCCGCTGTTTTTTCAACAGTAGAAATCTTTAAAGTATCTAAATAAAGAGCGGGAACATAATATAGTTCACCGCTCCCATCTTTCTTTCTATGAATACTATAAAGAGTGCAATCGGCTACTTCCTTAATGCCATATTGTTCAAATATGTTCATTAGCCTTTTCCCTCCTCTTTATAGATTAATATTCAGTAGCACCAATAGCATCTTCGTCTTCCTTAGCATCTGGATTTACACGATACATTTCAGCATCATCTAATAGATTTAGATTTTCTGTATCCTTAACCATAGTAGAGCCATCTCTTTCTTCAGTGTTTTCTACTACATCATACTGAATTAGTTTAACCATTTTACCGTCTTCTGGACGAAGGACACTTAATGTCATATCAAAAACTGTTGGGTCTCCATCTGCTTCAAGCGTAATAGAAACTTCGCTACCAAGCTTAGCCTGTGGAATAACAAACTGGAAGTGTTGGTCTTCACCAGTATCCTTAGAGCGAGCATAAGTATCACCAACAACCTTGTAAGTGCCGGGGAACTTGTCAGCAGAAATTTCAATAGTATTTCCAAGACTGTTGTCACCATAAGCTACAGAACGAGTCCATTTTAAGTATACTTCTCCCTCAGCAATTGGCGTACCATCTTGATACGGATTCATGGTTGCCAAGTCAATATATACTGCCTGTGGTGTATTATCTCCTTCAGAAGGAACGCCTACACTATTGCCTGCCGGAACAATGAAAGAGCGTTCAGCAATACACTTTTCAGTTCTATCAATCTTGTGCGTGTCCTTAACACCCTTTAAGAAGTTTACACCGCCACTACCAAGCATAGCACTCATAGAAGCTGGACTATAAAGAGCATCTTGTAGCGTTAAAGTGATTTCCTTACCAAAGTCCCAAATAATTAGCTGACTATTACCTCTACCACCAGTAGCAGCTGTGTTATCAGCAGTCTGTTCTAATGTAGAAACCTTTAAGGTATCCAAGAATAGAACCGGAACATAACGTAGAACCTGCTTTTCAATTTTACGTAATCTTAAACGCTTAACAGAACAGGTGGCTTCAAATGTTTCATCTTCAACGGTAATATCTACTGTATGAATTAGACCATTACGAACTAAGGTTTCACATTGTGCATTAGTAGGATAACCATTTTCATTTATCATCCAAGCAACCTTTTCAACATCTTTTGCACCATGTCTATTTACTACAAAAATTAAGCCCTTCTTACCAATAACAACAAGAGCAAGATATTCTACACCGGCAAAAATCTTGTCCTGATAGAACAAATGATTGCCCTTCTTATCTTCGAATTCAAATACACCACTCTTATCAGTAGAAAGTCGCTTAAAATTCTTATTATGTAATAGATAAATATAAGCACCTGCGGCAGTATCAACCATACCGTCTACACGAACATAAATTGCTCTATTAGACTGATTGCCCTCAGCATTTACCTTTAAGTCCTTACCAACAACAGAATCCTGATAAGAAATTTCAGTTAAAGCATCAAGAACTTTGCTAAGTGCATAAGTGGACTTAATATCTTCGTTATCAGTATCCTGTAGCTTATTACCACCTACGGTATAATTATATTTATTGGAAGCTGTGTCTTCATCAGACTTACCAACAACTGGGTCAGCATCAGATTTTACTTTGTAACCGCCAAAAATTGAATTAATACCCTTTAAAGCACTTTCTTCACTAGCGTCAAGAACTTTCTTCTTTTGCTTCAAAGCATCAATAGCATCATTAATACTATAATGTTCATCATCGCCCCACATTACAGCATTAGCAATAGCCATATCAGCACCCTTATTTGCTTTAGCAAACTTTAGATAAGTATCAGTAGCAGAAAATGGTGTCATGCTCCAAGAACCATCATATTCACGAGTTGCCATAGAACCTAAGAATGCTGGCTTATAATAACCCATTTCATCTTCAACAATTAATTCAGCGTAATCAGCATATCTTACATCATAAGCTTTTGCGGTATAAGAAGTATTTAAGCCCTCAATAGCTTCAAGAACATCATCCTTATCATAAGAGAACTGAGATACCTTGCCCGGCAAGCTACATACAACAACCTTTTCAGTAGAATTAGGAGCAGCCGCAAAATCATCAGTGAATTCCAAATCACCAAAAATAGTATCAGCATCACTAAACTGATAACGAACGCCAGTCTTAGTAATTAAATTCTGATTCTTAGCAAAAAGCATTAGAATCTGTTCAATATAAGAGTATTCGTGTGTGCCGGGATACTTCTTAGCATCTGGTGTATCACCAGCAGTCATACCAGTAGCACCTTCAGTCGCATTAGTATACTTTACATTAAAAACAGCCTTGTACTTATATTTATAAACTGTTTTTGTGCTAGATAGCCCATCGGCAATTTCCTCTTCTACTGGCTTACCACAAACAACAATAGAAACAAATGTGCCAGCTGGAGTATAGCCAACGATTTTAGACTGACTAATAATTGTCTTTTCTACTGCATCTACCATGGTAATACTAGTAGCTTTCTGAACATCTTCGTCTGTATATTCAATAGTCTTTAAAGCTTCTTTATTATCTTGTTGCTTAGTAAAAATACGAGTTTCAATTACATCAAAACTATCATCACAATCATAATTTGCTCCACTTAGAATATCAGCATTTTCAAAGACATATGCTTCAAAACCTTCTTCATCACCCTTACCATCTGTCATAGGATAAACGGTTTTTAGGCTTAAAGCCCCTTTTAGGATAGAAGATGCTAAAATCTTTCTCTGAGATTCATAAGTTTCTTGTTTCTTTTCAATACGGTAAAATGTCACGTCAGCAACTTCTTTGATACCATATTTATCAAAAAGATTCTGAACTTTGTTCATCTTAAAACCTCCTTTTATTCATCTTTTTTGTCGAGACTTTCGCCCCAATATTTTGTTTTAAGTTTTTGAGAATCTGCTCCGGCACAAAGCATTTGAATATCTTGTTGCCATTTCTCTTTTAACTGGTGTCGCTCCAGCAACACATAAAAAGAATAAACACTGCAGTTTCTCCAATCTATATGAAAAGTTTCTGCTATTCCTAATAAATCACAAGTAGATAAACCAATTCCATTTTTTTGTTGTTGCTTTTTCTTTACAGCATCTCGCATTTCTCTTTTTAAACGGAATTTTTTAGCAATCGGTGACTCATTTTCTGGTGGCGGTTCTTCAATCGGGCGGCGATTTTGGATTCTTAGTATATCTTGAAAATCAGAAAAATTTTTTTCTGTTATTAGCCGCTTTTTAGAAAAATCATTACCAATTAACACGGCATTAATTTTAGGAAGCAATAAAACTTCTTCTTTTATAAAAGTAGTGAAAGCATTTTGTAAATCCAATAAAAATGAATCAGATAATTTAGCACTTTGTAATAAATAGGACAGAGTTGTTATTTCAGATAAGTCCACTTCTATCTTTGCTTTTTCCTCAATCATCTTAGCAATTTCTGCTTCTGTAAGCAATAATAAATTTAGGTATCCTTTGTATTTGTCTGACCCCATTTTTATAATTTCTTCCATTTTTAATGGGTAGACCTTACAAACATTAGAAAATTGACTTGGAAAACAAGCATAAGATTGCTCTTTAATAACTTCAATATCATTAAGAGAAAGCATAAATTCTAAACTCCATAACAAAATTTCCCATTTCTTCTGTTAATGTGCTAAAATTAAACCCAATATATTTAATTTCTCCCAATCCATTTAATCTTTTATCTTGTAGACTTTTTCTAACTTCACTCATAATTTTATAAGGTCGCAAGTCTTCACCTGTTATTAACCATTGTTGAAATGGACAATAGATACTAACAATAAAAGTCATAACTTCATTATCAGAATTACTTTCACTTACTTCACCATCTGTATATAACAATACTATTTTTGAATCAGACAGTTGTTCATCTCTATTAAGTAACGGCACAACTCTTACGTTTTTATTTAATAATCGCATTCCATTAATTTCATCTTTGTTGTTTAATGGGTCTAAATTGGTATTCACTAATAGCTTACATAAATCTTGATTATTAAGAATTTTTTTGGCAATCTTAACTAAATTTTTGCCATGTTCTTGCCCATATTTAACTTTAGAATCCAATTACATCACCACCATTTAAACATTATTCAAAAAGAAATTAGTGTCTTTTCCAACCTCGATGTTTTCAGAAGAACGGGGTTCAACTTCTCTTTTAAGTTTTTCTCCAATAGTAATATAGGCAACATTATCAATACTAATATCGTCTATACCTTCTATTTGGAAACCCTTGCTCTTGTATTCAAAATAGATTTCTTTCTTTAGGAAATCAAAACGCTGTGTAATAACTTTTGTATCTCTATTTGGTTCACGATAGCCATTACTTTGTATTCCATAGTTATACAAATCTTTTACTACCGCCGCAGAACTGTTTACAAATTTTACAGGAACAGAATAAAGAGTATCTCCATATTCATTAGTAAAATTAATAATAGAATCTAGACAGATTAACTTATAGCAAAAATAACCTTTAGCAATTTTATCTTCACAAAATAAAACCAGCCAAATTTTATCATACTCAATATCTTTAATACGCTGGTAAATTCTTAAAATATCACCTGTATTAAATCTATCAGTCTTTGTAGAAACCAAAAGATTTGAGATTTCTTGACTTTCATTCCATTTGTTTGGTTGCAAAGAACATAAAATGTCTGCTTCATCTAAATTTTTTTGATAAATATTAGCTTGCCATTGTGATTGCCGCAAAAAAAGTTTATCAAATTCTTTTTCTTTTCTAGTTAAAATTCTTTCTTGCCGTGTGTGTCCATCTATATTCATTCTTTTTAAATACACTTCTTTAAAATAATCCATTAGACATCAATCCTATCAAACAGATTCATACATTCAAAAATCGTTTTTCTATAATATTTAAAAGATAAATAACGACACGCCGCCAGCTTGCTATAAAGTAAATAAAAGTTAATTGTCTTTTGTTCCTCTTTATAGCCCTCAAGTTCAATCAAAATAGTATCCAAGAATTTCTCCCATTGCCCGCCTTTTTCACGCTCCCTTAGTAAACCGTATAAACGACTTTTCATTTTGTCAATATAAGCCTGTTTTACATCATTTAATTCCAAGCCTTACCACCACTGCCAGCCAATTTCTTAAAATCAAAAGGTTTTCTGCCAATAGAACGATAATATCTGGCTTCGCTTTTTCTTGCTTCATCTTTAATTTGTTCTCTTAAAGAAATAAAAGTCTTTAGTAAATTTGCTTGTGAGAAATCACTTTCTTCATATTGTGTCTTAATATTCTCCCATGAATCAATCGTTCTTTTAAGCCATTCTTGTTTCATAAAGCAAGCCAAAACTTCAATTTCGGCATTTCCAAAAAATTCATCTTTAAAACATTCTTTTTCTTCGTCAATTTCTAAGCCGCATCTTGGAAATTTAAAATAAGGGATGGCGGATTCAAGAAATGAACGCCAATCTTTAGTAAACCATTCTAAATCTTCTTCTGAATAGCAATTTGCCCAATCATCCTCGTTCACTTTACATAAAAAAGCGTTATACACGTCTCTTAGCGTCTTCATCTTCTCTCACCTTACGGTTTTTTTCTTCTCTTTCTAAATCTCTCTTAGTAGCAATAGACTTCATAATATCCGTTCCGGTCAATTCTTTTAGATAAGAACATTTATTAACATCAACAATTTCGTTTTCTAAAGCATAATTGATAATTCTATTAATCTGGTCAAGAGTATATTTCTTAATTTCGGTCTTAAAAACAGAATAAGGAACATCTTTTAATAAGTTTTCAATCTGTTTATCAGATAAAACAATAATATTTTCTGGCTCTTCAGCTCCATAAGGTTCTAGACCTAAATCAATCTTATCCTGCAAGTCATTAATATAAAGAATGCCACGGTCAATCATATTACGAAAACCTTCATCCCATAAAAGCTGTTCTACAACATCATAAGGTAGTGGAATAGTTTGTCCTTTCTTTGTCCATTTTCTATTAACTCCATATTCAGGCTTAATTACGCCAACAGTCTTGTTAACCATGTTCTGTAATTGAACTAATCTTGTATTGTTTTCCATTATTAAATTCCTCCTTTAAACTCAAAAAAAGATGGATGAGCTTTTAAGCCCGCCCATCTTTTCTCATTCTATAATATTTTTATCTTATTCTACTGGATACTTAGTAGGATAATTATCTGTATTAGCTAGTGTAGTATTTTCATATACACACCAGTTATGATTAGTAAGGATAGCTACACCAAAACGAGTATATGCTTCAATTTCAAAGCTTCTATCTCTATGCTGCCAATCATCTACCTGAGTATTACCTTCAAATACTACCTTTACTACCTTTTCGCCACCAGTTGGGAATACATAAGCCATAGCTGGGTTAATCTGAGTAGTAGTGTTTGTTTCATCAGTATAAGACTGTGGTAGCTGAATGATTGGTGTACCTCTAAAGGACGTGATATAACCTGTCCGAGCAATATCGTCAATATCCTTTGGAGAATATACCGGAGTAGCACCAGCATAGCCCGGAGTTCCCTTAAAGACTGGCTGACCAATTGCATCAGGCCCCATTTCAGCAATAAATTCTGGAGCGGCAAAGATTACAGCACCGCCGCCATAAGCTCTAGCTACAGAAATAAGAGAAGCCATTGCATTAGCATCCCAGCCTGCACCTACATAAACATTTTTAGTTGGACGGTCTTCTGCGTTTACAGAAGCAATTAGAGCCTTCTGAACTTCACCCATTAGAGCTTCCTGAATGCCTTCAAGTAGAATATCAGTGGATTCAGAAATATCTTCATCACCAGTTAAATATCTTTCAAAGTCAATATAAGCCGCACCACCAATAGCGTGTCCACCGACTTCAAAAGTATCTCTATCTAGTCTAAAAGATTCATAAGCACCAGAAAGACCTACTTCAGTAATAAATTGCTTAGCCCGCTGGCGACCTCTCTTTCTTACAAACTGTGCCTTTTGACCAAGTGCTACGGTCTTAATTTCAGCAAAAGTCCCCATAATCTGTTCTACATAACGTGGTAGAATTTCATCATAAGCCTCCTGCAGAATTTCAAAAAGGTCTAGCTTGTTTCTACGATAGGAATTATAGTCATAACAAAGATTATGAATTTCATTATGTAGTGCTTCTTTTACGTCATTATTAGAAAACTTAGTTGGATTTGGGCTAGTGCCATAATAAGAGCATACAACTAAGTCCTTAATTGCTTTAATATCAGTTGCCATTATTTCTTCTACCTCCTTTACCTAAAATTACGCAGTCGGTTCATTAATGAACTGGAACATGAAAGACTTTGTGCCATCAGCATTAGTATAAGCCTTTACAACCTGTGCGTATACATGACCTAGTGCGTTTGCAACACTAGCACCAATGGTTAGCTTACCATGAGAACCTTCTACAACATAAGCGTAAACTGCGTCACCCTTATCTACTGCTGCCTTTACATCATTATACATAATATCACTATCAAAATTAGTATTAGCTGTCTTGAAAAGAGTAGTATTAGTAGTATCCCAAGCAACAGAATTGGTAGTAATTCTCATACCCGGTTCTACATAACCAAGTCTTGGATAGAATTCATTACAAATCATGCAGAAATTTCTACGACCCGGAGTAAACTGATTATAAATCTTTTCAGTAGAATAATTAATGCCCATTGGATAGCCCTTATCAGATAGTGCCTTAGTTGGAATCGTTACGATTTTCTTAACCTTATCCACCATGTAGAAAGAACCATTTTCACCATAAATCTTACCAGTAGTTGCTTCTGTATCAGTCATTGGAAAATGAGAAGCAAACTTTTCTGGGTCTAAAGCACACTGTGCTTCAATCATGCCAGCTCTTGTAAACCAAACCTGATTTGGTTCAATCTGACCAAAACCATGACAGTCGAAAAATTTAATTGCCATTACTTATTACCCCCATTCTTATATTTATCTAATAGTCTTTCAATACCCGATTCTGCTTTATTGTCTACATTAGTCTTATAGATTAAATCTGGTTCATCCTTTTTCTTAGAGAAAAAAGTAGTGGAACTATTGTCGTAAGCGGTAGCACAAACTTCCTTCTTGAAATCGTCTACAGTAAACTTATCCATCTTACCTTTTAGTTCATCAATAAGAGAATCATTTAGATATTCAGAAAACTTATCAAGAATTTCTTCTTTCTTAGTATTTTCAATATTGGACTTAAATTCTGAAAGTTCAGAAATCTGCCCACTTAAAAGTGTCTTTTCTTTTTCAAACTCTACAATATTGGTTTTTAGGTCGGCAATTTCAGTATCCTTTTCATTTAATTTCTTCTGAAAGTCTGCTAAAGCGTCCTTATCATCATCTGTAGAAGTAACCTTTGCTTCTTCTAACTGAGATTTTAGGGTAACGATTTCATCTTTTAAAATAGTCATTTCCTTGGGGTCAACAGATTCACCCAAAGTAAAATTACCCTGTTCATCTGTAACAATCTTATTATAATGAATGCCGTCCTTATTTACATAAGAAACTACATCATTGTCTAAACTAAAAATTACAGAATCAAATACTTCATCCTTATCCATTTCATAATCTGGATTAAGCATAGCAAAAATAGCAGAAAAGTTCTCCGCTTCTACGCCAAATAAATTTGTATTCACTGGTTTTTTCACCCCTACCTTTTTATTATCATTGTTATCTTTTTTACTAAAGTTTTTAATTGTATCAATTAATTCTTTAGCATCATTGTATAAACTAAAAAATGCCGCCCCTTCAAAACATGGTTCAGTCATATCACCTAAAACTTGTAGTCCTAGTAAACAGCCGTCCTCAAAATCAAAATAAGGGTCGCCGTCTTCCCAGATATTCCACCGACCTTTTAAAGTTCCGCTATAAATTTCCATAGATTGAGATTTACCAGAAATGATTTTAGCTTCAGGATACAAAGCAGTATAGACAATAACATCGCAACACGCATATTCACGTTCTACGCCGTCTTCATCCAAATGCTTTTCCCAAGCAAAATTAGGGTTTTCCGGAACAATTCCGTAAATCTTTCCATCTGAATTTTTCCAACCATGGTCTGTATAATCTACATCATCTTTATCAAAAATTCCTTTAATCGGAACATATGGTAAAGAAGCAATAAGTTTATTAGCAAATTCTTCTGATATAAAAGTACGGTTTCTATTGAGTCCTTTATAAAAAATGCGGACTCTACATTTAGATGTTATATCATTTACTTTTGTCATATCTCCATAAAGACTAATATCAAGTCTGTTTGGAATCTTCATCTTGTCCATCGTCAGTATTCACCTCTTCTTGTTTATTTTTATCACTTGTAGAATCTTTTCCATTTCCTTCAATTGGCTCGCCTGCTTTCTTGCCGGACTGCGTATAAGAAGATTGTAATGGTTTTAGTACTTCATCGAGTTCTAATAAATCATTTTCAAGCGTCTTTAAGTCAGCAAGATTAGTTTGGTCTACACCAGTAGAAAGAATAGGTGTTAAGAAACTATAACCAAACGCCGCCAATTCTTTTGCTCTAGAAGTGTAATCAGCACTATTGTAATAGCTAATGGGTAAAATCAATAACTTGAATTTTACTTTAGCATTACTGAACTTATAGTTCATAAGAGCAGTAAAAAAGTTGGCATAACGATTTCCCAAAATCATAGTCATAGCTAAGTCATTATTTAAAGAATAGTTAATTCCAGCTTCTGTTGTCGCACAAAATAGTTCTTTTGATATTCCGGCGGATTCATAAATAAGATTTTGAACATCTTCAACTTCGGTTTTTTCATCACTGTCACCGCTTAAATCTAATAAATCAATTTTATTATAACTCGTCACGACATCTACATCTGGATTATCTCTTAGCATATCAACAACACCTTGATGCATAACCTCTGCTTCATCTGGTTCAAAAACTAATTCAGTTCCATTTACACCAACTTGTTGCGTTAGAATTCTTTTTAAGGCTTGTAAATTTCGTTTTTTATCAATGTCTTTATAATCATCCAAGTCATCTAATAGCGGAATCAAATCTAAAAAGAATGGTCTTTCATCAAAATAACAAAAATAAATGCCCATTTCAGCAGGAAGGAAAATCCACCTATCTTTTCCTTTATGTTTATAATTGTAATAACCTTTTTGAACCACTTTAGGATAGGTTTCAAGAATTTCTTTTCTTAAAGCTTCATCTCTAATAGTGTCGAAAAAAGCCATATTAAATTCTACAATATCAACATCATGAGAGTTTTTAAAACGACTGCGGCAATAGTCAAAAGGTAAATCTTGAATTGCTACAAAATCGCCATCTTCATGAATCAATCCATAATAAGCACCTTTTACCAAAATATCTTTACTAAATAATGTACATTTTCTTTCTATTTGAAAAGAAGTGCAAAAATCAGAAGCATTATAATAGGCTTGAGAAATTTTTTTATTAGAAATTTTATCTCTTGGGTTTTTAATGTGCGGCACAAGCACCCAAGAATAAGTTAAAAAAGTCGCATAGTGTAAGATAATTCTCTTATAAAGACCAGAAGTAGCAAAAAAGAATTCACTTAATTTTGCTCGTTCAATCGGGTCGCCGCATTCTACAATTCTTTTAATTTGCTCCTTAGAATACATTGGATTTCTTTCTCTATAAGATTTGGCATCGGAACGAATATACGCCGCCTTAGAAGTGGCAATCATGTCTTTTAATGCTTTCTTAAATTCTAGTATTCTTTGGTCTTTTAATTCTTGTGTGTTTATATATCTCACCCCCTTGCTTTAGTGGTAAAAACAAGTCGCCGCCCTAAGCCACGATTTTGTCTCTTACTAATAAAGTCATTTTCAAGTGTTTGAACTCTATAAATTCCCATTTCCAAAGCGGAGAATTTGTCTTTTGTCATTCTTTTATTAATTTGTTCTACTACAATTTGATTACTGTTTCCTGTTGGTTTTTGTTTTAAATTCATAATTTCATCCAAAAGAATAGTTGTTAGTTCGTGCGGCAATAATCTTTTATTTTTTTCCTCTGGCGACATTTTAGCACCACGCCGAGTAGACATTAATTTTGTTTTAGCTACTGATTCTGGAATTAAGAAGTTAAGTAAACCAGAATAAACTTTGGAATAAAGAAAGGAATGCATTTGACTATTAAGGTCTAAATTTGCTTTAATTCCATACAAAATTTTACTAGCTTCTTTTGGCTGTAAGTTTCTATATTCATCTCTATTCGAGAACCCATATGCCGGATAAGTTTTTCCCGTAGTAGCATCAAAAGATTCTTTAATCATACTGTCGCCAAAAGCCACGCCTACATTTATCTTTGATATACTTCTTTAAGGTATATATGCTTTATGTTTCCATAAAGATGAGACTATATCTTCTACCGTTTGGTAGCTCTCTTTTTCGATTTAATAAAATCTACAAAAAATTTAGTCGTTGAACACTTAATCAAATACAATATTTTCCGTTAATTCTTTCCATGATTTTTTTCTTTTTATTCTAGCTATTGTCTCTTTATGAACATTGTAATCTTTTGCTATATCCAAGTATTTTTCTTTAGACAATAGCCGATTGATAATATTGAGAACATCTTCTTTAGACAATTTCGCTCCACCATTAATTTCAGCCCTTAGTCCATGTTTGATAGCATGTTCTATATTTTGTTTTGGCGTAACCCATTCCAAATTAGAAACAGCATTATTAGTTTTATCTCCGTCTATGTGATTAATTTGTAATTTATCCATATCTTTTACTGGATTAAAATTTTCTAAAACTAGTCTATGAACTGAATAAGCATGCTGTTTTCCATTAGGTAAATCTATAGAGCTTAGTCGAACTTTTAAATACCCATATCTATCTGGTAATTCGCAAATAAATTTATGAGAGTATTCACTCCAAACATGACCATCTTCAGACACATAATAAGGATATTTTAATTCATGTCTACAATTCTTTATTCTCTTCATTGTTTCACCTTTTTATAATTTCTATTGTATTTGTTTTTATGCTGCTGATTAACCCTTTTACAATTCGGTTTTCCCAGCAATTAAGAGAGTTTTTCTCTTATATATTTCTACATAAGGGAGCTAATATTAACCCATTTATATCTATTACTACTTCTTTCGGACAGAATAATTCAATTAATTTTTTTAATTCAATAACTTGCTTATCAAAAACTTTTTCACTTTCTGTTTTTCCTAATACAAATAAGTTTACTAAATTTACTTTCCATGGATTATCTTTTCTTGGGAACACTTTAAGAACTACCGCTACTGTCTGGCACTTCAATCTAGCAATATCCACTGCAATTACGTAAAAAGATTCAATGTCATCTCTAAATTTGGCATGAGATTCAGGATTAACCAAATGGCGGCAACTCAATAATTTCTCATAGTCAAACCACGCATCATTAGATGAACCCACAAATCTACTCATATATTCTTTAGCAAAACCCAATTCATTAAAAGTTCCAGATAATTTTAATTCCGTCAAAAAGTCCTTGGAAAGTAATCCTGCCGAAACAGGAACTCTGAAATCGAATCCCCAACAAAAAGTTTTAGCCGGATTTATAATAGAATCTTCAAAAAATTCAACTGTTTTGTCATAACAATAGGTATTTTTATCAGAAGCAGAAGAAATCCAGAACTGAACTTGTTGTGGCTCATATTCATTATAATCTTGATTTTTCATTGGTCTATCAACATTTAATAAAGGTAGAATAATTTCATTTATATCCTCTGCTTTGTGGTCTATAAAATACCCTCGGTTTCCCGATATTTATTAGGGGATTAGACTTTATCATTATTGCTAAAGCAATATCACCTGTAAAGTCGTTGAACTTTATACCTAAAAAGGCATCTTAGCTGCGGATTATCCAATTTTTAAACTTTTTACTATACTAAGCTAATTAGACTTACCATTATATTATTACTAATATAATTTAGTATTTAAAACTCTAAGGACGTTCCCGCAATTTAAGTGATTTTAATACCGCAACCATTTGTCATTAAAACTTTGAGGTAATTCTTTTTTAGAATACTCTTTTAAATTCCACTCATTATATTTTTTTATACCAATTTCTATTATTTCTTTCTTATTTAATTTCTTAAAATTGTCCCACGCTGTTTTTACCTTACCACTTTTATTTTTTAAACCATTATACAAAAAGGATTTATCCTTTTTAAAATAAAGAGACAATACTTTATCTATTCCCCTACTATATGACGAAGAAATACAAAAACAATAAAAATATTCCTTTTCAGTTAAATGATTAGGAACTCTTTTTGAATCTGGTTCTTTATTTTCTGGTATATTAAATATTTTTCTAAAAGATTTTTGTATATTTTCTTTCTCAATTTTTGTTAATTCTAATGATTTAATATAATAATCAACATAAGAAACTCCTCTTAATACAGTACTAACAGTTGAAGAGTCTATTTTTAAATAATTTGCAATCTTTTGAGTATATCCTCTCCATAAACAACCATAATAAATAAAACAAAAATCCTTATAAGATAACTTCGCATTTACGACCGGAAAAACTTCTCCTCCCAAAGTTAAATTATATCCATTCCAATAGGAGTTTTCAATTTCTATAGTTTTTATTTCCAAATCATTAAGTTCTTTTCTATTTGAAATCTCATATTCTTTATAATAAAAAGAGAAATTATCTTCTCCATAAAGTAAAAAATCTTTTTGTAATACTTTATTATGATGCTTTTTGTTCTTTAATTGATTATAATGAGCATTTTTTCTTCTGTTAATATTTATGGTCTGTCCTACATAAACTTTACCATTAATATTATTAATAATTTTATAAATATATCCTATCATTATTTTACCTCATATATTTTACGGTATTCATCGAGAATGCCGCAATTCGCTCTGTTTCCTCTTGTGGAATTAAGAGGTGTTAAAATATCTAAAATAGAAGTATTTCTAAAAATCAAAGTATAATAATCATTCGATTTTTTCTCAATTAAAACTTCTTTCTTCAAGAGCGGTAATAACTCGAAAATCTGTTGTATTTTAGCAGAAGCAATCTTAACTGACTGCTGCTTGCCCGGACTACACATAAACTGGTGGCTGCCGGGTCTGAAAACAGAAATTAAAATTAAGGCAAGCACACAAATGAACGATTTTCCAGCAGCACGAGGAGCAATAGTATCAACACGCCCATGCCGCAAACACGCTCGCAAAAAAGCACGTTGAAAAAGTTTAAGAGAAAATTTAGAACTTCTTGGAGTTATTAAATCCACGACATTGTATTTAACAAGAATCGCTAATTCTTGTCCTTATGGCTTATAATTTCTTATAAGAGTAGACTATATTATTTTAATTTTCTTTCAACTCGCTTGAATTTACTATATTCATAGTCGTTGAACCTATTAGTTGATTAAGTCCCTAATTCGGATGCTGATTGCCCATTATTAAAAATATGAATTTCTCCTTATTTTCATCTCTTTACTTGTTTCTGCTTTCGCTCCTTCATAAAACTATTGTGGCAAAAGAGCTTTAGGGCTTCCCAGCAATTTTAAATTTTTTCATAGCTTTTATCACTATGCTCCTCGTTTGAAGAGGTCTGGATAATTAATCCAGTGTTCTAACCATTTCGTATAAAGTTCATAATTTTCTTCAATTCTTTTCTTTGTCATTAAACTGCCTTTTTCAACTTCTATCCCGTCAATAATAAATTTCTTTTTTGCTACCTTTGCTAATGTTGAACAAGTATTTTCTATTTGCTCAACGGTAAACATTCAAATCCCTCACCCCTTAATAATCAATATTAAATTCTTCATTATCTTCTTCGGCAAAATTGCGGCAATCGGCAATAAATTCTTTTTCGTCAAAATTTTGTCCACTGAGTTCTGCGGCAACTTTAAGTGATTCAATTCTTTCTCTAATTTCTTCACCGATGCCGCTTTCATTTACATACATATAACGAGCATAAGCTTTTGTGCTTTGTATCAAAGTATCAACTTCATCTCGTTTTATATCAGTGTAATACTTTGGCTTAAAGCCTAAAACTTCAGCATAGCTCATTAAATCACTAACGCCCTCAAACTCGTCTTCTGATTTAATCAACTTAGGACTCAAATTCGCAATTTCAATCAAATCATTATATGCCTTTAAGTCCTTAGAAATATCATCACCAGCACGAATTTTTTCTTCAAGAATTAAACTGTAGCGGCACAGCTTTAGTGCTTGGTCTTCATTTAAAACTCCAACTACGTTAGACGATTCAAGCATTCCTTTATGCAAATGTTCCAAATAGTCCAATTGCTTTTCATCATACTGTTCGCCCCACTTCTGCCTAAGTTGTTTAACCATTCTTTGCTGTGTTTCCGGCAATGCTCTTTCAACTTTGTCGGCATCTTTAAGCCGCAAATACAAGTCATTATATTCTTGCCATTCCAAAGTCTCATATTCTTTTTGTCGAAAGAGACTGCAATAGCAACTAAAGGCATCTTTACCCTTTACTGCGGCAATCTTTTCCCACTCTTCCGGCACAAAAGGAATATTAATAATTTGGCAAATTTTATTAACACTGTTCCAAGATGGGTCGGCGGCAATAATACTGTTCACGCAATCACGGCATACTGGCATACTATCGCCAAGCAACAAATTGTGATTAAGAGCAATGTAATTGGCTGGTGTTTTATCTTGTCCACACCGCAGGCAAATTTTCCCCATAATCAATCACCTTTTAATTCCAAACCTTTTTCAATGAGTTCTGCCAACTTGTCTTTTTGCTTTAGTTCTCTGTTGGTTGCTGCCACATCACGTGCCATAGACAAAAGTAGCCGCTGACGCTTCTTTTCTTGTTGATTGTAGGAATCTAAAATTTCAACCATAAAATCCTCAAAATTGTCGTTTTCCTTTACCCCTAAAAGTCGGGCAAAACCAACTAAATCCGTAAGCTGGAAATCATCCCTCATTATTTGAAACAATTTTTCCCAATTCTTTTTCATGTCTACGTGCCTCCCTCTCACACTTTTTACATCTAGAATTTAAGCCATCCGGCAACTTGGATTTGCGTGAAAATTGACGTGGGTCTCTTAACAACTCTCTGCCGCAAGATGAACAAATTTTCCATGCCTTATCATAATCCTTACATAAAAACTCATCATAATTTAAATTGGCAGCGGCGGCAATCTTGTTTGTAATGTGTCCCCAAATAGTAGAAATATAATTTTCTTGATGATGAATACCCATTTGCTTTTCTACTGTGGCGGCAATCTCTTTAATTGATTTGCCTTTTTTCTTTTCTTCAACAATAAGCAATTGTTCTGGTGTTAACTTTGCGGCACTAATATAAAAATCCAAAGTCCAAAGCAAATTATGAATAAGGGAATCCGGCATTTCTGCCACAAAAGCTTTTAAATCATAATACGCCAAAATTAACTCATAAATGTGAAATGGCTCTAAAAAGCTAAAATAAAGTTTTGTTGGGGCGGGCATTGCTTTTGCTTCTCTTGTTGAATCGGTTCTTGGAAACTTAAAAGCTGTGTCGTCTTCTGTCCGCATTACTCCTCTTGGATATACTGGAAAACCTACGTGTGTCGCTGCTTCCCAATCAAAATATTGTAAGCGGTTTGGTGTAGATGTTCGGCGGTCGCCCAAAAGTAAGTATTGCTGTTGCCGCAATGAAATTAGCTGATGATTTAGCAAATACTTTTGTCTTCTAGTAAGAGAATCGCCGTGCTCCTTTAAGTAATCAGAAAACTTTTTAATTGTTTCTTGTAGTTCAGCCAAACCTTTCACATTTTTTAAGTCCTTTTCGGTAATTTGCGGCTTTGGCTTTTTGTATGGTGTTAGTGGCTTTAGTGTTGCTTCGTTAAAACCGGGCGTTTCCATTAAAGCTTCTAGTGATTCAGGTTTCTTTTTAGACCACGTATTAAATTTAGTCTTAATTTCTACTTCTTTGCGGTCTACTGAAGAAGTGCCGTCTTCATCTTTTCCATATAAAATAAAATCAGCGATTTGTTCTAATTCTTTTCTTGATAATTTATCGAGTGGTAAATTTTTAATTGATTCGCATCTATCTTTTGAATAATAAATGCCGAAATCAAGATAGTAATTCACACACATCACCTCCTATAATAATAGTATAACATTTGGGATAGAATAGTGTCAAATTTGGTCCTAATTTTAAAAAATACTTCTGGGAGTTTTTTAGCAGGTCCCGCCGAAAATCTGATTTATTCCACTTTTTGCCAGAAACAGACCCCCCTCTTTTCGTCATTTTGCATAAAGCATTGTAAACCTTTTTGTGCAAAACGTAAAATTCTATTTTTTTTGAAAAAAATGCTTGACAAATGACGGTGCATCGGTTATAATAAAAAATGTCAACAGGACATGGAGCGGATAACAAAAAGCACCGCAAAAAAAAACAAAAAAACAAATGTGAAAAATTTGTAAATTTCAAAAATCCTATTGACAAAAAAGAATTTCTGTGATACAATAGAGTCATAGAAAAAAAGAATAGTGTTGCGGACACATAAGACCATCGAGGGATTAGTCTAATAGGTGGCAGTGAGAAACACAATCTTTCTTTAGCAGCTTGAAAATTGAATTGTACGGATAGGAAATAAACCAGAGAAGCCGACCTGTCACGGTGTAAGAATGATGGGTGCTATTATATGCTATAATATAATCGTTTACCGGCTGGAATAGTGAAAAAACAGTCATAAGGGGTTAACCACTAGCCAATAGTGAGATTATAAAAAAGAGGTGAAAAAAATGATAACACTAAAAGATAAACAAGGCAACAAATACAAGTTCTCACCAGCAAACAAGAATTTGCTAGGCGGAAAAAATAATAGTTTTTATTATCAACCGCATATCGGGTTTTTTGAGTTTTTGGAAAAAGCAGCGGTTGACGATACCGCAAAAATTGACGTTATAGCAACGCCTGAAATAGTTTCCGCTTGTATGATAAACTCAAAAATCGGCGGAAAAGCGAATTTTGTAGTAGCTATGAACGAGCCAAAAACCGGAAATATTGTTGAATTTCTTTTTAACAAGAATTTTCCTATTCCGGCGGATTGGATTTCTTTTGATACCACAAAACAAGAATTCTTTTTAAGAGCGTCTTCCACCAACTATAAAACGCTTATAGCTGGAAAACACAAACTTTTGAAACGCATATCTATAGACGATTTTACAAAATTTTGTTGTAGCGTAAAACAAGCAATTGACAACGGAGATTATAGCAGAGAACCACAGAATTTAGGTCATATGCTGGAAATACTACACTGTAAGGGTACAACGGCAGCCGACAAAATAGCAGCGTGGAATCTAAAGGATAGTAATGCCAGATATGACGGGCAATATAGTTTCTATTCAGAAGATGGGAAACGTCACTGCTTAACCGTTGATTTTAAATGTGCTCTCTCTGTAAAGATTGATGGTACTACTAAAAAAGTCAATGCTTATGGAAAGACCCATGGTATAAAATATAGCTGCTTTATGCCTACATTTTTGATGGGTTAAATCTATAATAACGCTGTCCTATCGGCATAACGGGGAGAAAGTGAGAATTTACCATGTTCAACACTACAAACACCGCAACCGCAAAAACAAATCTTTCCAACGTAGCACGTTATTTTGTAAGCCATATGCATGACGACAACGAATTTTTATTTGCTGTTCAATATGTGGTGGAAATCCTAAAGAACAACGCTGATGGACTGACGGAACGCACTTTCCAGCGTGATTGGAACAGTATGCTGGAGCTGATTCATCGCAATATCATGAACAGAGGGGAAAGAATGATTGATTCTCTGATTCATATTCTGACAGTTGAAAATAAAGACAGATTCACAGCTGAAGAGATTCGGGACATAGTAGAGCACGGGGCTTACCTCGATACATTTGGTATCGGTGGAACTCTTATCGGTATCACCGCCATGGAAATGCGTTTCTACTATAACGGGAAAGAAGTTTCTCTGAAATTCGCATAAATCACCAACCGCATACAAGCAAGCAAATTCCCACGGGCGGAACGGTTGCCCGTGGGATAACAGAAAGGAAGTACTTATTATGAAAAACTATTATTCTATCATGTGCGATATTCACGAATCCACAAAAAAGGGCTATACCCCTTTAGGAAAAATCACCCGAATCATGGAAGATATGGGAGAGTGGGCGAAAGCCGTATCTCAAAAAATCATGGCAACGCCTTTCATCCGTCCAGAAGATGAAGAAAATGCCGTATCTGCTTTAGGTGACGCTTTGCTGGATATGTTCAACGCATTCGACACTAACAAGCTGAGAATTGAAGATGGTACAAGCTTTCAGTTTGGAACGGTATTCAATAGCGAACAGCAACCCGTTTTCACGATTCATGGAAGTGAATTCTATGCTGAGAACGGCAAGAAATACAACCGCTTTTCAGAAATTCCAGTTGATGTGGTTGTGTGCTACTGGTACAAGGATGTTCCACGGGGTTGGTTTATGAAGTTGACGAACTACCAAGACCATAGAAAACCAATCTTCATCGAACTTGAAAAGACCGAAATCAACGACTAAAAACAAATAAGCGGTTCTCACGGATGGTATAGTAAACCGTCCGTGGGGCTGATTACAACCGCCCACAACGGGCAGAAAGTGAGAATACTATGAAACACTATTCAATCGAAATGGAACAGGCTTACAGTGAATTGACAATTATTGAACACGATTTCATTTCTTGGATTCTGAGAAATGATTATTATAATGCTGTAGAATCAATATGGGGATACATTGAAGCGTTGAGATTCCATAAAGACCAAATGCCAGAAGAAGACGTAAAGTTAAAAATCAAAATGGCAACTGATGTTCTTCACAAAATTGCTTCTAAACACTGGAAAGAATCCCGTACAGCGTTCTTTAGCATTTTGTCGGATTATCCAGAAAACCAACCGCATTTCTACGATTTTGATTTTGTAACGGAAGTCCTCGTTTGTGGGAAATATTTGAGAACTCAAATTATCAAAAATCATGTGGCAATGGTTTTTGAATTTGACGGAGAAGAAACGGCACTGAAATTTTGCTAAAAGCAACCTACAGACAAGCAAATTCCCACGGGTGAAATAGTTACCCGTGGGATATACAGAAAGGAAAGTTTATTATGAATTATTATACACAACTGCTTCTTGAAAACATTGATAACAGAGCCGACAAACTCTTAAAAACCGGATACGAAAACGGTTGGAGCATTGACCGCTTTATATTTGAATTTGGAATGTTCCAGCGGAAAATTGAAACCATGATGTCAACCGCTTTGGGGCAAGACGTATTCTGTTTCTATGGAACGCTGTTTTTAAGTAGTGGGAAGCCTATTCACACATTGAAACACATTTCTTATAGTTCGCCGTGTATCACGTTTATTGACGAGTGGCATAGTTACAATGAGATTCCAGTAGGACGGCATTTTTCAACGGTTTTCGGTGACGTGGTAGTTACTCAGCACTGCGTTAAAACATTCTAAAGCATAGACCGTATACCATAGCAAGAAAAAATGTTATGGTATGCGGTTCTTTTTTTTCGGGTCTATCGGTCCCGCCCATCAATTCAAAATATTAAATTTCTGTGAACCAATTATTACGGTCCGGTGAATTTCCGAACTCAATTTTTTCGATTTCGTAACAGAATGTTCATGATTTAATAATAATTTCGTAACTCAATTTTTTCGATTTCATAAATTTTAATTCACCATTTTTTTATGTTATAATTTTCTTAATTTTTTATTCATAATTTGTTCATAAAATTTTAATAATTTATTAACATTTTGTTCATAATTTGTTAATTTTTTATTCATAATTTGTTCATAAAATTTTAATATTTTCTTAATATTTATTTTTTAACGGTCCCCGCGGAACACAAAGGGAGAGACAAGGCACACCCACAAGCTTTCAATGGTCTATTATTATATTTTATATAATATTATATAAGAGATGAAAAAAGCTGGAAAATGAGTTTCAAAAAGCTGGAAAAAGAGCTGCGATTTCTCACAGCCCTTGAAAATTTTATTTTACAAAAAAGTATGGAATACAAATTTCTTCACCGCATTCATCACACTTTAAGTAAACTCTAACATCTGAAGAGTTCTTATTTCCATAATTTACTGAATCTACTATTTCAAAATGCCCACCATCAATAGCATGGATTCCATGATTGTATTCTGTCACATCCCTATATTTAACATTATAATAATAAGCAATAGGCAAAACAACAGAGCCTATAATGGCAATAGCGATTAAAAACCATAAGCCAAATGTTTTTATTTTTTCTAACATGATTATTTTCCTTTCAGCAATAAAAATTTATTCTTATAGATTGCGTTAAGTCTATCAGATTTCCACCATCATTTCATAAACAATGACTTTATCTTCTCCGTCATTCCGTTCGATATAGAACTCTTGTCCGACTAACATCTCAATTTCACAATAGTCTACTTTTTTATAAAACGGAACGGTTTTCAGAAGATATATGACTTGACCGTTGCCAATTTGGTTCAAAGTGTTAACCACCTTGTAAAGTGTAGGTAAGTCATTGTTTTCTTCCAAATAACCAAACAACGCTTTTTCAACATTTTTCAGCATTTCTTTTTTCATTTCCATATCCATAGTCAATACCTCTTTCTCCACCAGTTTTTTATTGAGTTGTGGTTCTCTTTATCTTATGTTATTATTATAGCATAAGCCGCCTAAAATGTAAATAGATTTTTTGTTAATATCTATGAACAATTTGTTAATTCTAAAAGTTCCATAATACCAAGGTCCTGCTCCACCACTATTTTATTTTTCTATTGCCTTACAATATAAATCATTTGAGTTGGCGGCAACTACTTAACAAATTATTTACTTTTGTTCTCATAAAAATTTTTTCTGATTTCATAGATATTTAATTTTTATGCGTTATAATAGATGGTAGAAAGAAAAAAAGAAAAGTAACTGAAACTATTCTTAAAAAGGGAGATAAACAACCATGAAAAAATCTATGCTTATCGTTTACGTCATTCTTCAAATCATTTGGGCTATTGTAAAGTTCTTATTTACTTTGGCTATGTTGGCTTTAGTTGTCTATGTAGCTGCTTGTATCGTTAACATTTGGCTACACAATTCAACAGATTATACCTATGCTGATTGGAACTATTTGGTTAAGATACTTAAAGAATATTTTTATAACTAAAGCATTGAGAGAGCAGGTAGTTTGGAGGACTACTTGTTCTCTCTTGTCAATTTTATTGGTCCTGAACTGGGAGATTTAGAACCACATAACATTGCTTTTGATAATACCTTTGGGAATAAGTATTATCTTTATTGTAGTTATATTATAACATAAAATATTTATTGTGTCAACTTTTATTTTCTATGAGGATTTGGAACTTGATTATTTTAAGTGTGTCAATTTTTTGTATCCAATTCCGGCATTTTATTTAGACCCCTATAAAAGAATAAGAGCCGGCTTAAAATAAACCGACCCCTATTTTTTAGTTTCCATCAACCCCGTATAAAGTCACAAACTCACCACATTTTGAACATTCAAAAGTATAATAACCTCCATATCTTCCGCTCGTGTCTTTGTAAATCCACTTGCCCCCGTCAATAGAGTGAATACCATTGTTATAAATTTGTGCGTCTTTCTTTTGTTGGCATGTCCCACAATGAAATAGATACCAAATAATAATATACAGACCAATATTTGTCTGTAATTTTTGAGTAGTTTATTTCATTACGACTATCATTTGCTAATGTTCTAATCTTTTTTGACATAAAATCACCTTGTTATAATTT